GTCTCTCTTTCTTTTCCTGCGTAAATTTTATGACAAAATGAACCTACGTCCCAGCCATAGTCTGCAAAGTCTTTATACATCTGTTCTACTAACGAAGTCGTCGGAACAATTATCAGAGTATTTTGCTTGCGTTCAACAAAATATCGAACAATCGAATATATCATCAGAGACTTACCCGATGCAGTTGGGGATATCAACAACTTTCTATTATGCCTTAGAGCGTCGTATACTCCCTCTACTTGGTAAGAACGTGGTTTGATCTTACAAATTGCTTGCATATAATCTTTAACACCCTCTGGTGAGATCTGCTCATTCACTTCAAAGGGTAGACCATAGAACTTGCTTGGTTGAAAAGCATAAGTGTAATTATGATCAGCACAGAATTGTATTACTTTATCTAATAGTCCAACATATATTTGCTTCGTTTGTGTATTAAATAACCTTATCTTTCCATCCCAATACTTATTTTTATAAGCAGGTGAAAACTTTGCGCCAGGTACTTCAAAAGTAAACTGATCTGCTAATTCATAATAAACATGAGGTTCTGCCTCAACATTTAAATATACTTCATTCTTCTTGGAAATAACCAAATGAGACATAATATCTCCACATCTGGTCTATTTATCAATTAAATCCAGACTGAAATTTCTGCCATTCAATGGCATTTTTTATTTGATATGTACGGTTCGACACTGCCCTTATAATCTCTTCTAAGAACTTTAGGGTAGTATCATAGTATTTTACCTTAAGATTTATCTTTGCCAGTCTCTCGTCTGCCTCCATGTACTTTTGGAGTGCTTCTTTCTCTCTGATCTTATATGGAAACGGTTCTTCTGCGTAAGTCTCTACAGTTGCCTTACCTGTATAATATCTGTATCTATCTAAATTTATTTCATTCTGAGTAACTCTTGCTTTTTCTCGCATTAGAGTAATAGTATTATAAAGAGTATAATACTTAGAGTGTAGTTGTGGAATTCTTAGTGATTCATCATGTAAATTATCAGGATCTATGCGAGAATCTTTCTCCCACATTTCCTGAATCTTATCAAGATCCATAATAAAGATTATTTAATTAAAGTTCTTTGCCAAGCATATCATTGAGCTCGTATATAGTATACCTGAAAGATACCTCTGCTGTAAAGTAGTCTATGTCAGTTTCTGAAACATCAAATGTTAATCCACTTAGAGATATAGGAAATAAATCAATAAACTTAACTTGTGCGACTGGTTGGAAGTTACTATTCAAAATTTGAAGAGTTCCATCACTAAATGCTTCCTTTCCATCCTGTACACCATCATCATTCGTTGTTAATGTCTTATAGTCTTGGGTACTTTGTGCAAAACCAAGTCTTTTCATCCATTTATGGATTATTGAAAAGTTTTCCAAGTTTTCATCTACGAGGAAAGTTAGAGAAAAATCCCCATAAGATATCTTCTCGCCAGGTACATCAATATCTTTTAGATATGATGGTTGGATTTGTGTTGCTAGACTTATATCAGGTATATTAGCAGACATTGATAAAAAATCAACTTTTGGATATTTTCCTAAAGTAAATTTAAATCCAACTGGAGTTAAAAAATTTCTATTCTGTATTTGATTTGCAAATGCAGTTGCCATTATTAATCGATAATGATATTAAACCAATCTTGACTCATTCCTTTGATGATATTATCTGCAGACTCTTTATCATCTGCGTATCCTTCTTTTATCAAATGGTCAACAACAGACTCATATTGTGCCTTGATTTTTTGTGCTTCTCTAGGTGTAGGTTTCATTTTGAACGCAATATTTGTAGTTATTTATCAATACTATTCTCCACCACCGCCTCCACCGTTTCCACCGCCACCATTTCCACCACCATTTCCACCGTTGCTGTAACCACCATTACCATTCCCATTGCCACCATTACCGTTCCCATTCCCATTAGAACCATTTTTTTTATTGCTACTATCATCATTGTCTTGTCTTCCTCCCAAATAACGACCAACAACACTTACATGTCTATTACCTTTTGGTACACATGCACCTAATTTTTTATCAAACTTGTAACCACTAGGACAATTACGACTAAACTCTTTGTATGATTTCATTACTTTTTTAAATTCCTAGTAATTATTTAGAATAAAAAAGAGACCTGTTAAGGTCTCTGATCCATCTCGAACATACTATCTATATTCAGCAATGTTACCACCATTACGTCCACATGTATTATCCATGATTCCCATCATCTGTGAAACAAGTTGTGGATTTTTCTTTGCATACCCATCTCCAAAATGAGAGTCTATGCTACGAATCGATTCTTGCAGATATTGATCTGTAATGAAACTAACGATTTCAAATTTTTCAGTAATTTTCATGTTTATATTTGTATATTACCTCAATATCATAGCATAAAAAAAGAGACCCGTCAAGGTCTCTTTGTTAAACAAATATGTAATATCCGAATTACATGAGGTTGTTAACTCTAACTCTTCTGTAGTATCTGTTGCTATTAGCAGTGATACGACCAAGACCAGCAGTTGTTCCTTCAGCAAATGGGTTGGAAACAAGACCATAACGAGTCTTAAATCCGATTTTTGGCTGGAAGGTGTTTTCTCCAACTGCACGAACCATCTGTAATGGAACGTATGGGCAGTAGAATAAACCTGCGTCATAAGGTGAAGAACCTTTGTATCCAACAACGTAGTACTGCGCAGCAGCAACGTTTGCTGAATATGGATCGATGTATACTCTATACTTACCTTGTAAGATACCAGCAAATGTATTACCAGTGTCATCAACGTTAAGGTTAGCGTTAAGAGCAGGAGTGTAGTCTAGTACACCAGCCATTGTTAATGCAGAAGCAACGTCAGCAGAACAAAGGATCATGTTACCCTTTCCGCGTCTTGTTTCTTGTGCGATTGCGTTGGCATCTCTTTCGATCTGGAAGATCAAACCTTTGAACTTCTCAACAGACCATCTACCGTTACTATCAACGTCTAAGTCAAATGTACCAGTTGAAGCAACGTTTGCCTGTGCACCAGACTTAGCAGCTTTGTATACTGTACGGATAACTTCTCTGTTGATCTCAGCAAGAATCTCAGTAGAAAGAATGTTAGCAAGTTCTGCTTCTGCATTCAATCCGTGGATTGCTTTGAGGTCTTGAGCAAGTTCTAATGAGTACTCAGCTTTAAGTGCTCTGGACTTAGCAGTCACAGTAACTTTCTCGATGCTGAATGCCATCTGGTTGAACTCGTCTCCAGATGTACCTAGATCTTCAGATTGCTCTGTACCCATACCCTGACCAACAGGATAAGTTGTAGCAGCCTGTGAACCCTCTGGGTTAAGAAGACCTGGATTTGCAGCACTTGTAGGACCAGTTGTACCGAAACCAACGGATTCGCCACCACTATTGGCAACGTACTTAGTACCTTCAAGATCAAACCCTGAGTTTTGTCCAGAGAATGATGTATCTGCTTCGTCGAACAATGCTTCTGAACCACCCATAGACTGGAACTTGGAACGCATTGCGAAGATTAAACCAGTTGGTCCGTTCATTGGTTGTACACCAGCTAGGTCATAAGCGACCAAGTTTGGCATAGAACGACGAATTAAACTGATTAGGACTGGGTCAAAACCTGCAACAGGTGATGATGCGTCAGCAGAGAAACCTGCTGTAGATGATGTTGATCCAGTGTTTACTGTTGGCTGCTCAGATAAGAATTCTCTTTCTTCGTTTACAGCCTTTTCTTGGTTTTCTAACAGAATCGCAGTTACCGCTCTTCGATGTGAATCTTTGATTGGATCCAGACCATCGTGGTCTAGAATCGGTGCCCACTTCTCCTGTAGATGTTCAGCGTTGAACATTTGCATTTGAATTTTCCTTTATGCTTAGTTTTATACGAGTTTGATTTTATAATTTAAAAATCACTTTTTGGCAACTCTACCTAGAGTCTGAAGATAAGCATCCATTCTTGTAGAATACTGCTTAGCTGGTTCTTCAACCCCTTCAGAAATTAGGGTATCAGAGTCGTCTTTCTTTGGAGCACTAGTGTTTGATGGGAAATAAGATTCCTTCAATTTAACTAGTTTCTCTCTATAGGTATCTTCACTATCAAACTCAACATTTTCTGCAAGTTTAGCGAGCTTATCTTTCTGTGAAAGTGCTAATCCTTCTGTTACTTCTGAAAAAATTACATCGGCAACGGATTCTGCTAATCTCCTGTTCAAATTAACATTCTTGTCAATTTGCTCATTGAGTTTTGACTCCATTTCATCAAGTTTATCTACCATACTCTCTAGGACATCATATTTGTCTTCAGGGATTGTTACATAATGTTCTTCAAATAGTTTCTTCATTCCGTCTAAGAATGAATCAGTCATTTCAGCTTTGAGTCCTTCTTCGACTGAGAGTTGATTTTCTTTAACCCACTCATCGGCAACATACTCAAGGTATGAATCGACTCGTGCTGTCAAATCTTTTTTCACCGCTTCTACTTCTTCTACTAATACTTTTTCATAAGCACTTTGTAGTTCTTCCTTAACGGTAGCAACCTTAGATTTGATTGCTGTCTCGAAGATTGTTCTTGCTTTATCTTGGAATTCTTCGGAAAGTTCCTCTCCTGCGATAAGAGCATTAATATCTGCATCGATATCAATTGCTTCTTCTTCCTCTTCAGCAATTACTTCTTCTTCAGTAGTTTCTTCTGCTTCAGCAACAACTTCTGTTTCTTCGGTAGAAGATTCTTCGGATTCAGCAACAACTTCATCAGTTTTTGCTTCGTCTTCAGCGACTACATCGCCTTCAACTTCTTCCTCTTCCTTCATACCTTTAGCACCCTCTGCAGGTTTTGCTCCTTTATTAACAACATCTTTAACTTGCTTAAGTGTTGCACCAGGTGTTTTTAGTTTTGCTGAATCGTCATCAGGTTTGTAATTTTCGGGAGTAGGACCGCCTAGGTCTTCTACTTCCCCGCCTGACATTTTTTGCATTGGTTCTGCAGGTTTTGCACCTTTAGTAACCACGTTTTCTTCGAGTTTTTCCATTTTGTCTAATTTGCTACCAACGGACATGTGTTTTTTGTTATTAGATCGGTGATAATCTGTATTTATTTATAGAACTTAAAGATTTGATAAGAAATCATTAAATAAATTTAATTTATGTTCTTCAAGAACTTTTTGATCTACAAGTGTATTAATATGTTTTTTTGTTTGAGATGCGAGAGATTCGCGGAGAATTCCACCTTCCCAAATCCATTCTTTTCCTTCCATAATTCCAGATACAAATGCATCAGGAGCAGAAGGATCTGCAACGATATCTGCAGCAGTTGCTAACATAAAATCTTCGCCAACAACTTTGCATCCATTATTGCTTTCTCTTAGTGATCCAACACCACGAGAAGATACTCCTAAAGTAACACCTTCATCTAATAAAGATTTTGCAATCTTACCCATAGGTGTTTCTAAAAGTTGTGCCTTTCCTATAAAGTTATTTCCCTCTTGACGAAGAGAAGTAATTTTATGAGAAACACGATCTAGGTTTACTGTAGGACCATCGGGATGTCCAAGTTCTCCAAGAGCACGACCTTTTGCAACGAAAGCTTCATTGTATCTGTTAACTTCTTTTGCAAGAGTTCCAACTGGATACATTCTTCCATTACGATTTTTTAGATCTCCCTGAAGGAATACTCCCTCAATATACATTTTCTTTTTACTACCTTTTCCTTCAGTAATAAATTTAACGTCTGAAATTTCTTCTGTTATTAGTTTCATAGTTCTAATTTGTAAATCCTACTTTAGTACCTTTTACATTAGATCCAGAATCAACAAAAACAACATCTGTTGGATTCTTTTCTAATAATTCTGTTGTATTTGCTAATAATCCAAATGATCCTATAGTAGCAGAACCACCATTATTTTCAGCAACAGTAACGAGATAATCAGTTGTGCTTGGGTTAGATAAACGAACAACTGTTGCTTCACTAAAACTAGTTGCAGCACCAACTGTATTCGGTACAACTATTTGTGACCCTTTTACTAGAATTCTTGTCATTCTTTTAGTTCCTCAGTTTTTATTTCTAGAATATAGAATACTATCTTGTATTTATTAAATTAAGTATCTTTATTCCTTTTCCTCTTCTTCTTCTGGTGTATCAGTAACTTCAGTTTCTGCTTCTGCTTCAACTTCTGCTGCAGGTTGATCGAACATGCCAGATGCTACGCCAGGTCTTAAAGCTTCTATTTTTTCTCCTGCTTTTGCAAAAATTGCATTCTTGAGAGCATCAGAAACTTCGGATGCAGAAGCATCTGTTGCAATAGCATTAATAATATCGTCCATAATTAATTTAAGTATTTAAACTTATTTATACTAGATCTTTCCACCCTTTGGTTCAGGTAATACTGCACCATCTCCATCTTCGGGATCTACCATTGGTGCTTCTCCATTAGTAGGAACTTGACCAAGATCTCCTTCACCTTCTTGAGGTAATGGTTCTCCAGTTATTGGATCAACTTGAGATGGATCTGGTAATATACCTTTTGCAATTTCATCTTCTATTTGTTCATCAATATCAATGATTTCTCCATCAGTTTGACGTAATACTCTCTTACGTACATATTCAGTAGAATAATACTTACCAATATATGGTTCAATGGTTGCTAATATTCCCAATCTTCCTTCTAATAATTCAGATTCTTTAAGTTCAGCAAATTGATTATCATATAGGTAATCATATTGTATATGATCGCTAATTTGTTCCCAATCTTCTGGAGCAATAATATTTTTAAGAATTAATTGTGTTTTTAAAAGATCGTTGAATAGATTTGAAAATCTCTTTCTTAAACGTCCTACGTATTTTGCAAATTGTAATTCATCTCTTAAAATTTCTGAAGATCTACCAAGATTAAAACCATCTCCACCACCAGGCATTCTTGTCTCAGGAACACTTAATGCACGATATAATTTTTTCTGGAAATATTCAATATCAGCAAGTTCGCCAAGATTCTGTCCTGCAGGTAAAGTTGTGATTTCAGTTCCTCTACCACCTTCTCTTCTAGGTAGCCAGAAATCTTCCATCATACTCATCATTTTTTTATCATCACGAACTTCTCCAGTGTTCGCATCATAAACCATTTTATTTCTATAACGCATCATAACATCTTTAAGATATTGTTCTGCTTTTACTTTTGGTAAATTACCAACATCAATATAAAATATTCTTCTTTCTGGAGCACGAGACATACGATAGATGACTAGCGAATCTTCAATCATTCTTAACTGATTGAGTGCTTTAATTCCTTTATGTAAGTAAGATAAAACAGTATTTCTATTTCTATCAACTAATCCTGATGTTACAAAAGTAACTGAGTCTCTAGCAATTTTGATAGATGCTTTTGAAGCACCAAAATTACCAGGTCCACGATTGGCACCTGAGTTTGGAGTATATACAAAATGCTCTTCTATTTCTGGATAATCCATAGGTGCTCGAACACCTACTGGTACACTACCCTTAAATCCTGCTGCGTCTGATTCTTTCTTCTTCTCTTTTCTAATATGCTTTATTTTTAAAGGATCAATATATCTTAAATCTTGAATACCTTTATCTGGATGATCAACATCAATTACTTTTAGATAGAACAATCTACCATCAACATACCAGTTTTTAAATATTTCGTGTGCTTTCTTATCAAAATCAAGAATTTCTTTTATTGTTTTAAATTCTTCTCTTATTGCTTTCTTTAACTTATCGCTTGCATTTAAGTTTGATAATTCAACTTCTATAGGAGAATCATAAAGATCACTAACAATTGCTTCATTGATAATATCTTCGATTGCTTTATCAGCTTCTGGATGTAACGACATCTCACGATATCGTCTGATTAGATCGTATTCAGTCTTATAGACACCTTCGATGTCTACGTACTGTCCATAAAATCCTGATTGTAGATAGAAATCAGCCCCGTCCTCATTATTCTGAGGGACGGGGGATACTATACCTTTCGGTTTCTTTTCATTATCTTCAATCGAAAAACCAAAGAGTTTCGCCATTATTAAATTCTCTTAAAAAATATTCCTATGTTTATTTAGTTGATGTTTTCACCACCTGCTGCGGAACCAACACCCTTGGCAGCTTCCCACCAGTGAACTTGGAACTCTGCAGTAAACTCTTGAATACCTTCCGTATCATATGATAGGTTGATAGGAGCAACTTGAGTTGGGAAAATATCGTAAAAACGATAAGATCTTAGTGTTTCTCCAGAACGATCTAGTTGGAAAACAGTCGCGTCTGCTTGATAAGATGCAGGATCTGTTGAACCTGTATTATCAGAGACTCTGTTTATTGCGTTCATCCATGATTCCATGGCAGAACGAATAGCAAAATCTGTATCGTTAATAACTGTAATTGTCCAACTATCAAAAGTTCTATCTCCTGCTACGTGGAGAATCCTACCTCTGAATGGGACTGTTATGTCAGCTATGTTTGAAGCAGGTAAATTTGCTGCTTTAACTAAGAATCTTGCTTTGTCAAGAACTTCTGAACTTGCTGGAGCAATACTAGGGAAGTTGAGTACAACTTCAAATAGATTACTTCTTGCACCGCCACCGATTAACTTACTTTTAAAGTCAGTAATCTTTCTTAATGGAGGTGGATTGATTTGTTGTCTGGTGGGCATTTTTTAAACCTCTAATTAAACGTTACCGATTACTTCTTCAAATGAAACACCTGTTCTAGTTGCAACAAATGTTAGACCAATGAAGTTAATTGATCTTGCTGGTTTGATAAAGATGTCAGCGACGAATTCGTTTGAATCAATAACTGCTGCAGTATTGTTTGTCTGATCGCAAACAACAACATAGTCTGTAATTCCACGCTTTGCTTGAACATCGCGTAAGAATGGTTCAACTATATTTACAAAGTTAGTTCTTGTAATTTCATCGTTAAACTCAAATAATTGATCTTTGGCAGCAGCTGAGATTGCATCTTCTAAGAAGAGGAATAAACGACGAACGTTAATTCTGTCGAATGCTGATGCTCTGGCAAGACCAGTCTTGTCACCGAATAGGATAATTCCGTCTCCTGGTGAGAAGATTACGGGGTTAACTCTGTTACTATACAGAACATCCCTTTGAGATTTTGTAGGATTATACGCTAGTTTGATAGCATTGAGGATTGAACCTCTTGCTGTTCCCGCAGGTGAGAACCAGGGGAAGTTATTAATATCGTTTCTAGCACAGATACCTGCGATGTCTCCATTTAGAGGTACATATCTAAATGTATTTGCAAACCTATCATACATGTATTTGTATCCACTGTCAAATACAGCGTAACTTGATGAAGGTAATGGTGCAAAGAATGATACTACATTGTCTGTAATTGTATTAGCAGAGTTTATAGTATTAGTTGTATTATCAGCTGATTCTGATAAAAAAGCACCTCTATATGGTGATATGAACGCAATTGCGTCTTTTCTAAGTTCAGCAACTGAAATAAGTTTAGATGCTAAACCTTGTGCTGCTTCTTTTCCATAACTTGCAGATCCTTGAATTAGGAAGTCAACGTCATATTCTTCGGTGTTACCAAGAATATCATAACCTCCATTGATATCTGCTTTAGTTGAATCTAAAGCACCTGCGGTTCCAATACCAGATGAATAATCGTAGTTGAAACCTTTTGAAAGAGTGAATGTCTGATTTCCAGCTGCTGAGAAGATTATATCTTCTGCAGGTTGATCCCAAGCATCATCTCCTTGTAATGTAAATCCAGAACTGTATCCAGTAGTTGTTATACCCGCAGGTGCACTACCACCAAAGATAAATTCTGAGTTGTTATAAAGATATTTTCTCCAGTAAGAAGGACTTCCTGCTGAGAATACTGCGTCATCTGCCTTAGAAAGACTTAGATGCTTCTCAAGAACAGTACCAACAGTTCCTGTTACAGATCCGTTTCCATCAAAAACAATAACATGGACTTCATCATTCTTAGACTTTCTAGATTCAGCGAATGAAGAAGTTCCTGGTCTTCCTGCTAAAGCATTCCACTTATAAGTTATTGTTGAAATACCTGTTGAACTGATGTTAACTGTTTGAGTATCGAACCAGTCTACTGCAGTGTCATAATTTTTAGTTGCGTAAGCACTAGAATATCCATTTGTATGAACTCCTACTGTTCCACTACTATCAAACTGCCATGTTCCCCCTGCAGTGTAGTCTACTTCAACTTCATCTCCGTTTGGATCAATGTAAGAATTAACCTTAACTTTGACTGAACTATTTCCTGCACCAACTTCAGTAACTATACCTTTAAGGTAATATCCAGTTAACTGTGTTGTTGTTCCTGCACCAATTAATACTTTAGTATCAAGTCCTTGTGTTACACCATATCCAACTACAACATCAGCGAACTCTCCGCTTAATGTTTGGTCAGCAAGTGAATCAATTATTGCTACTTGAATACCATTCGCCCAAGAACCTGGATTTCTAGCGGCTACCACTACATTTCCAATTGTGTTCTCGTCGTATGTTTTTGTTACGTAATCTTCAGTACTGTTAATAGTAATACTACTTGCAGTTCCTGCTAGTGCGTTTGTTAAATTATCTCCCGATGCCCTTACTACTCGCAAACCGCCACCATACGCTAAGTATGATGATGCGGTAAGCCAGTGCTCATAGTGCTTATCGATAGCAGCAGGTTCCCCAAAAATATCTACTAGTTGCTGTTCTGTGCTCACCAATGTTGGTAAGTTAACAGGACCTTTTGGGAAAGGTGCTACAATTGCTCCAATTTTATCCGTTGTTGGATCAATTCGACCACTAGTAAGATCAACTTCTCTTACTAGTATCCCTGGAGATGCTAAATTTAGTGGCATCTTGTGTTCTCCGAATCCAGAATTATACTGAAATTATTTATTGAAAAGTATATTTACAACGGGGAAACCCTGCGTGAACTACCAATCTGGATACTCCCATTTGTTACTAATCTTCTTTTTCGACCTTTTAACTCTTATTTTTGTGCAATCCTTACATTCATAAGAATATGAAGATAAAGTAGTTCTATTCTTACGTGTTAGATAAAATTCTTGTACAAGATCTTTCGTTTCTCCACATACACGACATTTTCTTTCAGTGAATAGTAAATGATCTAAACTAATTTCACTATCAAAGTCCATTATAAAACCTGAATTACTCCTACCACTTCAGGAAATGTTTGAACTAAGTGTTTCTCAATACCCATTTTTAATGTTTGTGCACTCATTGCACAGGTTTCGCATGCACCAGATAATCTTACTTTTACTATAGCTGCCTCTTCATTCTTCTTGACACCATAATAATCCCTAATTGCTTCTTCCAAATTATCTTCAATTTCCACAAACTCCAAATATCCACCATCTGCTTCCACATATGGTCTCAATTCATCTAATGCTTCATTTACTTCTGTTGGACTTGGAATCATAAATCTTTTCCTCTCTTCTTATATATTCTAACCTAATTCCTTTATGTTGCAACAAAATCCTCTTTGCTTCCGTCATCTTTCGATGATAAAAAACAATAGGTTGCTCGTGTAATCCTGAGTCACCACTCATAAATCCTCCGTTGTAAAGTACTTTTATATGTTCTTCTTTCTTTCAGTTTATCATATAACTTTAATATTTACAAATTTTATATTCTCTTTATACTTTATTTTGTTACATATCTAAGTTCTGAAAAGCATTATCTGGTAATTTAACCATCTTTCAAAATTTACCATTCTAATCCAAATCCAATCCCAAACCATCGTATAATATTGATTTATGTATAATCCAAATAAATCAATCTGCTTGAATATTGGTGTAACTCTATAATCAAATTCTGCTTGAGGTCCAGTATCATATTTTATTTCTTCATCACAAAACTGTTTACTAACTGCACCTTCTTTTACTAACTTTGCACACAATTCTCTTTTATCAAAAATTTCATACTGTCTTTCTCTCCATCCAGTATAAACACCAGAAACATTACTGTATACAATTAAAGGTACTGCAAATGCAACAGTAAAATTAACATATGCTTTTTTTAATTTCTTAAACATTACATATAATCCCACATAAATGAGTTATCTCCATACTCATCTGTGTTCCATTCTTTAGTTTGCATCGGATTTTCTTTAGTCCACACATCTCCACCTTCTACAATAGGAGACATATCATCTAACCCATCATTAATAAATCCAAAAGGTGCCATGTCCTGTTCTATCTGGTCTCTCTGATCTTCATATATCCTCTTTCTTACATCATTATCAGTCATTTCCTTGAAATAATCTTGGGCAACTAACCAAGAAAATATAACCATACACATTGCTAGATCATCATTACAACCCTCCTCTGCCATAAATGAGTTGTTTCTTTGAATAAAAGTAGTTAATTCTGATATGATTTCGTAATCAGATACTAGTAGTTTATCATCCTCAATCAGTGTTTTCAGGTTTGAGCACCCTAATTTTTTAACTGCCTGAGACATTCTTACACCAAGTTGGGATTTTTTGCCAGAAAAACCTGCTCCAACTACTTGTCCATTTCTTCCTCTCATAGAACACATAAGAAGATTGTCATATTCTAAATCAAAATGAAGAATACTTGCTACTTGATCTCCAATATCATTAACTTCTACCAATAAGAAGGCACCATTGTATGCTTTGCCCACTTCATTTATGATATTAGGGTATAACATTGGTTTAATTTCATTATTTCTATACTTACCTACTATCTTATAGGGGAATTTAGTTATATCATAAATGATAAATGCCGAGTAATCGTTACCAATTCCACGGGCAACATCTATAGTCATGAGATAATTAGATTCTTCTTTTGGGTGTTCATATATGTCTAAACCATTATGTCTCTTTATAGGTTCATGATAAACAAGACTTTTTAACTTATCAGGTCTTATAAGAGTACCTACTGATCCTAGAAATTCGCATTCAAATTCAATTTTGAATTGTTGTTCAGAAGTATTTGCTATTGTTTGCTCTTTCCACGCATCATCTCTACCTGGTACTTCAGACCAATGAACTTCTGTTGGGATATAATCACTTTTACCTTTTTCTGCATCATGCCACATACGATAAAAATGATTCATACCTTTAGGGGTAGAAACAATAATTACTTTAGTGCTTTGTCCAGATGTAATAGTAGGATATACAGACGCAAAGAAATCATCCGCAATATGATTTGGTATGAATGCAAATTCGTCTAAGAATATAACGTTATAAGATCCACCACGAACAGCAGATGATGATGTAGAGTTTGCTGATATTTTTGATCCATTCTCTAATTCTAAGGAACCTTTATTCCATGCAATAATACCTTGTTGCATCCAAGTTGGTAAATTTTCATATGCTAATTGAAGTCTACCTAATAAATCTCTGGCAGTAGAGGCTTTGTTTGCCAATATTGCAACATTAACATTATCATTGAATACTGCATAATGAAGTAAATATGATACACAAGTAGTAGATTTACCTGTCTGCCGAGGCATTTTACAGATGTTAAATCTATTATCGTGAAAGTTTTCTAGTAACTTCTGCTGAAATGGATACAATTTAAAGGGTTGTAGTCCATGATCAAGAGTTACTATTTTTATATAATTCTTTGCAAAATATACGGGATCTTCTCTACATTTTATAAACTCAACTATTTGATCTTCAGTAAAGTTTATAGGAGTATTTGCTTTTTTCAGATTTGGATTACCCAAATATACATTATCACTCATAGTTTCTCCTATGTCATCTCATAAGGAAGATCTCTTGCAGGTTTACTCTTCGGAAGCAAACCGCTAGAAGTTTTATCGTGTTCTAAGGTTTGTTGTGCAAGATCTACCATTTTCTCCAAGTTTTGAATCCTTTTTTCAAGATTCTTCACTTTGGGGTCCTGTCCATCGTTGCCAGATTGTATTTTCTTGTCCAAGTTTTGTTCTCCAGTCGTAATGCGATAACTGAAGTTTCTCACTTGCAATAAGGTCACTGCCTATTCCTTTTGAAGGTTTTAGGGGTTCGTTTGGAATAACATCAATGAAATCTGCATAATGTTTACCATTAGCATCTTCTATAGAAACAGAATTAATATCTTCTTTTTGCATGTAATTAGATGCAGAATCCATTTTATCTGTTGATGTTGTTATCTTTGCTTGAACCCAAGCAGGTATATTTTTTTCCTTCTTACCTAATGCTTTTTTAAGTTTGGCAACATTTCTCTCAGTTCTAGATAACTGCCTTTGTGCCATTGAAACTTCGTGATCTTTGTTCTCCTTTCCTTCGGAGACATCTTTTTTGACTAACAATCCATCGGGTTGTACCATGCTACCCTCTGGAATTGGCTTACATTTTTCATCGGTATTACAGTAGTAATATCCATCCTTACAAGATTTCATATGTAAGTTTAAGCGTCTGATGCTTTATTATTTATCATTCCTTGCTTTAGTAACTTAGAAAGATCGGAAGTTGAACCCACATACAAGGCATTATTTGTTACATTATTTGTAGTGGTTTTAGGAGAATCTTGTTCAATATCTTTAATTTTTTTCTGTAAATCAATCAATTTATCTGTAGTGTCTGCAACACTTTTGATTAATTGTCCTGCAACTTCGTATGCTCTAGCACTAGCACCTTCCTCTGCTACTTCCATAATACCGTTTATTGCTTCTTGCCCCTTTTCAATTAAAGAATATAAATTACCTCTAGTATATTCATAGTCTTTTTGGATATCTTTATCCTCAGATTTTTTAGTTTTTAATATCTTCAACTCTTTAGGTTCTTCTTTCACGATGTCAGAAGCAGTGTTAAGAGCATCATTTAAATCTTCAAATTGATCTTTCATTTACTTTCCGTCCTGAAAGAACTCTAATCCTTCAGAGAATCCAAAATCATCTCCAGGACCAACTAATGCATCATCAACTGTATCTATAACATTATCTGCATTTAAATCAGTTGTTGCTTTAGGAGTAACAGTATACCTCATTTCTCTCTTTGCAGTTGCAGGATTGGTCTGAGTGTAAGTATCGACTTGAACTTTCTTGATAAGACCTTCTGCATTATCAGCAATTTTACCGAATAGATATGTCTTAGCAGTAAAGTTTAAAGTATAAATTAGTGCTCTTCTGGTAGAAAAATCTCCTTCATAATCATCTACAAAAGATACACCATTCAAAACTATAGGAATATCTCTCTTTTCTCCGATAGCACTAACAAGGTCTATAGTTACATTAAGAGATGGTTGAAAGAATGGTAATATTTGTTCTACAATCTGTAAAGCATCATCATTTAACTTACAATATATGTTTAATTCAAATCCAACGTCGTAAGGGACAGGCATAAAAACTTTTCTCATAGTTGAAGATGCTGTATCAACTGCTTTAAAGGTTGATGTCATTCCTGTTTTTCTAGTTCCATCATATGTTAAGGATGTCATTTCAAAAGACATTCTTGGTAAAGATATTGCTACTGCCTTGTTTAATTGTGATTGTTGTGTAAGTCTTGCTAAAAATTTCTGTCTTGGAGCATATGCTAATGGAACTCTCAGTTCATCAATAACATTCCCCGTCTGTCCATCATAATGCTTAATATAAATTTGATTGAACAATGTTCCGAAAGATACAATGGTCTTTCGCATTATTTCGTGGTAGTAATGACTTCCTAACATTAAACGTCACCAAATGGGTTAACTTCTGTAAAATCTAAAATCATATCTGCTTCTCCTTCAAATAGATCATTTTGATCATATGAATCTATATTCTCAACTGAACCAGCTGCAGGTACTTCTGAGAGTAGCATATACTTATCTAAAACATATATAGCACCCGAAGACTGTCCAATAATATTCTCTCCCGCAAAGAATGTTCCATTTTCTTGTCCAACTTGAAGCACTCCTTCATCCTGATCCCAGTTCTTAACTCTTGCACTTATGCTAGAACTTGCACCAATAACCACCTCATTAAACCAGAATGTTCCTATTCCTGCATTTCCTGCGAGTGCAGCTGGATCTTGTACTAACACTGTGCAAGGTCCAAGATAACCTGCACCTGGACTGGTGATATGAATACTTTCAATGTCGTTAGCTGCTGCATCAAGAACAACGACACCAGTAGCAGTTCCAAATCCAGAGACACCATCTCTATCTCCAATAGTATTAGCAATACTTACTGTAGGTGGTACGGTATATCCAATACCTGTTTTAGTAAATGTTATGCTAGTAATTGCTCCAGAAGCATCAACATTTCCATATCCTTCTGCTGTTTGCCCAAGTGGAGCATCAATAGTTACACTAGGAGCAGATAGATATCCTCCACCCATAGTTAATATTTCAAACTCACTTATTTGCCCATAACCGTTAAGTTTAGCTCTACCAGTTGCTGTAAATTCAGAAGGACTTCCAGTTGCACTAGTAACTCCAACAGTTGGGGTAGTTAAGTAACCAGCACCTGAAGATGCAATAGAAACTGTATTTACAAATCCTTCGCTAATAGTTGCTGTTGCTGTTGCTCTGAAATTAGTTGCAACACCTATTGGTGTGTCTATAACTGCAGAATTTATAGCAGTTACTATTCCAGTTAAAGTAGAACTACTATTAACAAGGGATGCTACTTGTCCAGATACGACAGTTGTATCAATACTTAATTCTTGCTCAGAACCAATCTGATCTTCAAAGTCATCATAAGTTACCGTATTAGAATCTACAGTATAGGATGAAATACCACTTGATGGAGGTGTTGATGAAGCAGATCCAATAACTATAGTTGAGAATATATCATCTACAAAAATACCACTATTATATGAGTTCTTCAGAATAGGTGGTGTTAAATTAGCATTAGTTATTAGTTCTTTGTCTCCTGCTAATGGGAAGAATGTAAATGCATAATCTCCACCATCTACTGATAGAGAAATTTTCTGAGAACCAAATTCATTCTTAGATTCTATGTAAGCATAATGCCAAGCATCATCTCTTACAGATCCACCAACAGTAGATGCAATAGATACTGTTCCAATACCCAATTCAACATTTCCATTGGTGTTAATTCTTAAATTAGTATCCTCTGCTTTACTTCCATTACTATTTTTATTTAATTCTAAGAATGTTGAAACACCTGTTGTAGAACTTTGTGTTTTAAAGAATAATTGAACAGCACCTTCAGCACCTATAGTAGTCTGATTACGATGTGTTAAATTTCTATCGCTATCTGCATCGATTAATTTCCATGCTACTGTTCCAAATCTTGGAGAAGTTGCATCAAATCCTGCAGATAATGTAAGATATTTTATAGTAAGTGTTGGTGGATCTAGATAATATCTACCTGCACTAGTTAAACTATAAGAGAATGTAGTTATACCTAAGTTAGAGACATAAGATGTATTCGCAGTTGCTGTAGATGCAATTCCTGTGGGAGCATCAACTGTTAATATTGGGTTTCCAAGGTAGAATTGTCCAGAAGAAGCAATTGATATAGTTTCAAGATTTTCATTTGCATTTACAGTAGCAGTAACGACTGCAGTAGATCCAACTCCAGTAGGAGCAGCAATTGTTACAGCAGGTTCTACGCTATATCCTATACCTGCATTATTAACTGAAAGACTTACTAATTTTTCATTAGCAATTGCTGTATTTGCTGTTGCCTGTACAAGTCCTGAACCAGTTGGAGAAGATATTGTAACTCCAATCTGTCTTTGTGGTGCATAATTGCTTCCCCCACTGCTTAGAGTTATCCCAGTCACTACATTATTTGCTACTACTGCGGTTCCAGCTGCTCCAGTATAAGTTGGTGACCCGAAGGTTAATAAAGGAACATCTGTGTAACCATTTCCAGAAGAAATAACAGTTGCTTTACTTACACCTTGTCTATAAGTCTCAATACCGACAGTTACTGCAGCACCAACACCTCCACCACCAGTAATTGTAACCGTCGGTTCTTCTACATATCCTTTACCAGCATCAGTCAATACAATTTCTTTTAGTGATCTACTGCCTCCAACAGATGTTGTAATCGCAACTGCTGTAGCAGTTCTACCACCACCAGGTGCTGCAGAAAATGTTACTGTTGGTGTTGAATAATATCCATATCCATCATCATTTAGATATATTTGTCTTACATAACCAGTTTCCATTTGAACACCGATAGTAGCAGTGTTTCCATAACCAATCATCTTAAGATTGATGATCTCTCCAACATTAGATACTTTATTATCAATTGCTTCTATACCAGTATCAATAACCTCATTTTCATATTCAAATAATTCACACTGAAGTTCATAAACATAATTCTTTTGTAGTTGGTAGAATGGATTCTCATGTTCTACAAATTTTACTTCAAAGAATCTACCACCTAATGGGAAATATATTAAATCCCCTTCTCTAGGTCTATGTGCAAGTTCTGTTTCATACGCATCTCCCATTGCCAAGAATGGTGCAATATAATCCTCCCATCTTTCCTTAGATATAGTTACTACTAACTCATCTTTGAGTTGCATACCAAATTTGGTTAATACATCTCCACCACCAGTATATCCTTCATATGTGTTTACATATGCTTCTATTAAAAAATTGTCGTCAAATTCTGAACTTTGTACTTCCTGAAAAACTTCTTTTCTATTCTTTATTTCTCTAGGTAAATAATATACCTCAATACCAAACATCCTCAACTGTTCGTTGACGAGATCTTGTACAAGTCTTTGTTCTGATGCAGATCCTTGAAGGAAGAATGGATTTAATGGCATTTATCCTACCCTATCATATCTAATGGAGGTAATTCGTAAGTTGATGACATTTGATCTCTAATCGAATTAACTTCCTCAACACCATCCTGATAGATTTCTCTACCATTAAATTCTATACCACCAGGTAATTTTACTCCTTTAAATTTAATTAAATTCTGTCCCCACTGTTTCTTAATAAGGGCAGTACAATATCTCTTTAAAAAACTATCATTGTAAACTTGACTAAAGTTTGCAGGATCTAATGCTCTATAACAATCAAGGACAAGATATTGATCTTTATCCTGTGATCCCCAATCTATATCAAGGTATAACCTATCTTGTCTCTTATTAAATCTTATTTGCTTATCAGTTGTAAGTAAAAAATCAATATCTTCCAAATATCTTTTTGTCATTTGATATTGTAGTAATTCAACTGAGTTGAAGAAATATAGATCATTTAGAAATAATTGATACTTAATACTAAACATACCACCAGATATGGAACTAGTATCAAATTTAAATACTTTTTCTACACCAATTACAGAGTCTGGAACATTTATGAAGTTTGCGTTTTCATACCAAGTATTACTAAATCCTCCTCCAGTTGCTGTTGTTCCCACCATTCCAGTTCCACTTGGAGCATTTGCTCTTCCTCTATCAAGATCATCTTGAGTAATTTTATATTTTAAATACATTCTTTCGACACCATCAAAGTGTCTTTCTTGGAAATATTGAATTGCATCATCTATGCAATCATCAAGTTGCTCTTCTGAAACGTTAACTTCAAGAACTGGTGCACCAAGTTTTCTTAAGCAATGATCTATTAACTCTTGTTTGGTGGTAGGCTTTGCCATTAGTTAGAAATCTCCTTCATCCACACTATTTATTGTTTTCGATTTAGTTTTTTGCTTTGCTTTAGAAACAGTGTCTAAATTCTCTTCTTCTTCTGCTCTTTTCTGCTCTGCTCTTTTTAATTCTACTACAACTTCTTTTGCATGTTCTAACTCTTTAAGCAAGTCATTAACCTGTTTATTGAGTGCGTCTATAGTATTATTATTTTGTCCTACTCTTGCTTCAAGTGCTATTACTTGAGCGAGTAAATCTGCAGATTTTCGTTGATAAGTTGCCAACAAAACCTGATAATCCAATTCATTATTTGGCATTATTAATTATTCAATTGTATTATTTATACTATTAGAATGAACCCCCGTCAACGGTTATGTTCTGTAAAACTCTATTACTACCATCGTGCCCAATTACCTGAGACTGTCCTGCAGCATCGTTAACCCATAATCCACCAACTTCAAAGTTTGCGTAAACAATTTCTGTCATAACATTTGAAGATTCAGTAACTGATGATGCAACTGCAACTCTCTGTGCAGAATCATCCCAATATATCGCAGCAGTCTTTGCAGCAGATGCTGTATAGTAGTGCATTATAACACCAACATCTAAGTTCTGATCTGTAGATGGTGCGACTAAGTTACCACCACTATTAACAAGTCCAAGTTCAATTATTGGATCTTCAACTTTAAGTGCTTCTGTATTAACAATAAACTGAGAACCTAAAACTGTTATATCTCCAGTAATAGTAACACTACTTGCGAAACTTACATTACCAGTAGTATCAGCAAGTGTCATTGCATCGCTACCATCAGATGCCTTAACAGCACCTGCTTGTATGGTAGGAACAGTTAAAGTATTTGAGTTTGCATTATACTTAATTTGAGGATCAACAAATACTGTCTGTCCTAAACCTGTTGATGCTAAATCTCCAGCAGATGCATTTACAAATGATACGTATCTGTCATTTGTATCAGCAACTGAACTAACGTCAACTGAATTTGATCTTTGTGCAGTTGAGATAGAACCTGAAATAGTACCGTTAATTTGTCCAGTAACAATTAAGTCTGAAGTAACTCTTACAGAATCCGATCCAGTAGCAGCTCTTAAGAATAAATCTCCTGATTGTGTACTAATTGTATTATCATTTAATGTGGCAATACCAATATTACCTGCAACAATACCTTTTCCAACTCCACCTGTAGCAGTAATACCATTGGTGAATGTGGACATTCCTGTTATGTTTGTCTGTGCCGAGATATCAACAGTATTAGATGAAGCATCTAACTTAAGATTTCCAGCTGAAGTATTGATTGTAGTATTATCTACAACACCAATTTGAACTTCTTTAACAGTTGAACTACCTTCAACAGTTTGATTACCTGTTACAAGTGATGTTCCTAAAATACGTTGAGCAGCATCAGTAACTACTTCATTATTCTGAGAATCAAGAATTAAAGGACCATTATCTGAGTAAATTGTTCTTGTTGAAGTTATAGCAACCTGAACAGTTCCAAAGTCACCACCATTTGTGGCAGTAACAATTCCACTTAAACTAGCATTAGCAAATGTCTTACCTGAAGACTGGTCACCAAGATTAAAGGTGTTGTCAGTTTCTGGTAAAATATCTCCTGAAATATCTGCATTAATCGTAATAACATCTGTTTCAGCATTACCAAGATTTACGTTACCGTTAATTACTGTAGCACCTTGTAGTGTTGATGTTCCAGTAACACTTAAACCTGCACCAATATATGCGTTCTGTCCTACACTTAATCCACCTTTGATATCTACAGCACCTGTTCCTGCAGCATTTGTTTGTGCAGTACTAGCAAATGTTGTAATTCCAGTAACACTTAATCCTGCACCAACATATAAATCTCTTGAAATTCCCGCACCACCATCAACAACTAAAGCACCTGTCTGAGATGAGGATGAGGCAGTAGTATCATCTATGTTTACTGCACCAACAAAAGTACCCATTCCACCAACTTTTAAGTTGGAACCGATATTTGCTGATAGTTCTATACCAAGACCACCTTCTGTTTTTAATGCACCTGTATCTTTATCAGATGAATCAATATTAGAAGTAACATTGACTGCACCTTGGAAAGTTGATAAACCTGTTACATATAAAGCACTTAAAGTAGTCTGTGTTAATGAACTACTCCAAGAAAGAGTACCACTAGCATTTGTTACTAAAGTTCCACCATCTACTGGTGTTTCTGGAAAAACATATGTAGTAACACCTGATAACGTATTAGGTGCTCTTAATGCTATTCTATTAATTCCGTCTCTATCTACTAAGTTTAGTCTTAACGAGTCTATACCGTCTTCTCTAGTCCAATATCTTTGACTTCCAAAAAATTTATTACCGTTAGAGGTTCCGTCTAAACCTATAAAATAATCGTATTTGTCAGTTGAAAAACCTGGTTCACCAGCATTTAACGCAGGGAGACCTGCATACGTACCTCGTTTAAACTGAATAACAGCGGCTGCCATTTAATTATGCCCTCATTTGAGAATATTACATTTATTTCACTTTATTCATTCAATCTAAGATGTATTTATAATTTAAACTACCAAGTCCCCCCATCCATATCAATATTAGCACTTCTGCTAGTATCTGTATCCAATGCATCCAAGAATGCATCAGGTAATCCACTGCTTCCAATTACTGTTCCAGTAGTAGAAGCTGCCGATGTTAATACAACATCTGGATCTACAAATTCATATTTTGCGGTGTTGGCATTGTATGTTAGAACGAACCTATGTGCTTGAGTACTAGTATCTACATCAGAAACATCTGATAATTTACTTCCTGATCCAGCTAACGAATTTGATGCAATAACTTTTATAGCGTTAGTCGCTCCAACTCTTGCTCTGATACTCGACATTTAGGTTACTCCTTCTCTAACTAATACACTTCCTTCAATAACTCTAGTTTTCAAATAACTACCAGAGTTTTCTGTTATAACGATATCATAAACGTGTCTTCCTGCTTTTAATGCTGATGTTTGTGTATCAGTTAGTGCAAGAGAGATTGTTCCATTAGTAGCATTTTCAATAGCAGCAGTAAACGCAGTTGCTGAAGTATCAGCAGCTGCTGCATGTTTTTTTAACTTAGCGGCTATTGTATATCCTGTTAAATTAAAGGATGAATCTCCTATAGTATTAGCAAGGTTAAATGTCTGACTAAAATCAGCCCCTTGGTTTATTTGGAGATTAGCAACGTAGACTGCCATTAATAATGCTCAAATATAATTTCTAGTTATAATTATTTAGTTTTTAGTCAATTCAGTTAGTAGTTTCTTTATTTCACTTAATTCATTCTTTACATCTTCAAGTTCTTTCTTATCATTCATCCTTCTTTGTTTTTCAGAAAGATATTGAGAATACCCAAAAGTATCCTTATTCACAATAGCACCAGACTTTGCATCTCTGTACAAATTCTTCTCGCCTTCAACTCTAATTAGTTTAGACATTATGCTAGTGCAATTGCACGAAGATCTTTAAATCTAGGTGATCTTGCTTCGTTAGTACCATTCATAACCACTTTAATTTGGTATCCTGTAAACTGTTCAAGATTATCAATACTAAATTGATATTCGTTAAACTCATTCAAATTACTTGGAGTAACATTTGAATCTGCTCTTCCACTGTTTTTAGAAATATCTATTACAGTATCTCCGAAACCATCTTGATCAGTATCGTTCATATTTTCATAACCAGGGAATAGAACATAAGTTTGTTCCACTTCGCTAGAATCTGATTTAAACAATCTGTATAGAACTCTGAAATCAGCAGATGCATCTCTGTATGATGCAACAAATACTTTAAGAGAAGTTGCAGGTTGCTCAAGATTTACTCTATTAGAAATATAAACTGCTGCATGTGGATCTCCACTAAGTTGATTTGATCTAGAATCATTTACATAATCTGTAATTGGTTTATTCAAACGATTTCTTCCAAACATTACAAATGCAGTTTGAGTATCAATTGCAGGAGATAAGTTAGGATCTTCTGGATCTCTAGACATAGAAACTCCAACAGTTAAAGAGCGATTCTTAGGTAATGCAGTTAATCTAGTAGTTTCATTTACTTGTGAACAAACTATTCTTGTAGTAGAAAGATCATTTACATCATTGATTTGAACTGCTTCAAAACCTTGATCTATGAATGATGGTTCTACACCACCTGCACTTGTTCCACTAACAGTTCTAATTGTTCCAGTAACACTTGATGATCTACCAGGTGTAATAACATCGAATTGTGGTTGAACTCTATTAAACTGGATGTTTCTAGATGCTCTAATATTTTTTCCACCCACAGTGGATTCATCTTTAAAGTTTAGTGTACTTTCGCCACTTGATCTACTACCTCTATTAAATTCTACATGATACTTATCAATATCTCTGTAGTTGGATAGACCACTAGACATATTATGTTCTGTGTTAATTCTGATTAGAGAAACATCTCCAACTTCATACTTATAAACTGTATCGTTTGTAAAGTGTTTTTGTATTGCAGTTCCATCTACACCACGAGTTGCAATTCCAAGTTGTCCACTTCCGATACTGTTATAGAAGATAATTTCATTATTAACTTTCAAGTATCCTGAAGCAGTTGTAATTCCTTCAAATGTTGAATATCCAGTTGTGTCTGCAAGAGATATTTGAGTATCTGATATATCAAGATCAACTGAAAGAGTTGTAGGTACAGTATCAGGTGCGACTCCAGTAATATCAACTACGTTATTATCTGCACTCATACCATGATTGTAATGATTTATTTCTATAACATTACCAGCATATAATCCACCAACAGCAGTAGAACTAGTAACTTGAGTACTTGCTAACGATACGCCAGGTGTATCATTTACATATATCTGTAGATTTCCACCGACAGTAAAGTTATCTCCCTGAACATTTGTTAGATATAGAGTATCAACATCCATTGTATCTCTAATGGTCATTCTTACTCCAGAACCTTTATTGCCTACATCAGCAGTTGTGATTCCTACAACATCTCCAGTTGAGAATCCATTTCCAGTTTGAATACCCAAGGTATTCAATACTATTCCATTTAGAGTTCCATCTGCGTTAAACACAACTGTTTGTGCTCTAAGATTTCTTCCTCTACCTACGATTGAATACAATCCTACGTCTGTATATGTTCCTGCAGAATAACCAGTACCAACATTTGCGGTTGTAATACCTGTAAAGGAAACACCACCACCAACATTTTCAATATATCCATTTGCAAGAGATGCACTTTGCTTAACTCTTGCACCTGGTACTAATTGATTAGTAACAATAGAAAGTGTTGTGCTAGTAATTCCTACATCAATCTTTCTAGGATAGATCTTAACTGCATCTGGTTGTAATCTAGGTACATTTTCATTTACACTTTCTAAAGGTGGATTATAGAAGAATGCAGTTCCAGCATTTGGAATGAAGTTTGCTTTATAAAGTTTAAACTTCATATCTTCAAACTGACTTGCAGTCCATATAGTTCCGTTCTGAGACTTGAATAAACTACCACCAATATACTGTCTAGTTACCATTACTGCTTCAGCATCAGGTAGATTCTGTCCGTTTATAGTCCTTTCTCCCATCTGAGCAATCCAGACTTCGTAATTGTTTGTTGTTGGTGCTAGAAGAACTAGTGCATATTCCCTATTTTGCTGTAAGTAAACTGGTGATGGGAATTTAACATTAGTTGCAACAGAAGCATCAGTAGATACGGTTATATCTGATGGATATAAAACTGCTCTTGCATATTCGTGAACCAATCTATCTGTTGGAGTTCCAAGTTCAACTTCTCTAACTTCAACAAATAATTTTTCGTTTGCGTCTTTACTTGAGAAGTATAAATCTACAGATGTTAGGAATGCTCCTGTTTCATCTACAGTAAATGATTGTGCAAGAGGATCTTTTCCTCCTCTTCTTCTCCTTCTACGACGTTGACGTACTGTTTGAACAACAGTATCTTCTCTAAAGGTTTCAACTATTCCACTTGCAGAATATCTTCCTTCTCCATGACTTATTAGTAAACTACCAGGTAATTGTTCAGCATCAGATTGACTTGTAGTTACTCTAAATGTTCTATCTCCTGATTTAATTCTAACTGTAGGAGGTGGATTTGTATTAGGATCTCTAATAAAGAATGTTCCTATTAAGTCTCCGAAAGTATCAGTAACTAACCTTACATCAGTAACATTTGCTGTAGCACCACTATTTGCTCCTACAAGAGTCATTCCTGAAGTTATATACCCAAAGTAAGTTCCTTGAGCATTAGAGCATAGAGAGCGTGTGTCAACGTTAACAGTAGATCCTGATGCGGAGTATTGAGTACTTAATATTTCTGAAGTATTATATGGGTTTGCATTGTATGTTACATCTGGTGCATTATAGGTACCATCTTTATGATCAGGTCTTGCTGTTCTAAATGTTATTAATTTTTCTGACCCAACAAATCCTTCTACAGTCTCTCCAACAGCGAATGTGCCAGACACCATTGAAACTTCAATAAGTTTAGGTACAACATCTATACCTGATATTCCATCCATGAATGGATAGAACCTTGAAACAGGTCTTAAACCACCAGCTTGGAACTGGACGTTTCTTGAACGCATGAAAGTATCTGGTTCTGCACTGATAAAGACTTCTTCAAGGAATGTTCTTGCAACATTTCCTGTTCTGTTTACAGTTCCACCAGGTACAACTACAGTTCTTGTCCAATTATCTGTTGCAGGAGTCATAACAACTCTTCCAACAAATTCAACCATATTAAATGGGTTAACATTTTCTGATCTAGATGCTAATGGTTGCTCTAACCAATTTGCTTCATCATATCTTAGTGTAATTAAATCTCCAGTCTTCTGTACATTAGTATCAAGTAGAGTTAAATTTTCGCTAAGATCAGCACTTGCTGTATTGACATTAGATGCAAATGCAGGTTCCAATTCTAATGAATAAACATCAATCGGTGTAAGTAATTCTTTGTTTCTTCCATCTACAGATGCTTTTGCATCAAAGTTTCTGATTTGCATTCTGCGGTTATCCGCAAAATCATCAACAAAGAATCCAGACTTAAATCTGTTTAATCCTTGAGCATCCTGAACTTGTAAAGTAGATGTATTTAATTCTAGTAAACTTAATGAAGTTACAGTTTCTAGTGTATCGATTCTATCTTCTAATACACCAATATCCTTCATAGTGAATCTCTTGTTATCAACAACACTTACTTCAGCATCATCAGGATGGAAAAGATATGGTGGGAACTTAATAACTGCCAATGTCATCGAATCATTAATACTTGATGGTTCTTTTGGATTTTCAGCAGATGTTCCTTTAACAACAGAGATATTACCTTCAACATCCAATATAATTTTATCAATTCTTCCTAAGTAATACTCAACACCTAATACTGAACTTTCATTCGGTGCAGAAACTAATGTTGTGTTTACACTAGATGTTCCAAATGTACGACTTGCAAAATCGAAAGGAGATGCACTAGGAGTTGCAGTACTAAAATCAGCAACTCTTGGTCTAAAGTCGAGAATATCTGATATCCTAGTTCCATCTTCTAATGATGGTATTTCTTTACTATATCTTTCTTTATCGTAAGAATTAACAGTATAGAAGTCTCCATTATCGTTTGCAGGAACTACGTACCTATCACAAATTACTAATAGTTTTTTGGAAGGTGAAAGTGCTTGATTATTTCTTACAAGTTTTGAATAATCATAATATTGTTCTTTTTGTCCACTATCAAGTGAAAATCTATCAGTAATATCAAGATAACTACCTTGAGTCTTAGATTGAACTGAAGTTATAACCTGAGATTCTTCAAAAGTAACAGTTTCTCCAACTTGGAAGTTATTAGCATTCAAAGGAACATATCCAATCTCAGTAGCAGAAGGTCTAGTTACTACTTGTGCTACAGCATTACTCTTCTTACCAGTTATTTTTTCTCCAACAATAGCATTTACATTTAAACCTAAACCACTAACAAATTGAAGTGTATTTAAAGTTGGAGTTTGTTTATTTAAAGACTCATATACCTTATGTACTTTAACTACATCAGGTGTGTTTAAAGATATTTCTCTATCTTCTACTCTTAAACCATAATAGAAAGTAGTTGATAATCCAGTTACTGCTGTACTAATTCCAGTAGTAGACTTGTCTATAACAACTTGATGACTTCTATCATAAGTTTTTTGCTTACTCTTTATTCCCTGTCTCTTGATTGTATTAGTTATAGTTACATTACTTTGACTTACTTTTAGACCAGAGAAATTAATTGTAGTTCCGTTTGAACCAAAAGTGATTTGTGATGAATTTAGTGGTTCAAATGTACCATCAGTATATGCAACACTATAAGATTTATTCTCAAATGGTTCAAAGAAAGCACTTGTGAAACCTATATTGGCAGTATTCAAACTTAATGCACCAGTGCCACTTGTAGCTTTGCCTGTTTCTTGATGTATAATTGTAAGAGTAGAATCGCTTAAATCTACAGATGCAACATTTGGAGAGGATAATTTAGAATATAAGAAAGCATCTTTATCGTTTCTAATTCTTGGTTCTCCTATCGCAAAGGTAGTTGTAACGGTATCAATACCAACAACACCACCATCACAAACTCCAGTTACTGTAGATACTCCACTTAAAGTTAAGAATTGAAGATCAGTTGATACTGCTGATACTCTAGCAAATGTTTCTGTTGTAAATCCATCTCTCTGATAACGAATTATACTATTAGTTGCTATTCCACTAAATGTATTTCCTGCACAAGAAGCAATTCCTGTTGGTGAAATACTAATTTTATCTGTAATTTTAAAGTTTCTCGGAGCAATACTCTCAAGAACTGTATCTGCTGAGAAATCGGTAGTTATGCCACCTACAGTAGAGAAAGTTTGATATATTGATTTAACATCTTTTACATTTTTTGCATCAACAGCAGTAATTGAACGAACATATTCAGAACCTCCATTAAGAGAAATTTGTTCTCCAACAATAAATTGTCCAGAAGTTTGAGTTAATGATAACGATAAACTAGATGCACCAGGAGAAGTAACAACAAAACCTGTAGCACCACTACTTAAACCCTTTATGTAAGTTGAAGCAGGACAATAACCAGATGAAACTGCAGCACTTAAAGTTAAAGTTGTATATGTTTGAACATCGAATAAGTAGAGATCAAATTGAGAACTATTATTAGTATATGAAACATCTGATAATGAGAAATTATAAACTCTTGCTTGTCCTATAGTTACTCCGTCTGCACCTGTTCCACCTTCTTTTCTACGACTCTGTAAGGTTACTACATTATTTGTATTATTGATTCCTACAAATGGAACTCCTTGAACATTATCAACTTTTACCAAGTTGCCCATTTTGAATGGTACAGATGCTCCTTGAAGTGTAGTTGTGTCTCTAGGTTTGTCTAAATCTAAAATTGTTGTTCCAGCAAAATCAACATCATAACCTTTAACGTACGCTGTTCCTGAAGAAACTCTAGCACATGCTAAATCTTCGCTAGGATCATTAAGTTGTTCTGTTTTTTGCTCTTCAGTGAATATTCCGTTATTTGATATCTTATCATTTAAACACTCTTCAATATCAATTGTAAAATCATTTACAGTATAATCTCCAGATTCATCAAATGTTCTTTTAGCAAAGTAATCTCTAATTACAGAATATGTTGATTTATCTTGTAATTTCTTTATTTCTCCATTAACTATTCTTATTAACTCTACAAAATTCTTATCATCAAAATCAGTTATTGCTTTTTTACCTAATTTTGCAGTTAACTTTAATCTATCTGCACCTGGTGCTGCATAATTTGAAAATCCTCTTGCATTATCGTATAGACTAGATTCATCTCCTGCAGAGACTAATTCTTCATTTACAACTAATCCAACTCTATATGATGAATCATTTTTGTATGGATCAAGTACAATAGTGTCTGTTTGAACACTTGCAAATACACCACGAATGAAATATATTCCATTAGAAACATGTACTGCTGATGAAGTTGATGTAGCATTTAAATCAAGAACTGAAGCAAAACTATCTCCTACATTTATTGTAGTATTTCCGTAGGTTACTGCATCTTCAGCAATTAAAGTTTCTCCATCTGAAAAAGGTCTAAATTGGAAATCTCTATTAGAATTTAAATATTTTACATAAATTGTTGGATATTCTATTCCATCAGTTGGAGGAAATACAACTTTTTGAATAGTTCCCGTTACACCAGAAGTTCCACCAGATACCTTTTTACCTATAAAATTATTTAAATATATGTTCAAATCTAATCCAAAATGTGTTGGATTTATTTTTACTGCCTCAAAAAACCTATCGTATGTAACTCCACCAGGAATTACCATAGATCCTTCTTTGAAAATATGACTACCAAATGATTCAATCTGACTTTGCAGTATTGATTGTAAAGTCGTTAATTCTCTTGCTTGGATTGGATATCCAGGCTTAAAGAGAACTCGATAAAAATTATTATCCTTATCGAAGTCATCATAGTATGGATTTATATTTAAATTGGTCTTTTGTGGCATCTTCTTAGAACTCTAGAATAATCTTAATGTCTTCTTTTTGCCTTGCATCTCTAGTAACTATTGGTCTGTTGTCCAAATAGATTACATCACCCGACGTTTTATTTATCTCAGGTTCGGCAAGTCCCTTTGTAAATTGAATCCCAAGGTTGATATTTTTGTTACCAGATGGGTTTGTAGTGATTCCAGTATATCCATTATCTATTTTTCCAGAAAATCCGTCGCTAGTAAAAACCTTTCCAGATGCATCTGAATCAAAAGAGAATCTCCTACCTTCACTACTTACACCAACATAATCTTGTTGATTAAATGTTGATGGATGGTAATTTTGAGATCTGTCTTGGAAAAACTTAATAACTTTAGTAGTTTCATCGTATGATGCAACATATCCTTCAGCAGTAACATTGCTGCCATCTACTGTGACACTTTGAGTTATCTTTTTACCCACAGTTAAGAAATTTTCTCCACTAATGGTACCATCGTCTAATAATTTAATGGCATTTGTACCAGAAAACTGATTATCATTAAAAACATTAGTAGAACTTCCCCTTAAAGGATTTTTAACTACTGAAATTTGTGCAAATTTAGTATCTGTTGGGAAATCTTTATCAGAGTCATCAAATCTTGCATATAATAATACTCTGTCAGTACCTAATTCTTTATAAAGATCATGTCCATGTCCCTTAGATGGTGGGATAATTGGAATTAATTTAGCAGGGTTAGGTATACTACCAGTTGGTTGTAGTGTTCCTAAATCAACCATCGCATAAGTATAACCTTTTCCTCCAGAAGAAATAACCACATCTGTTATTCTACCGAGACTATCAACAGTTACAACTGCTTTAGCACCTGAACCATCTCCAACAATAGGAACTTCTCCACCCGCATAACCAGCACCAGGATCTTCAATGAAGACATGTTTTATTTGGTTTTCGTTTAAATCGGAATCTCCATTATCCCTAACTGCTTGAATTTGGGAGTCAGTAGACGTTGACCAATCATTTGGAACAGAAATATATTCTGTAGAATCAAATTTGATTATATCGCTTGGTGGTACTGTAAATAAGTATTTCCAAGTATACCCATCTCCACTCTCTCCTGCTTTAGATGGTTCTAAATCAGTGAAAAATGGTTCATCTTCTGAACCTTTACCAGTTGAATTGATACCAGAGGAACCATTGTTAATACAAATATAGACTCTGAAATCGCTATTCATCACATAATATTTTGCATCATAAAGTCTTGTTGAGGAAGTTTCTGGAGATTTATTATCAGCACTATAATCGTGCCTGAATATTTCATACGTGGTTCCACGTTTCCAGTCAACCTTTCTTATTAATCTTCTAATATTAGAAGTACCTAGTTTTTTACCAAAAAGAATAGTATCTTGTGCGTGATTAACATAATTAAAATTATCTGTAGGATCAGGTGTTGCACTATCCCAGTTTGTTGCTCTACCAAAACCAACTGCATCAGCTGGATTTGCTAAACCCACGGTAATATAATATGAGTTACTGGTATTACCTACCGACTCAATAAAATTGTTCGCATTTAATATTCTAAATTGGTCAGTAATTATTGCCGACATTGTTTGACAGTTTTCTTTCTATTTATTACTTTAATCTGGGAGAGTTTTTCTGATCGCTCCATTATCCCTCAAACCATAACCTCTTCTTTGTATTAGAGGGTATGTTGAAAGACCTGCAGTAACCGTTCTACCAGAGATTCCTATTGCAATTGGTTCAGAATTTCTTACCAAATTGGTAAGTCTTCCCCAAGAATAGTATCCGTTAGGATTATATATCGAAGTTCCAAGTGTCTGTATACCAGTTGTTATAGTATCAGACTTAATATTACACACAATTTCATTAGCAACAGGGATTTGATGAACTCTAAAAATGTTATCAACAAATTCAGTTCCCACTCCGATAATATCATTATCATGAGTGTAAATTGAGGTAACACCACTTCCAACTGTACTATCAGTAACAACGATATGATAACCGACTTGTAAATCAGTAGTATTGTTAGTAAAGAACTTGATTGCTAAATCAGTTCCAATACCAGCAACTGTTGAAATACCAGTTATGATACCTGTATTACCTTGAACAGATTGAATGTTTGTTACTACCTCATTTATTAATCTTGGTTGAGGTATGATAATTTGTGGGGGTACAGGTGTATTAAGTGAATTAGTATATCCAAGACCTACATTAGTAACACTTATTGATGCGACTGCTCCATTTGTGATAGTCGCAGTTCCTGTTGCTGTTGTACCAATACCAACTCCAATGAATTTAGGAGAAGAGAATTTAACATCAACAGTTGCTGTTGTATAACCAAAACCTGTATTGGTTATAGTTGTCGCAGTAACCTTTCCACTTGAATCCACTGTTGCGGTTGCAGCAGCAGAAACAGTATTAATCTCATCCAATACAACAGCATCAACATATGCGGTTACTACACTAGACTCATTTTCTTCATAATTAAAGAATTGTCCATTATCAAGAAGTATATCAGTATCTCCAACATTAACATCTCTGATAATTCTTGAAGTTGGGAATACCATTCCCTCAATAGAATCTCTTGCTTTAGAAATTTTCTCTCCATTTATAAAGATATCTCTTTTTTGTTTAGTCCAATTAACACTTCTATCATTAAATTCATCAATACCTGCATCAGCATAAGCATTAGTTTCTATTCTATCTGATGATGCTATATCATAAACTATTCTACCTTCTGATTGATTTACAGAAGTTTGAATACCAGATGCTTTTCTAACTGATAGAGTATCTCCAACTTTAACACTTTCAGCAATATCTGTTTCTACACTATCAATTGATCTTGTTCCATTATAGAAGAATATAGAAACTTTATCTTCTTTCTTCGGTGCTTCAAGGAATTGTATTGAAGATCCACCATCAAAGAGATATGCTTTTGTTGGTTCTTGTAGAACCCCATTAATAAACACTACTAATGTAGCATCAATATCAATTAATTTTGAATCATTATCATTAGTGTCTATTTGGAAACTAACTAATTCAGCATTGTAGAAGAGTGGGAATACTGTTCTAACATCATCTTGAAGATTATCAATAGGATCAATGAAATCTAACTGTCCAAATTGCCAAGAAGCAAATCTATCAGAGAATACCTCTACAACTTCTAATTCAAATGGTTTTAATGGTTTCTTCAATCCTTTTGCTGTTACCAATCCAACAGGTGCAAACACATCTCCAAGTTGGAATGCATATCCCGCACCTTTGATTGAGAAATCAGAAACTTCAAAGAACTTAGCAGGAGCAAATGATTTCTTAGATGTTACTGTACCAAAACCAATAGAACTAGTAACAATACCAATGAATGAATTTATAGATGATCTTACATTTGCACAACCATTAGCATCTGTATTGTATCCAACAGCAGGATCTGCTGTAATTGTTAGATCAAAGACTTGATCTCTTGTTGTATAATCAGACTTAGCAATTGCTACGTTGTTAATAACTTTATTTGCTAGATCTCTTGCAGCATGGAATACGTAAATTGATTCCTGCTCTTCTCCTGCAACGTGTGCTCCAGTAATATAAAGATTAGCAGCATCCCATATTTCATCATTACCACCAAATCTTAAGTTAAATGCAACTGCTTCAAGAACATCAACAACATCATCCTTACAATTTTGACTTCCACCAGGAACACTAAATGATGGATATACATCTAACATCTCTCCAACAGAAATATCAGCAATAATTAATTTATTCGCTTCTATTAAATCAGCAGCATCTGCAAATCTATTTGCAAATATTGGACTAGAATTAGCACCTAATTTGAGATTAATTAATTCGTTTATTCCAGTTACAGTTGTTGCTCCAATACCTCTTCTACTTACACCTGTAATATCTAAGTCAGTATATGTTGGTTCATCAACTAATACATCTGGGTTTGTGTATCCGCTACCACCATCTACGATAGTAAATTCAACTTGTCCACCTGTTCCATTTACTGATGTTCCTGCGTTAACTGTAATTGTTTCAGTTGTTGTTGCACCTATACCCAGAACTGCTCTGTGTATTGGGTCTGTTGCTCTTGGATATGAATGATCAGTTGCAAAATTGTCTTGAGCACATCTGAATGTCAAACTTCTTGTATGAATTCCAATTGAACCATTCGGACCATCAGTTCTAATATTACCAGGTTGTGAACCTACAAATGTATGTGTAGATGTGTCTGATGATGTACCTACAACCACAGTAAATGTATCTGCATCAACTTTAGTGATTGCTAACCATCTACCACTAGCAGGATCATCTTCTCTTGGGTAATAATGTTCAGATATATTATTATCTTTTGCACATGTAAATGTAAATGAGTTATCTGCAAGTTGAACTCTTTCTCCAGTTACCATACCATGAGCAGTGCTTGTATTTACTGTTAATACTCCTGTAGAGGGGTTATAAGACGCACTACTGGTTGTTAATATACCAGCAGCTGTAAATCCATGTCCTGCACCAAGATTCAATACAAGATCACCTGTAGACGGTTCGTAAGATGCTGTGGATATCGATACACTAGAATTTACACTTGCACCAACATTAATAGTAAATGCAGTTGATGAAGTTACAGTAACTGCAGTTGTTACTCCTGCAATTGGGTCATGAGGACGAGGATAAGCATGAACAGTAGCAAAATGATCTCTTGCACATTTAAAGTTAATACTTCCTTCATCAAGAGTAATAGTATCGCTAGTGCTCATTCCATGTGCAGAACTAAATGATAATGTTAATACCCCAGATATTGCATCATAAGACGCACCGTTAGGTGTTTTCTGATTACCTACCTCTGAACCACTTTGAACGTTTACAGCACCTGTGGACGCAGAATCAAACGTATGTAAGTAATTTCCACCATAATAAATGTTATTTGCTGTACTATACCAGAACTTATGTTTGTTAGTCTTAACTTCTGCTGTTATGTTTGCAGTATTCCCTACATGTCCAGGTTCATATACACTAACACCAATTGCTACTCTTCCATTATAACCAGATCCAAATGCTCTAGCAGTTGAATTATAGTATGGATAGACAGTTCCAAATCCAACATAAGTTTGATCAAATGTGCTAATTCCAATTTTTACTTTAATATTTGTGGAATCAACAATTTCAGTTATTCGGAATATATTACCTAAAGTTGAATTACCATATGTTGTAATTCCTAATGCACTAGTAAATCTCGCACCCTCAAGATAAACATCTTGGTTTTGTGCATTTAAATTATGAGCAGTTCCTGTAGTTAGATCTAATATTCCAGTATTAAAATCATAAGAAGCAGTGCTTATTGATTTGCCAGGTGTAGTAAAGGTTGGAATACCAATTATTCCTGATATTGAACCACCTGCACCGATAACAGGTAGAACATCAGCACCTAATAGAGGAGCAAATCCTAAACCAGTTGTAGATCCAAGAGATATTATTAATCCACCTTTAGGGAAAGCATTTTGATTAGGATCTTGCAGTGAAACTACAGGAGTTCCATCAGTAGATGTTATACCTGTAAATGTAATTTGAGAATCTGAACCAGATTGTTTGTAGAAGAAATTATTTCCTGCATTATTATCTGTTGTTGGAGTTTGGAATATTCCATTTATTAATACTAACCCACTTCCAGTCTCTATACCAGTTGTACTAACTCCTGATTGTCTAACTGTAAATGTTTGAGCAATACCTGTAAATTCATTAGAAACATCATCATATATTAAATTATTTGTATAATCCTTTCTCAAGAATACTCTTCCATTAAATTCAGAGAATCCTTTAGGGAGATTACTTTCATTAATAGTTACTAAACCACTTCCTTTTGGTGGATCAGTAAAGAATATATTTTGTCCAGCAAAGTTATATGAACCTCTATAAATTCTTGCTGCGGTTCCATCAGTGTGTAGTGTTGCTGCAGTACCAACATAACCTCTTATAACTTCAACTAGTTTTACATCGCCATCACTTATTGGTCCTACTGATGTTGTTCCTAGACCAACACCACCAACTTTCATAAATTCGTTATCAATTTTTAATATATCTCCATTACCTATGGAAGTAATACCAGTCATTGAGAACACTGTTGATGCTGTTCCTATTTGTCCACCATTTGCTTCTAAATCATAAACTATTGGTGTATATGAAAGTGGAGATTGAATTACATCATCAATAGAAATTATTGCTTTCTCTAACTTCTTAACCATTTCAAAGGAATGTTTATTACCACTTCCTTCATCTGTAAATGTTACTGCAATTCCTGCAGCTGCATATTCAGGTCTTGTAGCAATTTTAAACTTTTCGTTATTAGTTCTAATTGCATAAACTTGATATGGAAGTTTGTTAGTTACAATACCAATAGAATCAGCAGTTACTCCAATACCAATAGAGGTTGATGTAAGTCCTGCTACTGATGATCCTGCTCTGTAAATTAATTCTTCTCCAGTTTCAAAGAAATGGTTTGTTATTGAAAATTCACCAGTTACCTTGTTTAAAACTGTAGTCTCTGATGGATTCCAGAATTTTTGGAATATAGGTGTATCCTGATAATCCATTCTGAAGGATGTTTTATTAATTCTTGAACTATTAGTTGCATCAAATAAACCAATACCAAACTCTTGTGTTTTGATAGAACCATAATTAATATTTTGATATAGATTTTCTATTTCTACTTCTTGATATAATACTTCATTAAATGATTTAATAGTAACAATTCCAGTTACAGAGGAATCAGGGTAGAATTTAACTGCAACATTTGAACCATCAATAGCAGCACCAAATGTTCCTATTCCAGTTGTACTTCCGATTGATAAGAAAGGATATTGAGTAGAATAAGTATCTGTACTATCAGGACTTAATGTTAATATTTGATGTAATGCATAGGTTGCACCATAACTTACACTAACTAAAGATTTAATAGAGTTAGTTAATGTTGCATCTGCACTAAAGATTGTAGTTTCTCCAGTACCAACTGTAGAATTACCTGAGAAATATGCACTTCTTTCGTTACCATCTGCTTGAGAAGTTCCTATCTTAAATCTTAGAGCACCATCAGCATTAGATGTAGAACCAAATCCAACAGCATTCGCTCTAACAGTTACTGGAACAGTAAGTGGGTTTGTATATGATAATGTTAATTTTCCATTTGCTACAGATGCAACAAAGTTTGAGAAATCATTCCCATTAAAACCTTGAGCTGAATCTGAATCAACATAGTAATCACTTACATAAGTGTCAGTTCCGTCATGATGAACATATAATTCAGTATAGTTCTGAGTATACAAATCATTTGCATTTAAATGTAAATGAACGTGCATAGCATCAAAGTTATCAGAATCATATTCAAGTATAGTATTAGTAGAACCAACTCCTACAATAGCATTTGTAGACTGGTTCTTTATTAAACCAATAGATGTGGATGCTAGTCCAACTACGTTGCCATTAAATGTATCTTTAATAAATTTAACATCATAATCAATATTGAATACATCATTAGGTGTAAATCTTAGAGATAAAGTGTCAAACTCATCAACATTACCTTCTAATGTGGCAAATTCAAGTTCTGTCCAATTATATTCGTTTGTTGTTGTATTTGCTATACCTGTAGATGATAGATATCCTTTCCTTAAAGTAAATGCAGATTCAAATTGTGGATCATGAAGTACAATCATTTCATAAATTGCATTTTGTAAGTTATTGGTACTTCTAATTTGAACCAAATATCTTGCAAAGTCTTTTCCAGATTCATCTAAATCTATAAATGTATCATTTACATTTTCTTTGTTTGTAAATTGCTTGCTTACATCATCAATTACAAGAACTCTATTTGTTTTACAAATAATACTATCAACAAAACTCTTAAATCTAAACTCAAGGAACTTGGAAGTATTTCTACCTTCTATTAGTTGATTATCAGCATCTCTAGCTTGAGCAAACCCATAAATTGTATCAACTCTAGATTCATCTATTAGATCTGTGAATATTAAGGATTTTACAGTTGTTACTCCTATACCAACTGAAGTATTGGTTGATAATCCAACATCAACAAAGTTCTTTAAACCAGTCGTATGGACTAAACGATTAATTACATCTATTGAATCTTTATACTGAATAGGACTCTTAACTGAGTATGATAAATTTTGATAATAATCATTGTCAGGAAGGACTTGAATATCATTATTAAGTTCTCCTGTATTTTTCTTCCATCCTCTATTTGCTCTTACAGAGAAATCAATATCAAATTTAGCATCACTCTTGATAATTGCTTCTATAGTTCCACTTGAACCAGATTGTACTCCTCTAAGGGAATCTCCAGATTTTACTTCAAATTTTCCAGATGTTTTAATATAATCTGGTAAAACTGTAGTTACATTTAAGTCTGTTGATTCTCCGTTAACAAATAATTGCTCACCTGATACAAATTTACTCTTACCTTGAGTAACTTTGAATACAGGATAATTAGATCTCTTAACTATAGTTGCAAATGATCCCTGAGTCGTATCTGCTAAACCTGGATTAGTAGTTAAACCTGCAACACTAAATTTAAGTTTTGCTGGTATTAAATTTTCATAAGATATTACATCAAAGAATCTGAATCCATAATCTTCAGAGTTAAATCCACTACCACCTATTCCATTTTTAGTAATTCCTTCTACAAATATTTGTTCTCCGACAGTAAAGATAGAAGTACTGAATCCAAGTAGAGGTGTAGTTAAGAAACAAGTAACTATACCACTACTTGAAGTTTGCATAGTGGATATTCCAACACCATTACTATTATTAATAGTGAATAAATTCTTACTATTAAAATTAAGTCCAGATGGTTGTTCAAATATATTAATAGAAGAAACTGAACTAGACTGAACCTCAGTAGTTAATATACCATCATCAATTTTTTCTCCTGTAATTGAATCTACGATTGCAATATCAGGTGCTGTTGTGTAATTATTTCCACCATCGACTATTTGTACATCTGTTATTGTTAAATTAGATTTTAACTCAAGTGTAGATGGTATATTTGCTTCAGGTCTAAGAGATTTATCTGTATTATACTCAAATGCTTGATCAATAACTCTTATTTCTTTTATCTTACCTACTGTTGGAGATTGAGCAAATAATACAGCATCAGAACCATTTAAAGTTGTAATACTTGAAATACCAGGCAATTGCTTGTAATCATTACCTTCTGATACCATTTTAAGTTTAGAAATAGGTCCTAAAGCATTCTTAGAATCAGTACTATACTTCATAGTAGTAGTATTGTCTGGTGTGTAAAGATTTAATTCAGGATCTTTAAGTAAGGATATCACAAATGAAGTGGAAGCTACACCAACAACAGAGTATGTTCCATCATACTTACTATTATCAAATGTAATTTGGTTAAAATTAACAACTGTTGAATCTGCTGTGGATATAAATCCACCTTTTTCTACATTATAGAATAATGGTTGTGTAGGATCTGGTACAACATCAATTAGAGCATCTGTATATGTTAATGTAAACGAAGCAGTAGATGTTACACCAACAGTTCCAACACCTGAAGTTGAGAAAGTTGTTGTATTTGCAACAGATACAAATTGATTTTCAAATGTTTGATCGGTATATAAATTAAACTTAAATCCTTGTAATGTGGAATCTGATAAATCAAATACAACATTATTACCTTTAGTTGGGAATAATCTTGGGTTGATTGCTGATAACTCTTGTTCTGCTCCACCTGTAGATCCTATGGATACAATCTTAGGAGGTGATGCAATAGAATCTTCATATGTAAGAGCAAGTTTGAATCTATTCTTATCAATCTTGTAAACATAAAATAAACCAGGTTCTAATCCAGTTGCAACTTCATCTTGAGCATTATAATATATTTTTTCCCCTGTTACAAATGGATGATTATTAAGTGTTACTATATTATCTAAAGTATCAATGGCAGTTGAAGTAAATCCAATAGGATCAATAACTAATTTCTCTATATCAAAGTTATACTTAACTCTTACTTTTGTTGATGTTCCAATTCCAACAGATCTATTTGGTACAACACTTAATGAAATTTGATCATCTGGTTGTAAGTTATGTGCAGTTGATACAGAAATTACCGCATCATTTTTTTGAACTACGCATATAATTTTATTCTTAGTGGGTTCTAAAGAATATTCATAATTATCTGAACCATTACTAAAGAAGAATAAACCATTTGTAGATGTTGTTAAACCAGATTGAGTTACAATACCAATAAAGTCTGATGATTTATTAATAACAAAAAGATTCTGATCAGTATCCCCAATATCAAATGTTGCAGAAGATTCAGTATTTGCTACAGAAATAGAACTACCACCAGCATTTTTTCTTAAAATTACTCTTTCTCCACTACGGAAAGGATGGTTAGGTAAGTAGATACTTTGATTAGCAATTGATATATCATAGTTTCTATCTCCTAAAGGATATTCTATTGTACTTTCAATACCTGCAGTAGATCCAACACCAACAGATTCAGTAGGATTAAAGAATACTTTTTCATTTAATGATGAATCAAAGAAAGAAGATTCTATTGGAATTTCAAATGTATTAGGATAAACAAATCCTCTAGTAGTAGTTGTATGTGCTGTGCCTGTAACACCTCTCTTTGCTCTAATTATTCCTCTTTCATTGAATATATTCAATACTGATAATACTTCAGTTCCAATACCGATTGTAGATCCAATTGATAATGAATTAGGTATACTAGAAACATAAATGTCTGTCATAATACCAGAAGAACCATTAGCAGGTATATCCTGATATATGTTAAAGTTTTCTGTAGATATTGCAACTCTTCTCAATCCTGCAATCTGATCTACAAATGTTGATAAACCACTTATAGAAATTACATCATTAGTATTGAAAGTGTGGAAAGGATCAACTTTAACGGTTATCTTATTGTTGCTCCATTGTAAAGTACAATTTGTAAATTCTGAAACAGAAGATGCTATAGAAGTTACTGTTGCACCTTCTACTTTAGAAATGATTGCACTTGCACCACCACCATTAGTCCCTTCATTATCAAAATTAATTACATCGTCTACTTTATAGTTAATTCCAGCATTTCTAATATCCACACCTGTAATAGATCCTTTAGTAGTAGATTCGATTTCTGATTCTTGACTAAAGAAACTTTGAGATTCAATAATAAAATCATTTCTAGATCCAGTTATACCTAACTGATGTGGGAAAGTATTTCTAACTAACTCTGATGAATTTAAATCAAAACTTTGATCTTTATCATCTAATTGATTTAATGATCTAAATCTCTTACCTACAAAGTAAGGGAATTTTGGAGTAAATAAACCATCAGTTGATATACCTGCAAAATATGCATAAGTTCCATTTGGATATTCTGGAGTTTTACAGAATCTTGTATTATGAATATCTAAATCTCCAGTAGCATCATATCTGTAATCTTCAATGAAGAATCCATTTGCAAATCCGCTTGGACGATCTACAATAATAGATGGATCTAATTTATAACCTACTTGTAATGGTCTTACACCCGATGTAGGATCAAGAGGATCGCTATAACCAAAAGGGCCGTAGATTGGATGTCCATCATAAGCATATCCAATGATTGGAGAGTGTGTTGTTCCTGTATCATTAAATTCTCCAGATGCTATTTCATTTGAATAAGATAGATTAACATATTCCAATCCTTTCTTAAGAGTAGGATACAAATATTCAGATCCATGTCTTTGAGCATCATTTATAATTAGAGATCTAACACTACTGGATAATATTGCATTTTTACCTGCTGATGTAACACTAATACTAGTTTTTGCTTGTGTATAATTTGTTCCTTCAGATATAACAACTACTTCTATAAGTTGACCATCTCTTATAATAGGACGAACTACTGCACCACTACCATCTCCAACTACTATTGCTTCAGGAACAGAGAAATATTCAGATCCTCTAGATCTAACATCAACTCTAATAAGTTTACCACCAACTACAACAGGATATAATGATGCACCTTTACCATTTTTAATACTAACACTAGGAGATCTCTCAAAGTTTAATGTTGTGCTTCCATATCCAGTTCCAGTTTCATAAAGATAAGCATCTATAATATTACCTCTAACATAAGGTGTTGCTGTGATAACCCCTGTACCTGCTGCACCGAACGAAACGTTAATGTTTAACTTTATGTCTGGATACTTGAATTGGTGGAACCCAGACCCAACAGAGTCTAATTTAATGTATAACTTACTATCATAATTATCTCTAATAGTTCCAGCAACACCTGCATCAGCAACTCTAAACTGATCTTTACTTTTCTCAAAGATATAATATTGATTAGTAGTAACTAATCCAGATATAACAGTTCCTGAATTTTGATATTCTACTAAATCACCTTCTTGGAATCCATGATTTTTAAAATTAACAAGATGATCTATAGTAGATATGCCAACTGGTTTAACACTTAGCTCTCTATTTTGATAATTAGAACCTCCTTCTATAACTCTAATTGATTTTAAAGTCTTCTTACCATTAAAAGTCCTAAATCTATGAATACCAGAATTAGAAGTAGTAGTAAACCCAACAGTATTAATACCAGTTTTGAAATCAGTTTCGGAGAAATATAATCTAATTGTTTTTGAGTTTACAAATTCTGCGATATATTTTGTATTCTCTATTAAAAATCTATTCTGATCTGCATTAGAAGCAGCAAATGTTCCTATCCCTAATGCAGGATTACCATTTGTTCGGTATACAACTTCTTCTCCATCTGCAAAATTATGTTCTCCTAAAAATGTAATAGTTTCTGCAGTCTCTCCTATACCACCACCAAATGTTAATAATCTAGCATCAAAACTAGCACTTAAGAATGATTGCTCAACAACTGGTTCTAAAGCAACACCATTACCAGGACCTCCACCAGTTATACTAACAGAAATAACTTTATCTAATTCTTTTGTTTGAGGATCTACTAAAATTTTATCAACAGATCCACTAAGAACTGGTCTTACAAGTGCTGTTGTTCCTGATCCAGTATTTGCAACCTCCATAGTTGGTGGATTTATAACATCATAACCAGTTCCTGAGTTTACTACGTTTACAGATGTTAAAGGACCTGAATATATTTTATCTTGAGATTTGTAATTCTTAATCTCAACACCATTTATCATCATACCCACAGTTTCTGTGGTAGTATCTAATCCATCATTCTCTCTAGGTATTAACGGAAACTTTCTAAGAAGTTTTTGTGGTTCAATTTGTTTTTGATGAACAGATCTTAAAGTAAAAGTATGTTTTCCTCCAACTCCTACAATTAAAGGATCAAATTCAAGATTTAAATCTCCTTGGATAAAAGAGTTTGATGAATAAAGTTTAATTTTATTTTTATCGTTTAATACTCTAACGTAATATGATTTACCTGTATCTAATCCTGTGATTGCTACATTTTCTGGTTCATAAACAACTTCATCGCCAGTTAAAAATGGAACGTCAGTAGGGAAATTGATAATAGAATATGCCAATTCTCCTGTATCTGCTTGTAGAGCATTAGTTTCCGTGTTTCCTGCACCAATAAAGGTTATAGCAGTTCCAACCACTATAGATGGTGTTGAAGGTACAGTGTCTTGTCTAAATGTATAAGATGGAAGAGAGTTAGATGCAACATACAAAAACTCTTCACCATAAAATCCAAAATCAAGATCTTCGCTATAAACGTTCTGTACGTCCGCAAATAAGTCTGAATATTGTAGAGGTACAAATTTACTTGTAGTCTTCTTTGGTACTCTTCTAATCGAATGTGGGATGCTTGCATCAGTGCTAAATCCAGTATAATCTAGTGTTACTTGCTTATCATTAAAATCAATAGCAGTAACTTTAGCATTTGTTAATTTTACCTCTTTAGTGCTATCGTTTATAATATCAACGCGATCATTTATTTTTAAACTTGCTTTATCAATTGTAGACTTTAAAGTAAACTGTTTTGTACCTGTATCAATATTAGAACATTCATAACTGGAACTAGTATTGTATATGAAAGAATTAGCAAATCTTTCCTTATCAGTTCTATCTGCTGCTGATACTGGATTATTAATTACATCTCCTAATTCTTTAACTGTTATTTTTTCATTAACTAATGCAAGACCTGCATCTTTTGCAAGATTTATATTTGATACTATTGCTGCTACTCTTAAGTTAACTGGTTTAGTGAAATCTCCATTTTCGTAACCAAATATAATTTTGTCAGATCTAATATCAGCAGCTGCTGTAATATCATTATCAATACCAGAACAATTTAAAAATTGGTTTATTGTTTTATCAGTATATGTTATAGTGTTAATACCACTAAGAACAGTTCCAGTTGCATCAAACCCAACAGTAGAATCAACTGTAATTACTGAAGATCCAGCTGAAACATTAGTTATAGATTTTGTATTAGGAGTTACTTCAAAATCCCCTTCAATGAGATCTTTATTACTATATCCAATAAACAGTGCTAACTTATAATATGTCTTATTATTTCTAGTTAATATTTCAATTTCAGATACTGCTGCTTTTGTTCTAGGATTACTTTTACTATAAATTGTTTGTCCTACTAATTTATTAACATCTCCTGATAGTTTTTCTACTAAAACTATTTCTCTTCTAATATATTCTGCATCAGAGGGTTTTAATAGAAACTGTTCTAAGTCAATAACAGAAGGTGAAACACCAAATAAAACTTTGTAGAGTATTCTAAATGATTCTTCTGTACCTTTTGATTGATAAAAAGTTCTTGCTTCTTTAATAAAATTACCAGCATCCAATTCAGGTACGAAACCTACATCTTCTAAACCAGGTGTATATGAATATTTTATCTTTTTATAAAATTCTTTTAAAAATAAAGAACTTAAATTCTGTACTGGAGATTCATTAGTATGATCTGCACTAACCGATGTATCAAATACAAGTTCTTCTGAATCACTAAGACTATGGTAGGATGTTATTCCACTAAAACCACGTACACAACCTGTAAAAGTATTTGTAGTTAAACCAGTATATGTAATTATTTCATCATCAATCTTAAGAAGACCATATTCATTAGGAAATCCTCTTGTACTTTCAACAGTAATAGTACTATCTGTTGAAACAGAATCTGAAGTAAGAGAAGTAACACCTACAATAACTTGTGGTGTTAATTGGTCAAGACTTAAATACTGGTCAAGATTATCAACCAGGTCAATAGGACCTCCTTGATACTCCTGTGAACGGTAGTATTGCTGAAAGAATTCTACTGTCTTAGGACTTTGATCTAAAATATATTCAGGTAATTGTCCTTCTATCAGTTGGTGAACCTTTACTCTCGATTCGATACCAGTTTGTATCATATTTTATCCTCTTTTTAGCTCTCCGTTGCTATAACTAGATGTTACCTTAAATCCTACACCTGAAATCTTCTCTCCTGAAGATATAGTGTCCTTAATCATATTTATCGTACTTTTTGAAACATCAAACTCAAGGTATAAATCCTTCAATCCAACTACATCATTAGATTCTGGGAATGCTTGAACTTCAATTATATCATCTGCTAAAACAGTACTGGTTATTAAAGTTGTAGTTAGAATTACTTCTCCTTTTATATAATCTACAATACCTGCAGATTTAATAACAACTCTATTTTCTCCAGTTTCTTCAATTGGTTTAACTATTGAAAGAACACCAGTTCTTCCATCTGTATTAGGAATATCTGTTAAGTAAACTATATCAGGTTCATTGATAATTCTAAATCCAGTACTTTTTATATTGAAACCACCACTATTTACATGGAATCTGTTTCCGAAGCATAATTCATACTGTGCTTCTTGATTTACAAGTGCTCTTAGATTTCTTCTAATCCTTACTCTTGTAATATTAGAAGTTATAGAACGATCTACATCATCAATTACATTTAAAATCTTACTATATTTAAATCTTCCACCAAATTTACTTAAATCCACAGAATTTGAGTATGATTGAAGAGAATTTGAAACGTTTGTCTTCAAATTATCAACGTTTGTAATCTGAGATGAGTTGAAATAGACTGAAGAATCAACTTCAACATAAAGAATTTTAATATCAACAAGTTTTTGGTTAATTCCTGTTAATGCATAACTCTTTAATTTACTCAAAATAAAGTCTTTATCAAAATCTGACACAAAATCGCCATTTTTTGGTTTAATACTAATCCTAACAGTACCAAATTCAGGTGGTTCTAACTCTTCCCCACCAACAACTGATATAGATTCAGTGTTTGGGTAGATATTTTGTATGATTGCCTCATAATCTCTTGCTGTAACTGCTCTAAATTGAGCAGCATATAATCTTGGAGCAAAATATTTAACTGATTCTATGGGTTCTATGTCTGTTCCACTAGTACTTTTAGTAACTGTAGTTAATTGTGCTGATGTTACTGTAACAGGATTGTTCAAACTGTTTATAAATGTACCTGCAAATGAGAAATTAGCAGCTCCATTACCCAATTCTCCATCTGTAACGATGTAGGTTACTGTAATTTCTGTCCCATTTTCTAATTTTTTACCAAAAATACCATCTCCAAAGAGTAATTCGTACTTCTCATCCTGTACTTCTTGTATTAAATATATTTCCGAATCAGATCCAACACCAATAATATTATCAACAAGTGAATATTCTCTTCCAGTACCTGATTCTCCTACACCTTTTACCTTAACAACAATGGTTTGTATGTCTATAAATGGGTTATCAAGTAAAAAACGTTGATCTAAACTACCATCAACTGTAAATTTCTTCTTTAAAAGTGCTCCTTGATATATTAAAACTGGATCTTCGAGTGTACCAAAACTTGCTTTACCATCTACTACTGCTGTGGTAATAGGTTCTGGTATAGAAAATATGTAAGAACTATCATCTGTAGCACCCACACATACTGGTCCTCTTGCTTCAAGGGTAAGTGTTGCTAAACTTGCTGAACATTCTACATCCAATCTTATACTTGCTCTTGAACAAGTTCTAGAACGAGGTACATATCCTATTCCTCTTGCCAAAGATACGACATTTTCCCTCAAAGTTGCAGAATCTAAGAAAGATTCATTAACAACCATGTTTGCATTGAAGGAGTTAATGTAAGTATTGTATGCTAAAGTATTTAAAAGAACCGAAAAGTTAGATCCCTCAAAATCAAAATCAGTAAAAGTAGAATTTGCTCTCAAATAATCTTTTAACTGTGTCTTGATTTGATCAAAATCTAAGTTTGTAAATTTAGTAAAAGGCATATTATCTTGTTGCTTCTAATAGGAACGTATAATCTTGTGTTGGTGCAGATTCTCCAATCAAACTGAAGTTTACATTTACTTCAAATTGATTATCATCTGGATTCGCATCCACTTTAACTACTAAGTTAGAGACTCTTGGTTCAAAGTTTAGTATTGCTTCTGTAATTTCACGTTCAATTACTGATGCTGTAGCAAAATCAACAAAGTCGAACAATGATCTACGGACATTTGATCCGAAGAGACTATCAAAAAATCTTTCTCCACGAATAGTTTGAACGATATTGCTTACAGACTTACGAATACACGCAGTATCTCTCAATACAGGTATATCTTTTGTAACAGGATGTGGTTCAAAAGATAGACTTATATCTCTAAATTCTCGTGATCTTAATTGGGATGCCATTTATACAATACTTCTTCATTGTATTTAGCATGTTTTTTACAATAAGTTACAAGGATAGTGTTTATTGGGTTGTTCCCACCAAAAATGGAGGTCAAATTGGTCGCTATCGTACTGTAAAGACGTTAAATTGCACTTAAAACGACTATGTTGGCTCTCACAAAGTGCTACAGCATACAAATCAGCACCTGATGCCCTTGTCATTACGTTACATAACTCCATCAAATTATTTCCTTGCACTACACCAGACTGAACTAATACAAACTTATCCCATCTTCTCTGCCACTTCATAAAATTCTGTGTAAATTCAGTTAAATACTCAGTTTTGTCTTCATCTGGGTATGGAACGTTAACTGATTCAATATTAAATATCTCTTCATCCACTGTTAGACTATGAGAAATTATTTGTGTCGCAATTCCTGAGTAATCAGGAGCAACACACAGGAAACAAGTGTTTTTTGGATGAATTGGCATCTTTGCCATCTTCATTTTATACACTAATTCCTGTATTAATGCCCTTTCTTTATCTTCTGATATAAAAAGTAGTTTTTTCACCCTAATTCTGGATAATCTGTGTAATTTATACCATCAATTTGGGGACCTCCGTAGTTTATGCCATCAATTGATGGATCTGCAGTCACATAAAACTCAGATGCAGTGTTTCCGACACCTACTTCACCTACTAGATCCCAACCTGATGGATCATTATTCCTTTCTTTTGCTGTTTTCCAGTAATAATTGTCCTCAGAACCCAATCCATCTCTATCATGACCATTTTCAACCTGATAATACACCGTTGAGACCTTAAAATCGGGCACTTTTGGTGTTTCTGGGGTTAAACTGTTATCATATATCCTCATTCTGTTGTTAGGATAGAGTGCAAACTGCCCATTATCCAGTTCTAAGAGGTTAAAAGACTTATGTTCAGCAGGTTGTTCGCTAGTTGAGTAATCAATTGCGTCTACATCCTGATGATAGTTGTCTAAAGTACAAATATATGTACCACTTTGCGTTCCGAAGTCTCTTGTATAGATTTCATAGTGCATTGAACCCACAAATTGCTTCTGAGTTGCCACTACACCATAGTCCATACAGTTCCAAAACTGTAAATTATGCAATGTCATGTCTGGAGTTGGTGTTTCTGGGTCTGAAACAAACGCAGAAATCGGCAACTTATCAAACATCGCAGCATATTCGGGTAAATACGTCTCAAAATAAAAGGCACGACCAGGAATACTCTTAGCCGATACCCATACTCCTTTAACAAACTCACCATGACCACTCTTATGGTCGGTTAAGTATTCCTTTCTTACCCACACTTCATAAGAAGGTAAATTACAAATAAGTGCTGGCATCTAAGTTATCTCCCCTGTCCTCTGTATCTCTTACGAGCCGAGTTACGCGATGTGGGGGCATATTTTGAATGCTTACCTCTTCCTTGTCGAGACTTTTTAGGTTTTCTGTCTCCTTCTTTCATTGCCATAGTTTATTTTCGTATTGTTTCGAGTGATTCAGGTCGAGGGGTTCCCTCGCTGTAAAATTTCTGAGAAAGATCCATCATAGTATCGAAGTATTCTTCCTCAGTTAAGTTTTGGTAGACGAGTTCCCCGTCCACCTTAATATCAAATAACTCTAGTCTTTTCATGTCCTACACGGATACGAGGGTCGCACCAGATTTCAAAACCTGCTTCCTTTGCATCAAGACAGAAAGATACGTCCTCTCCGCACATATCCTGCACTTCTCCAGATTCAAAGACCTGCATCTTAGGTGCGAACCATGGATAAGGCATTTCTGGATGCTCAAATACTCCATGTTTAATCAGCAACCATCCGAAACCTGTATAGTCTACTGTAAAAGGTTTGCGTCTTTTCTGTATTGTTTCAAGAGTTTCATGATTCATAACTCCACCATTAGATCGGAAATCATCCTCCTCTAACCAGTGTGCAACTGAAGTAGTTTGACCATCTTCAGTACAATACCAACCACCAACAATTGATCTTTCCTTACTCGGATCAACCTTAAGGTTCTGTCCAATAACCTGACTTGCTGCTTTACCATCAGCATCTAATACAGCATTACCATCTTTATCAAGTATATCCTGTACTACATCTTCCTTGGTAATTGCTTCTTCTGGTGTTGCCATCAGAACAAGTTGATAAAACTTCTCTGAGTTGAATACTATATCACTATCAATCCATAACTGATAATCATACTTTAACTTACCATCCCAAGGTATCTGATCAGGACCACGAAGAACGTTTGCTCCTAAACATTTACATCTTGCAAAGTTCACCATTGAACTATAGTCTTGAGAAATCTGAATACTTGCTCCTGCTTGTACTAGATCAAAACATAGTTGAACGAATGACTTTAAAAAGATATAACTTACACCTCTACCAGGTAAACAGAATACTACTGTTTTTCCTTTTATTAATTGTCTTGCTAAAGCATAATCCCATTCTTCCTTTTTTGGTTTGGACTTGACGGGGGTTTTTGCTTTAACTGTAAATCCTTTAGCCATAATGTGTTGTAATTACATTCATATCATACACTATTATATAGTGGTTGTCAATTAGTATGAATGATCATCAAGAGAGGGGTTTTCCACCTCTATTTTTTGTGCAGGTAACTTAGTATATGATAGGTCTTCTTCTTTATATGATGTATGCATTAGACCAACCATTGCTTTAAGTGTAGTCCAAGTAACTTTGAAATCTTCTTCTTTTACCGAATGTAATATACAATCCTTACCTGCGTAAAAATGATATATGGTATCAGTTTCTTTAATCATCTTCTTTTTCTTTTAAGATTAATTCGTTATCTGAGGATATGTCTAATTGTAGCATAGTTCCCTCATACCATCCCATATCGTTAACCATCCACTCAGGCAGATCAATCATGAAGTTCCCAGTTATGGGATCGACCTCTACAGGCGAAAAATTTTCTGCGGGATTTTTTTGCATATCATGAAAAATCGTATTGGATTTCGTATGGGTTTTGACTTTATGTATAACGTTCAATATTTACCTCTCGAATCGGGTCGTTTATAGCTTATCGGTACCTACCCGTTTTATATACGGGGTCGGCATACTGCAACTGCACTAACTAATAATAATTAGTGCTCTGCGGTTGTCCTGATACTGGGCATGGGGGTAATGGTTCGCCTGTGTAATATGGGTTCCAATAGTTTGCCAGTTCAGCAGTGGGGAGGTGTGGTTGGATGCTTACATATGTCCCAGTGTTGGAATATGTAACCCACCTGCGATCTCTGGATTTGAGATCGCTTGCCATAATTAATCTCATACTGCGAACCTCTTCTTTCCATGGTAGAAGTTGTATTCTCTGCACATGGTTCTAACCTGTAGATCTGTATCCCATTCTGTATCCTCTGGAAATAGGTTGTCTAACGTTCTGATTCTGCTGATCTTCTGCCAGACTGAAGAGGTGCTATGCTTAGTGTTTGGAAACTCAGAAAAGAATACTGCTCTTGCTGATTCCATGTCCGCATGGTTCAGTAGGTACGCATTTAATAGGCACTCTGTCTCAGCATCTGTATAAGGTGTCTTTTTCTTAGATGCTGTTCTTTTAGCGTCCTCTAAAAGTTTTCTTCCGTGCTTGAATAGCAGTCTGTCTGCTCTCTCAAAGTTGTGTAGTCCTAAGTACTTAACCTGTTCCTTAAGTTCGTTGAATGTGTCGATTGCTAACTGGTCTGTTGAGTTCATAATGTTTGTTTGTGTATACTACAATTATAAAGGATAAAGGGGGTACTTGTAAACCCCCGAAAGGAAAATATTAATCTTTGTCTGTATATTCTCCTTCTACAACTCTATTACCGTTAAGAGCATACCAGACTAACTGAGCATGTCCGAACTGTTGTGCCATGTCGTAACATAGGTCGAATCCGAAGTCATTTGTAACTTCTTCTTTAATATCTGTATTTGGAACTTCGATGAATTTTTGAATGAACATAATTTTTAAATTTGTTTTGAACTTTGTTTATACTTCTATTATAAACAATTTTTTGTCTCTTTTGGGAAAATAGTGGACAGTTTGTTCGACTGTCCACTACTGGTCTATCTTAGGTGTGCGTAGTTTCCTGCGGGATGTGGATTTGATTTAGTGTAACCAAATGAACTGAAAAACTGATCAAGTAGTTTGTAATCTAATTCCTGATTGAGTTCCCATTCCATTCTGCCATTCTTCTCAATCCTTTTACCAGAGTAAAGTTCAACTTTGGCGATTGCTTGTACTCCCCATTCTTGAATCTCATCAACGAAAGTTGAGAAGTCTTCGCATAATTCTGCTACGTCGTTAAAGTTGTCTACTTCTCTGATTCTGTTGATTAGTCTTTCTGTTTGATTCATGGATGGATCTCCTTTTGTTTATACTACTATTATAAACACTATTCCCCCAGAAAAGGGGGTTTAGTGTGCACTTTGTTAACTGTCTACTTGAGAGCATGCATAATCCCAAGGTGCGGGTTCGCATATTTTTTCAATCAGTGTGTCAAAGTCATTTTCTGATTCTGCGTCAACCCATCCATTCTCTATAAAAAATTGTCCCATTTTTACGAGGACTGATTCCTCTGCTTCAGTCATTGTCAATTCACGTTCCCATTTCATGATTCAATCTCCAAAGAATTAATAAAGTTTGTACAATAACGATTAAATCGTGTAAGAGATTCAAACGGTATTTGGTCGTCTTCTTCACCGACGTAGTAAAAAAGTTTGTTAATGTCGCTCTGAAAAGTCTCCAGAGCGATTTCGTTTTTAGTGTAACTCATACCAGTGAATCCAGTCTGGACTGTGGAATTTCTTTTCCATCTCTAGCACCCCACTTGTTGATATGGCGTGAAGTTGTTACTGACCAAAACTGCTCTGTTTTTACGAATCCTTCACCGAAGATGTAAGCAGCAACAGGTGTGCGGTATGAAAACAAAATTCTTGCTTCTTTTGTTTCAACCTCGGTCATGTTTGATGCGATTGGTGTGAGTTGCATTGATGCTCCTTTTTGTGTATATGTTTATTATAATAGAAAACCCCCAGTGAATGGGGGTTGAGTGGACACTTATTTAACTGTCTACTTGAGACCTGCTAATAATTCATCATTCTTTCTTCTGAGTTCTTTTAACTCCGCACGATTAAAACGACGATAATCAATTTCGGTTGCAATTGCCATGCCTACCGTATATAATGCATAGCAGCCGCCAACTAATATTAAAAGTTCAATTCCTGTCATTTTTGGGTTCCTCCTTGGGAAGTTGTTGTTGTTTGTAATTTTTAAGAAGTTCTGCGTAAACTTCTGGATCAAGCGGTTGCATAAGACCTCCCGAATCTTTCGGCATAATATCCGATATTTACATAGTCCCTTTTAAGGGTGCATATCTGGGTAATGTCTGCCAGTGCTAAAAGATGGTCGGGTGTGTAAACTGATGGATCGTCCCATTCAGAAACCGCAACTGCATTTTCAACGTCCATAGTTGTACGTCCGAGTTCGTCCGTAACTGCGGGACAACTCATAAGAAGTCCATCTTCAGCAATCCAGAATCCCATTCCGAAAGAGTGTGAGTAATGAATTTCAGGTTTTGGCATTTGCCTCCGTGTGTATGTCTTAATTATAGTACCCATTAACAACGAATGGGAAAGTAGTGGACACTTTAACCAACTGGCACAAAGCGACCACTATTAAAATTTGCGTATGAGAAAATATGTCTATAAACTAATTTGTGCATACCGAACTTATTCGTCATTACGAATCCTTCGCCTATGTGCTTGTCATAACCTAAGTATGCTTGAACTGGATCGCTGTGAGTCAATCTGCTCATAACGTCCGCTTTAGTTTCTTGAACTAACTTCCAGTAGTTTATCAACCTTCCATGAATCCCGTAGTTAACGGGATCCACTTCTTTCCCTTCCCTATAGTCTTTATTTATTTGTTTCTTTAACTCTTTAGCGGTTTTATTATCTACGAACTGGATCCCCTTCGCCATATGTCTAATGAAATCAATAGACGGTTTTAAGTTAGATATTGGATCGTTTTCTCTCTCCTTGACTTCTGCTCTGATGAATAAACAGTCGTCCATCTTTTCCCAGTTGTAATAATATGGAAAAGATTTCATAGGGTGTGCTTCAGCATTTGCAAGATTGTCTGTGCACTGTGTGGTGATGTATTGCGTGTGAGGTGCAATAATGATCTTTTGATCTACCACGTCAGGGAATTTATATGTTAAGGTATTAGGTTTGTATTCATCAGAACCACCAAAACCAATAAAGTCCCCCTGAAAAACCATATAACCTAGATGGTGTGGTATGTGGTCGAAACACGCATGAAGAATTTTTGCAACTTCTCCTGTGTGATTTGCGTCAATATCCTTGTGTGAGTAATTGATCTTGATTTTGATCTTGTTAAAGACGCTTTTAGTACCCACGAAAAATCTGTGAGTCTTTGGATGATTACCCCATACAACTGCGGGTGCACCATCATATTTTAATGAGATGTTCCCACCACCAGTAAACCAATCTAGCACGGATAAATCCCCTGTTAGGATTGTGTCTTCTGGATGTTCTAGGTGTGTGTTTTTCATACCTTTATTATAACGAATAAAAGACCCTCTGTGTAGAGGGTGTGTGACACTTAATTAACTGTCATAATCCGAGCCATCATATTCGCCTTCATAGTTATCATCGTAAATACGAACGGCTAACTCCGCATCTTGGCTTAATTTAATCCCTGCTCTATCAAGTGCTTCCCAAATCTTGTTAGAAATGTGGCTGTGTTCGTCTTCGGGGATATGTTGAAAAAGGTTTAAGTAGTTTTCCATTAGAATTGCTCCCTCCTATCGTGGATAAATTCTTGCAATTCTTCATACGCACCTTCTTGATCTAATACCATAGGTGCAAGAAATTCATACAAGTTTTCATCATAATCATCAATCTCATCTCTGATTTCATCCTCCGTGCATCTGTTCAATTCGGCAAGATAAGTTGTACGAATCCAGTCTGCCATTTGTTCGGTGTTCATATCGTTGATATAAAATTCAACGAATTCTTCCCTTAAGTCTTGGATTTGCTCTGCTGAAAATAATGATGTAATCATAGTTCTAAAAGTTTTAAATTGAATGGTTTTAATTTATCATCGAAGAAATCTTCTCCTCCGAAATCTATCATTTCCCCGAATGCACCCTCTTGCCCATCAACAATTTTAATATTTTCAAGGTTGTGGTGTAGATTGTCTCTTACATATTCTCTGAGTTGATTAACTTCCATATCTTCTACGAAGTCGTTAACCCAACTACGAACCAACTCATCATATTTGGACTGTACCAGTTCTAACTTCATGCTACCAACCCCTCTAGAACTAATTGTTGCTGTGGAATTTCTTCTTCTTTGATTTCTACAGTTTCATAATCGAATTCTTCCCAATCAAAATCATAGTAATCCCAACCATTTTCTGCTTCCTCTTTGGCTTCTTCAAGACTACTTGCCTTAACTGTAAAGTACTCCATCTTAGTACATTTACGAGTTACATAAAACTCATGTTCATAAGGTTTCATTAGAACTGCCTCCAGTGGTAAGAATTTTCTCCGTTAATCTGTTTGATTAACGCATCTGCCTTTGCCTGATCTTCTTTTAGGAAGTCGTCTGCAAATTTGATCAAGTCTAATAGTCCTTGAACATCTTTGTTTTTGTTGTCCATGTAGAACCCCTTGTGTATGTCTTAATTATAGTACCCATTAAATACGAATGGGAAAAAAGTGGACAGTTGTTAAACTGTCCTAGTTGTCTTTGGGATTTCTACGGGTTTCGTGTAGAATCCTGTAATCTTCCATGTCTCGTCGTCATGTGTGATGTCTGTTTCATACGCATGCCATTTACCTTTCAAGAAGATGTAAAGGAATTCGGAACCGCAGTCAATTTGTGCCAGTTCATCAAGATTTTTTGATAGGACTGGTCCCTCATCTTTCCCACCATAATATTCAACGTGACCTTCGCAATCCTCGAACTCTTCGGTTTCCTTGTTATACTTGCTTGTAGAAAAGCACGAAGACATATTGCCACCGTCGATGAGTTCGCGAACTGTCTCATCTGTGTTGTAGTGCTCTTCAAGAGTTACACCCAACCATTCAGGATATCCATCCCAGTGATGATAAACAGAAAGAATGGAATCATCTTGTAATACATAACCAATTCGTGAACGTGTTGACATAATGTTTTTAAAAAATGGATTGTAGAGGTACTTGCACCAGAGTAATTAACTACTGGGGTCGATCTCGACATTTCAAGAGTGGGACTAAGATGCATCTGCCCTGTTAAGGTGTCTCCCGCTTCACTATCTCTGCCCTCTACTCTTATATAATAAACGATTTTGAGTCGTTTTCAATAAAAAGTGGACACTTATTTAACTGTCCACTCTTGATTTTTTGAAGTCGCATTTCATGTAGTCTTGGACTTCATCAATAACTTCACCGAAGTAATCACCCCAATAATCCTTCGCATCATTTAGAAATTCATCGTCAGTTTGACCATCAACATATTTGTCCATGTCGTTGTGAACATACTCAACTAAATCTTTAGTGTCCATGTTATCAACATATCTCTCAACAAAGAAAGATTTGAGCTCATTAATTAAGGCTTTGTCCATTATCCCATTTCCTCCAATATTTGCTGTGCACGAACTCCTGCAACATACTGAGCATCTTCGCAATGTGGATCTAATCCTGCTTCTTCAATCTGTAATAGTAGATCTTCAAAGATTCCTTCTAGTAGTTCTTCGTTTGCTAGGCAACTCATTTTGATCTCCTTTGTTTGTATATTATTATTATAAGTCCCCACTCTTACGAATGGGGATTTAGTGGACACTTTTTAAACTGTCCTATAAGTACCCTGCAGATTCACATCCTGGTTCATCATAGAACCACTGGATCGAAACTTTTTTATATTGTCGTTTCAGTTCAGAGGCAACGTCTTCGGGTGGAGCCCATGCTGTGTCGAAATGGATCTGGAAATAATCCTCTTCGTCGTCTCCCCATTCGACTGCATCCTTACGAATGTCCCATTTAGTTCCCCAGTTATGAACATTCCAGTCGTACCATCTGTCATCATTTTTTCCATCTGGGAAGTAATAGGATTCATAGATGAGTTTGCCATCCTTATTAAATTCCTGCCTTAGAGATGGTAATTCACCTTTATCATTCGGCATTTTTTTCCAGTCTGGTGGTGGAATGATCTTGGCGAATGGATTGTCTTGAGAGAAAATTTCTCTGATCTCATTGATCTCTTGAACACTTTCTTCATCCCATCCAGATACTGTTACTCGGTTACTGCACCAATTTGGCATTAGTTTAACCTCCAGTCAATCTTAAGGTATTCTGGATCAGCATAGTTCATCAACTGTTCTGGTTCCATGTCGAATATGAATTCTTCCATGAAATATTGAACTGAGAAGTTCCCTAATTCTTCAGCACAACGAAAGACCATTCCGATCTGTTCATTGTTTAGACCTAGAACATCAATACAGTAAGAGATGTCCTTTTCAAGATCTGAAATTCTTTTGGAAGATTTTTTCATAAAAACCCTGTTTGTGTATGTTCTTATTATAAAGGCAAAAGGGGGTCATGTAACCCCCTAGTGGACACTTTTTTAACTGTCTACCTTAAGTAAAGATATCCTCCTGCCCAATCTACGAAGTTTGGATCTAATAATTTTTGTAGATCCTTTGGTTCGCAAAATGAGAATCTAACGTGCTTTGTATGCGGTGCCTTCCATGATGCGGGTTTGTATACGTTACCTAGGATCGATGGATCCTTTCCTACGAATGCATGAACGCTACCGTCGCGATATTCATTCCTATCTTGAAAAGTGTCGAACTCTTCTTGAATGATTTTGTAATACTTCCTGCCTACCTCATAACGAAATCTCATTAGATTCGCAGTCCCGTCTTTCATCGCGTCTAACTGTTGTTTCGCATAACTTGAAAGATCTTCGCGCTCTAACTCTAGATTTCTTGTTAAGGACCTCTTGTGGTAGATGCGATAATTCTCAGTAATTGCTCTACAATAATCTTTTATGTAAGATAAAAGAAACGTTTGATCCGTTTGCTTTACTGATTTTCCAATGATAAAATCATTTTTGGATCCAATTACTTGTTGCATAAGATTTGTGTATGTAATACTAGTATAAAGTCCCCGCGCATGTAATGCTACGAAGGTTGTGCCACTATTTAAAGTGTCTACCACATGTCATCTGGTGTGTCATATGATGTAAAATCAGTCAGCCGTTTTTCTTCTCCTGCTTCTAGAGGTACCGAGAAGTTAATTTCAAACTCGTCGCTGTAATCTTTATAGTTGGTGATTTCCACGGGACATTCATTCAACCATTCTTGAAACATCTCATATTTTGTTTTACGTGGTTTCTTACGCATTTCGTCGTACATTGCCTGTTGATAAGTTTTCATTTAAGTTGTACCTCGTAGTCAATAAATTTGATGCACCATCCTGCTGATGCTGTGATCTCTTCAATAAGATCGTCTTCATCATCCGCGTCCCAAACACCGAGTGCGAGATCCCGCAATTCGATTTCCTCATCGAATGTGAGTTTGAATCCGTTGGCATAATCGTCATCGTAATCAAACTCAATTTCTGTTACGTTAAATTTCATCTCGTAATGATTTCCTGTAACGATGCAAGATCATCCCAAGTTTCATCATCTTCTTGAATGAATGGACAGTCCATTGCTCTGTCGAGTGCAGTACTGAAGCGATCTAGTTGCTCATCAGTAAGTTTGAAGTTCATAGAAATCTCCGTGTATAAACTCATTATAGACAAAAAAATCCCCCTTGCGGGGGACTAGTGGACAGTTTCTAGACTGGCATAGGCAATCCATAACTGATATGATACATATCCATCATATAATCTCTTACTCTCTCCCGATCAAGGGAATCTCCATCTCCCCACGTAACCTTAAATTCAGCAAGCGGGTCGCTGCAGTCATCAAGATATTTGAGCGTTGCATATGCGATTTGCTCTTTAGAGACGTTGAGGGGATACAACCCACCTTGCCCGTAGAATGAAAACACATAATCGATGAACTCCTGAAAATTGTGCATGAGATGTTTTTGTATGTATCTTTATCTTATCAGTTCCTGTAGCAATTGGTCATACTATGTGACACTAATATTTCTGGCACACTGGCTGATGCATTCGAGCTCGATTTCTCTTATAATAAATTTATAAACAAAAAAAGAGCGGAAGTACGCTCTCTAAAATCTTCGCCACTCCCCCTGCCTTATAATATCTCTGTGTTCCTTTCCTGATATCCAATTCTCGTACTGGCACACTCGCTGTTGCCTTCCCTTTAAAATATGTTACACTTCCTCGAACAAACCATACAAAGGTATGTATATAAAACCAAAATTTAAACTGTCACATTGTGCCAATCTAGATGCGTCACATGTCGTATAATGTATTACATGCATGAATCTCGATGTGTATCATATGTTACTAGTACATGCGTATCCTCGTCGAGATGTGTGCCCCTGCTCATATGTGTGTATGATATGTGCAGGCTCGTCGAGATACATGTGCGCAAGCTCGTCTAGATGCATGCGTTCATGTGTGCGAGCTCGTCGAGATTATGCATAATGATAGATGGATAGCTCGTAGAAATCCTGATTGTTGTCTCGTCGAGAGTTATATTCCTCGTCGAGATCTAAGTCTTGTGTATAAGACTGTGTACTCTCGTCGAGATCGTCACCTGTTTCATAGTCGAGATCGTACCAGTCTGCGCAGTCTTCGTACATAGTCGAGATGAATAGAATACTTATAGTATAACACATATCTCGACTAGAGGCAAGCTCGTCGAGATTCACAGTAGTATATATGTACGCAAAAGGATCTATTGTTACAATATAGTAACATTGTACTTATAAGACTACAAGTACTTCGCGACCCTGTGTGTTAGGAAATCGCGATCCGTGGGTTGACAAACTCCGCGTCTCATGCTACGCTCGCTAAGTCAACATAAGATCTGAGCATTAAATCATAATACTTTCTCTCTTCTTTATACACATATTATAACACACTTAACATCCTTTTGCAATGTACTTGTACTTATGGTATAATTAAAAGAACCAGTTATTTAGACAGTTTACCAAAACCTATTCTCAATGTACTTGTACTTATAAATTAGTAATAAGTACATCCTATAAGTACATTATATGAAAATTGATAGGTTCATCGGTAGAATCCCTTGGTATGACTGGAGTTTCGCCCTTAGTATGTGTCATGGTTTCTTGAAGTGAGAAAGCATAAAGTTTTGAATGAAATAGAAGACTTAGAGGATTTCAGTGGTTACTCGATTGATACTGATGGAAACCTTTGGTCTCTGAAGTATAAAGTACCGAAGCTAAGAAAACCTGTATGGTCTGGTAAAGATGAATGTGCATATCTTACCTGTAGATTGAGAGATGATAATGGTAAAGCAAAGACTCTCTACATTCATAAGTTGGTAGCATTAGCATTTCTTCCGTGTGATGATCCTACCCGAAGGGTTGTGCATAAGAACAAAGATCGAAGTAACAACCAACTTGAAAACTTAGAGTGGATTGCTAACGTAAAGGAGAAGAAGAAAGCATTAGACTTCGTATTACAGGAAGAACTGGTAAATAAGATACAGCGTATTCATGTAGTTGCTCAAAAGAAAGGAATTCGGGATGTGTCGTCTGATTCTTATTCATTTACCACGAAGATGATCGAAGATGCCATTGAAGCATACATTAAAGAGTATGGACTACGTAAAATTGATAGAGACTTATGAAAAATCCATTTAGAAAGAATAAAGAGACTAACTTGAAGAATCTCTTACAAAAATTGTTCCCAAATCATAAAATTACTGTGGTAAATCATAAAGATGGTTCTCAGACCATTTCTCTCTTATAAGGGGGGTTACTACCATAAGGAGAAGTTTTTACAGGGGTGTTACAGGCGATCCTGGCGTTAGTAGTTTGGTATCAGTACTATACAAAACGGTGTATTTCGTTAAATGTGGAGCAGTGAGTAGAAAAACGCAAAAAAAATTTCCTCCGCGCCTCTCGACGGGAGAGAATGGTAGAGGAAAGGGGGAGAAAGGAAGATATAGAAATTATAGAGTTACTGGATAGTATATGAATATCCCTCGAAGTGTTCCATAACGTTGAGCATCGTTTCCTTACCGTAGCATATAATTGTATGTGTCTGATATGGGGGATGTTTGCTTGCTTTGTGATCTTCGTATGTAAAAGTAAACTTTGGTTTATCATCTGGGTATTCGCCTGGTGTCCAGATTGATCCGTCTGTGTTGTAGGTATCAAACTCTAATGGATTGATTTCTTTTTTTGATTCTTTCATTTGTTCTACTAGGTGATCGACGCAAGATGCATAGTAACTTGCATTAAGTGTTTCTTCTGATTCATAGAAGTTGATGTAGTTAAAAGGTTTACTCATATTTAAGTGCGACTGTAAATCTGTGTTTGGTGCGGAAAGAGGTGGCTCTGTGTAAAATTGATGCATCGAAGAAACATAAGCGATTTGGTTCGGGTGCAACTGAGTAGGACTTGTCGTTTACATAGAACTCTGTTTGTCCTAAAAAGTTGGGTGTCCACATTTCTTTGTGTGGATAGTATAGGAATGTCACTCCCTCATCTGCATCTGTATGAAAGTATGGTATTTCATTTGGTGCGAACAAATTGATATACATTCTTAACAGACATCGGTTTGGTACAAGTGGTTGAGTCTTCTCATAGAAAAAGCGATAGATGAACTCTCCCTTCTTGATTTCTGCACTCATTCCAGTTGGAGCTACCTCTGCTTCATCCTTTTCGCCAAAAGTGTAGTTCGCATTCTGGCAGTACATAAGCACATTAGCCTGTTCTTGTGGATTTAACCAGTCGTCCCGTATATGAACTGGCACATCCTTTCCGTAAACAAAATCCATTATTTGCTAGAATTGTAAGAAGTTACTGCAAAGTTGAATGCAATTGAGATACGTGGGTTACCAGGTGTTGGTTTGTTTGCTTTAACCTCATGCATTAGATATGATGGAAACATGATCAAATCTCCTTCATTGATGTCAGGAGAGAACAGTTCATCATAATTGTGTGAATCGAACTCTAATGAATGAGATCGAATGATGCCCATTGGATCAGTAAAGGTCAATGGACTATGCACCTTCTTATCATAACATAGAAAATGTACACATGCAAAATGATTTGGGTCTAACGGATCTCCAATATGATTGTGTGATTCTTGCCACTCCTCGTCCTCATAGCAATTATACCAACATTCGTCTACCTCCACCTCAAACTTGTTATCGAAAAAGGTTTTAATTAAATTATGATACTGTCTCTGTAATTCTCCTTGCGACATGAAAAAGCGATTGATGTCATCTCTTTCATGACTTGTCTTGATCTTTGTCGTTAACCATCCTTCTGGTGGTGTTAATGTTTTTTGAGTCGATTCAATAAATGGTAGCAGATCTTGCTTCAACCTTTCATTGTTCTCTACCTGTCCCTGATAGTAAGAGATCGGGAAAATGGTTCTACGTTGCGTTTCCATGGAATTCATCAAATTCTGCATAATGATCGGGACTTTTCTTATTTCTTTTCTTCACAAACTCCAACTGATGCCAACTATGTTCATAACACAATAAAAGAACATGTATGTACCTGTGTGGATTATTCTTATCGTACTTACAATTTGGTTTCTCTTTAACAGCAATTTCAATTGTAATGTAATTTAAGACTGGTCTCCATCCACCCTTAACTCTTGCTTGATTGTCTTCAGATTTTGGTTTACAATAAACCCATCCTTCATGCTTCATTCCCAGATCCGTAGTCCAGATTACATAATCATCGACTTCTGGGATGTATTGTGTTTCTGTACTCATTAATCGGGAACTGCTTTAAGGTCTTTTGGACTGATGCCTTCATTGATCAGTTGATCTAATCTAACCTTACATTGTTCTTTTGTGAGTCCTGATGTATTTGCTTCAGGTGATTTAAACCATCCCATTGTTGTTTGTTGGACGATTTGCCATTTTTTCTCTTGAGTCATTTAATTAAACCTAATTGGTGCGGTGCGGGTTGTGATATCCCCTGTCATCATTGCATTGAATGAAATGGTAATACGAGGAATGCCATTATAATCTTGATAGGATTGCTGTACTCCGTGTGGCAACCACGATGGAAACATAAGCAAACTACCATTATTTACGATTGGTGAAACTGTACCTGAGTTATGAGCAGCATGATCTTTATTTACACTTGGTTCAATAACTCTTGCAGCAGGTCTTGGATCACTAAAAGTTGTAGTTTGAGCAAATTGTGTTCCCAGATTTGGGGTACTTACATGCCATACTCCACTAAAGATAGAATTTGGGTGTGTATGATTCATGTGACAATATAATGGTCTAAAACCAACATTTGCCCACATTGAAGTCAAATAGACTTGTTCTACCTTATAATCATAATATGCAAATACAGCAGCAGCTTCTTTAAGTAAGAAACTATGTACTTGTTCAAAACCTTCTCTCTGGTGAAGATCATCGAAACTGTACCAACCTACAGGATCTTTTGGATCTCCTGCAATTGTTCCTGCATTCTCATCTTTTGTTGCTGCTAAGACTTTTTCCTTAACATCTTTAAGGAAATCTTCATCATCAACTCTTGATTTAAAAAGTAAAGAGGGAAAAAGAACACCAATGTCCCTATCGGTAACTTTGATTTCTTTTTCAACCTCCCTTGTTGGAGATACAGGTTCATTACTTAGTTGATTTACTTCAACTCCAGTATTAATAGTAAATCCACCTTCTGGTTTACCAGATGGTATTTTTACATCACGATTCCATCCCGAATTATGTTCAGTTGTCAATTAAGTATCTCCGAATATGGTTATTATAGCATAATAAATTGATTTAGACAAGGAACTCATCCATATAGTAATCAACTGTTACTTGCATTTTGGCAGCTTCCTTTTCTAAGTAGTCTCCATGTTGAGCAAGACCTTTATAGTATTCTTGTCTCTGTTTCCACTTGATGATTTCGATTTCAGATGTAATCATGTATTTTTTTAATAATTCCATAAATTCTTCTATCTCTTCATCATTCATAAGTAACAAATCCCTTGGGTCTTTGTGTCCATTTCGGATTCTTATCTCTGTAACTTGGTTCTATAGTTTTCCTTTCTTGCTTTTTAACTTTCATTTTAACACGATCAGGCATTGAATCATATATGTGTTGTGGCACATCATCTTCTGTCCCAACGAAAGTCATATCCCCACTTGAGTCGTGTATAGTCTTACATAAGTATTCATACAATGAAGGAAGTGTCTCTGCATAATTTATATATTTCTGTTGGGTCTCTCTGTATAGTTCTTGTAACCTATCACAATGCATTTCTGGATCAAATCCTTTCAATTTTCCTAGAGATCTATGCATTTGTGCATCAATTGGAGAATAGTTCATTCCTGCAGCAACACACTGGAATCCCGCAGTACCCTCCCTAAATTGATGATATTTGTATGCGGACGTAGCATAGTAAAGTAATTCAAGATTCTCTCCCATTTCAGTTTCATAATTCAATGAATTATTGATTGTTGGGTCAATTCTAACTCTCTCTGTTACATCTTGCCAGTATGGTGTATCATCTCTTGAACTCAATGCATAATGCATACCAACAAAGTTTGCATGACCATAGAAAATATTTCTAAGTGCATAATTAAATGCATCCCTATCCCACTGATTAACAAAATCTTTGCGTAGTGTATAGATTAATGATAATAACCACTCATATGTTGTCATTAATCCTGTACTCTCTAATGGTTCAACAAAACCACTTGATAAACCAATCGCAACTACATTCTTCTCCCATGTCTTTTCATGTATTCCATTTCTCATTGTAATGGGTTTAAATTCAAGATCCTCAATAGGAACATTATCATAACGTGTGCGGATGTAATCCTTGAACTCCTCAAGAGCTTCATCATCACTGATATACTTATCACTATAAACATACCCTGCACCAATACGTGACCATAAAGGTATGTTCCATGTCCATCCATTACTGAGAGCAGTGCAATTTGTAAATGGTTCTAGTTGTTTATTCTTATCTGTATATGGTATATGTGTTGCCCATGCTTTATTATTTGGAATTATGTTCTCAATACTATTAAATTTAACTCCTAATGCACCCTCTAATAATAAACTTTTGAAACCAGTGCAATCAATGTATAAATCAGCAGTTACTTTCTCTTTATTTTGTAAAATTAAAGACTCTATACCATCATCATTTGTATTAATCTTTTCAACTGTTGAATTAATTAACTTTACACCCTTTGGAAGACATATCTTTTTCTTAAGATATTGTCCTAATGCGGTAGCGTCAAAATGAAATGCAACATCTTGAACAAATGAGAAACCAGGTGTCTTTCCACTACTATCATCAGACATCTTATTATTCTCTGAAATTGCAGCAATTGGATAGTGGCAACGTGCAAATGAATTTTGATCAAGACCACCCCTATTTCCTTTTAAGAACCACCAGTCATTTTGTGCTACTTGTTCTATTGGTCTTTGTGCCTCTCCAAAAGGATAATGGAATCCTCCTGTATCTTTTCCTAACCAATCTGTAAATTTAATACTTAACTTATAACTACCATCTGTTTCTGTTAAAAGATCTTTATCCTCAAGACCTATCAATGATGACCAGTGCTTTATACCACCAAGAGTACTTTCTCCAACTCCCAATATAGGAAAGTCTGGACTCTCAATGATAGTAACATCAATGTTCGGAAGTTGTGTTGCAAATGTGGCAGCAGACATCCAACCTGATGAACCACCACCCACAATGCATATGCTTTTAATCTTTTTGCTCATTCTTTTTGTTTCTACGTTCTTCAACTAATTTTAGGAACTCCTCATCTGGAGTAAAGATTACAGGACCTTCGGCAATCCTCTCCTCCAGTTCATCCAATAATGGATCCTTTTCATTGTTTTTTTCAGTCATTTTTTTACAAGAGATCTAAGTCTTTTCCGTGTTTGAGTTTATCCACTTCAACAGGTGGCACAAAGGCATTGAAATTATTTTTAATTTGCTCTAGTCTATCTGCTTGAGCACCTAGTTTTTTTAAAACAGTGCGACTATTAACATCAAACTTTTTAGCAGATGTATCAATCCCCTTTCCTAAAAGGACATCAATTAAAAAATCACACTCAGATTCATCTAAGTCTGATTGTAATCTATGTATGGTTCCCATAATACTCAATTTAAACACCCTTGTCTTGTGTACTTTCGTCAACGATTGTATCTAATTCAGATAACTTTGGATACATTCCCTTAAATGTATCTGCGTTTTGTTTCTGTTTTTTCATATCATCATCCATCTCTATTCTACCTGTGTTTTCATTAAATTGCAATAGCATTTTTCTACCTGCCTTTCTAGCAGTTTCTCTAAAGTTTGGCGATATACCAGTTGTATCATTTGAAAATGTGGTTACATGATCACTTAACCATCCAGTACAAACATACTTACTACCTTTAGTGACAGTTTCTCCTCTATGATAGAAATACCATGAAGCAGGGAAACAAATCAACTTTCCAGTTTTTGGTGCTACATTGAGTATATCATTACTATTTCCACCAACTCTAAATTGTGTATGCCCACCATCAAAATCATCATTGAGATACCACATATATGTGAATAATCTTCTTGCTTGCAAAACAGTTCCAGAATCTCTATATCCTCTTAATGGAAATACTATCGTATCTAAAATTGGAGAGACATCATCATCAGCATGCCAATCATAACTTTCTCCAACATTAGTTCTTTGTACTTGATATCCAGAATCAACCATGTCCCCTTTTGATTGAACAACATCACCTAATTTTTCTTTTATGTAAGTTAAATATTTTTTTACATGTGGGGAAAGTACTTCAAAAAAGTATGCATCATATTCTTCCCATTCTGGCCATTGAGATATCCACAGATCAGTTGATTTTTTGATACTTGTTCCATCAGCGTGTCCCTCAGTATCAGATGCTGTGATTCCCGCACTTTTACGATGATCATATTCAAATTTTTCAATGATCTCTTTGCATTTATCAGCAGGTATGACATCATCATACTGCACTATCATATCGGCAAAATTAGTTATCATGTTGTTTTAAATTAAATGCTAAAATAATTCTTTTATCCATAACAGGTGGACTAAAATGATATATCTCTGGGTCCCAGATTAATAAATCTCCAACCTTAACTTTAGATGTTGTTGTGTTACATTGATGCAACGGATCTTGAAAATAAGTAGATTGTCCCTCGGTTAAAAATAAACAACCAGAACCACTTATTTTTGTTCCTGTATGATTATGTATAGGATGAAATCCACCAGGTTCATACACTTGAACCCAAGAATTGTCAAATGCTTCTGCAGGAGCTATAGGTTCTAAAACTTTGTAAATCCACGGAACTATATGTGCTTCATTCTTTGTACCATAAGTTGTCCAAAGTCTTCCATGATCAACATATTTTCCATACTTCTTACACCATTCTTCAACCTTATCAAGAAATCCCTCTGGTATGGGAATATTATCTTTAATAACAATTGAAGGTGGAAAAAGTTGTTGATGCTCTGGTCCTTTTTTCTTTTCTTCACTCATAAAATGCCTCTAATCCAACTGGTTCTCCAAAACTATAATCATAAGTTAATGCATCATGACAAACATAATGCGGATGATCAGGTTTTACACCTAATCTTTTACACAATTCAAGATGATTATCCTCCATGAGTTCTACTGCATACAACATATTGTTTAGTATGTGTTCCTCATCATGATACTGCAGCAATTTAGTTTTAAGAGTAACTAAAAAGTTACCACTACCTGCTGAATTATCTAGGAAAGTAGAATTAGGGTTCTTTTTTACATCATCTGGTATATCATTTATCATTCTAGCACAAACATCCATAGGTGTAAACACTTCGCTAGTAGCATTTATCCTATCATCTGATCTTTCAATTACAGATCCTACACTCTTATTGTGGTCGTTTCTTTTCATAAAATATCAGGAATAGTTCTGAATAATTCTTTTGAATTAGTATTAACTATCCTATTCTTTAGAACCATTTGATGTACTTCATCAGATCTTAAATAATCTGCAAGTTTATTACTCTCCTCCTCAGAAGATGTTTTTATGATAACTGTAGATCCACTAATAGAATGATCGTAAGGTTTGATACGGATCTGTCCAAAACCTTGTCCACCGTATTTACTATTCATTACAACTCCATGTTGATTAATACAACAAGTATGCTGAGACTTATCAACATTAGTAACTTGCATCTCTCCATTTTTACCACCCATTGTAGTTATCATAGGATACTCTCCCTCAATCAATTGATTTAAGTTCAAATCTCCACGTTGATAGCGATGTCCCATATTGTTAGAAACATCTGAAACAAAATCTGGATTAGTAAATCTAATACAAGTATCATCAGTAAGTTGAATATTCTTTACTGTACCATCAAGATAAGTTAATTTTGTTAGTCCAGTGTATCCACGTTTCCATGTACAAATACATGTCTCTGTCATTGATATAGATGGAAATGTATCAGGAGATAATGCTTCAATAGAAACAATACCTGGTGTTGAAAACAAAGTTCTTCTAAACTTTGATGTGGATTTAGCAAAGTGTTTTGATCGAATTACTTCTGATACATAATCAGATCTTTTCATTGCACTTAGATAAAAATGTGTATCTAAAGTTTTTGCACATCCACCTGTGGTTGCACCTGTTACTGTAGATGTATCTGTATATGGTGGATTACCAACTGTAGCACTAAACTGCATTTTGTAATTACTAAGGTTGTCGGTTACATTAATTTTAGCATTAATCTGCTTTATTGCATAGCGATGAGTAGGATCGTTTTCCCACACCACTATGTCATCGGGTTCCCAAGATTTATTCTCTATTGCATATAAAGAATGAAGTCCAGAGGGATCTCCATGTATATACAACTTTTCAGTTGTATCCTTTTTTAAAGGAATCATCCTATCAAGAATATCTAATGAAAGTGTCTTTTGATTCTTTCTTGTTGTTGCAAGTTTCTGTAAGGTTCCACATTCATCTTTAGACATAGAATGTTCAATATCTATGATTCCTTGATTAATTCTATTGATCCAAGATTTAGGTATAATCTTTTGTTCTAAACAAGCTTTGATAATACCAGTAGTGTCTCCTGTGTCATGTTCATAATATTTTGAACTAAGAATACTATCTACACTTTTAGGTGTGGATTTATTCTTTATCATATGGAAGATAACTAATCCTATTCTCTCCATGTATGCTTGAATAGTTTCTGTTTTCTGTGCTATCTCAGACTTATCAAAATGTGTAGAAAATTTAGATGAACTGGTAAGTTTCTTATTACTGTTTGCGTTAGCATTGTTTTCATTTACTGTAAAAGAACTCCATGAAGATAACTTTGCACTCTTCTGAAAATTATCAAATTCAATGTCTCCTAACTTAAGAAAATCTAATTGAGATACAATACCTGATATCAAAGATACTGCACTGTCTACATCATTAGATAGAATTTCGTTTAGACGTTCTGGTGTTACTTCTTCAAAATCAGAGAAGTATTCAAAGATAGGAACTAAATCAAGAAGTTCATATTCAGATTCTGTTAACTCATGATTCAAATCACATGCAGTAAAATACATGTTTCTGATTGTAGTAAAACAACGTTCTGGGCAAAAATCAATTACATCCCAAAAGTTTCTCTTTGTTGATCCACCACGGAAAGCAAACTGTGTCCATTGTTCTCTTGATGATCCTTCTGCACAATTCATAACAGTATCAATACCCTCTGCAGTTAGACCAAGAACATTTGCAGTTTTAGTTAAGATAACTGTAGATGTGTTAGTATCAATATGTGATCTGATTGTCTCAGAATTTTCTCTAGTATCTGAAGTTACAACTAATGGTTTAAATCTTGTTGATTTAAAATAATCTACAAGTGCATGACATGATGCCATAGAAGGCAAAGTTATCATTACATGTCTACAGTTCTTTAGTATTCTTTTGTTATACTTTATTCCATCTTGAGTAAACACTTTACTCATAAATTCATCAACTAATATTGGTTCAGCAAAATCATCCTCATCTTTGTTTACTCTAAAAATATTACCCATTGCATCAGGATCATCGCCATATAAGTCTTGATATTTACTGGACTCATACTTTGCAAGAATCAATCTCATCTGTGGAGAATTTACATACTCCTTTATACCTTGCAATTTATACAATTGCTCCTCAAAATATGAATATACAAATCTAAATTTAGGAAAATCTTCTAAGATTTTATGTGCAGTTCCTGAGACATACAATACTTTTGTATCGAAGTGATCTCTAAGACTTATCCATTGATCTCCCTCATATCCAAGATGTGCTTCATCGAATACTATTAGATCAATATTACAAGGTAGATTCTTATATCTGTTAGGAGCTTGAATAGTAGAATATAGAACTATTTGTTTTTCAGTTCCCATCCAATACTCTATCTCATTCTTAAACTGATCTACTTCACCATCACGAATATCAATGAATATAATATTATCAAAGTTTTTAAACTGTTGGGAATCATCTCTCCATGATTGTTTAGGAGAATTTCTATATGAAACAACTAAGGATACCTTAACATTACTCTCTACAATAGAGGAAAGAACCATTGTAGATTTACCTGCACGACACTTAGCAAATAACAAATACTCTTTCCATTCATCCCATGTTGAAGTTATCTCAGATACAAATTCTTTTTGGTGTTTGCGAAGTTTACGATATTCTTTTTCCTCTACATTATTTGTAAAAAACTCTTCTTCAATAAGATCCTTTACAACATCAATACTTAAACCATGACCATCTTCAATTTTATAAGTCTCTCTACCAGTTTGTGTAATACCACGTTGTTTTTTTAACCAACTATGTATCTCATGATCTCTACCATCAAAATCTGTCCACCATCCTCTCTTTATTCTTGCACTACCAACTGCTGCTAAATCTTGTTTTGACTTACCATAGTCTCCACCTTTATGTCTATCTTCATATGTGTGTATGGTTTCTCCTAAACCGAAGGCAGACGGATTACCTTTAAACCCGTCAAGGTAAATGTTCATTTTCTCCGAATAAATTGGGTGCGAGAAACAAAAACTCGGACTTACAGGACGTAATTTCTCTGCTGAACAAAGACAACCATAGATCCTTGCCTGTTTTGTTTCCCTGTATTAATTATAGCATGAAAAAACCCCCTGTAAAGGGGGTTGTGACAGTTTCTAAACTGTTTTTCTTTTTCTCATCCTAGTGGTCATTTCAGTGTATTCTACAGGTGCCCACTCAACTTCCTTGGGTTTTGTTTTTCTTAGATTAGCAGTCTCTTTTTTAACAAAGGTAGAAGATTCTTCTTTAGTATTCTTTGCAAGAGATTGTCCAGAATTTAATTCCTTTGCAACTTCTGGTTCATCAAATTGTTTCAAATAACTTTTTCTGCTAAAAAGTTTTTTGGATTCTACAGCATCTTCAGAAGTTATTGGTTCATCAGTCATCGTATACTCGACATTCAAATGCGTCTGGATGATTATCACAATAGATTTCTAAATGCTTATCTTCATGTCTAGTGTGCCAATCATTTATTTTACCCTCATTAGGGTCTACTACATCATCTTTATGTGAATCTTCATAATTAGCATGAACTTCTTCAAGTTCAGACTTTTTATACTCTAATATACCATGATTAGTATGTTCTTTACCATCTTTAGGATCAAGATAAACTTCATGATTTAAATCGTGTTTAATAGTAGTCATAGTTAATTGATTAAACTCCTACATTACTATTTATAATTTAGCACTATCTTTCCATCTCTGCAAGTTCTAATGTTTCTTTACCAACAAACATACCTTTTAAATCATAATACAACTTATGGTTCTCTGTGTTAACATAGTGTCCTGTTATATTGGCACCATCACATGAGTACCCATATCCTATAACTTTTTCTGGGACACCATTAATACGAAATTTTTTTTCTGAATGCAGGTAAGTTCCATAGACTTGATCTAAATTAAACATTGGTATCTTTTGAATGTTAGGATATTATAACATAGTATCTATGACATTCAATATTTCTTTACATTTACTACAGATTTATATGTTGTCTTTGTTAAAAAATGTTCCAAACATACCACTGTCTCCATCCTCTCTATTTTCTATCTTATCAATAACTTCACTGGCATCTATGATATTTTCAATATTCGCCATCATATCTGCAATATGTTTGCTAACAAATGGTTTCTCTTGTCTTGCTGAAAATGCAAGTGCATTTCTTAAATTCTCTTGTGCGTCTCTCAACGATGTTTTAACTGTGTCTGATAATGCCAATGTTAATACCTCCTAGGGTGTGTATTCGTAACCATACTTTTGAAGATATTCTTCAAATAATTCGTCTGGGACTCTACCTTCCCAATAATCTTTTTCTGTATAAGTTTTTTTTAACTTATGTTCAGTTTTAGGTTCATTGCTGATCCATTCTGACTGCTTGCTCAAAAACATTCTGTAATTCTTTTGATGTTAAATTATTTAACCAACTCCAATCTGGGTCTTTTTTGTCCCATTCTGCAGTAAAAGAACCATCATCATTTCTGTTAATTTTTAGAGAGTTGTTCATCTTGGCATACGATCAAATATTGATGCCAAAATAATTTGGAAAAATGATTTTGCTGCGTTGCCTTTTAACTCATCAAACATATACATGTTCAATCTGAATGCGTAATTTGCTTCTGTAATTATAGCATTCTTTTCTGATACTGTCAGTGGTAATTCATCTAATGCACTACGATATTTTTCTTTATATGCTTTAGCATCATCAATATTTTCAAACTCATAAAAGTCTAAACCAGCTTTCTCTAAGTTCATTGCTTTCTTTGCAATGTTTTTTAATATTTGTCCTCCTGACAAATCTCCCAAGTATCGTGTATAATGATGACCAACTAATAATTCTGGTTCATCTTCAGCAACTTCACGAATACGATTAACATATTGTTTACATGCTTGACTTGGTTCTATTTTAGTTCTCCAATCAAGACCATAGTAATATAGTAAATCTTTTTCTAATGCTATCAATCTTTCTAATTCTGGAAAATATAAACTACCAACTATAGGGTGTGTTCTTAACCCATATACTTCCTCCTCTAATGCCTTATAAACGAAGTAGAGATCCGATACTAAGCATTTGTAATTGTCTGGACTTACAACTCCACGTAAAAATGATTTGACAAAAGCAGTGTTCTCTGCTGCTGTATGTGATTTCTTTGTTCCTACTTTTAATTCCTTTGCAAAATTAGTCATTTGATTCTTTTTTAAGTTCTTTTCGGATCATTTTTGCGTACAAAACATCTTCTTTTGAATACAATTTACGATTCCTTTTTGCGATCTTAATGATCCTTTTAGCTGCTTTTTTATTCTCCATATTGGTATATAATGTGTGTGTTAATTAAGTATTTATACCATTTTGCCTTATTGATCCCGAAACTGAGAAACTTTCAGATGCCCTTTTTACCCTAAATTTAGGATTTAACTTAATTAATTCTTCATGTTCCACTATCTTACCTTTAACCCATATCATATCATCTTGTATCTTATCTACCTTCTGATTTATGGACTGAATTAACTCCTCTACCATATACATTTCTTCTGTCATCGGATCTTTAATCCTTACTTCAAACCTTTCTTCTGGTGTCAATCTGTTTCTATATGGATACAACAAATCAGCAATCTCATCTGCTATCGACCATACGAATTCTCTAATTTTAAATAGGAGTTTATTCATAATCTCCTGCAAATCCTACTGAGAAACTACTCTTACTACTCTTCTGAGAATCAACCTCATTACAAATAGTATTAACAACTCTTATGATATCTTCAGTATCTCCTTCCATATTCTGTTTGACATAGTCATACTTTAAAAAGAAATCATCAGCAACACTTTTAAACTCTTCTTGAGTTATGTTGTTCTTCATAGTTTGATCCACCGTTTGTTGTTAAGTGTCCAGTTAGTAACCTCTGCTATGCGTTCACGAACAGACTTAGCAGGTGTCCAACCGAGTTCTCTCATCTTACCACCATCTAATGCATATCGCAAGTCATGTCCTGGTCTGGAAGAATGGAAATCAACTAACTCATACTTTAATTCTTTACCTTGAGCATCAGCAATAATCTGTGCCAATTCAAGATTATTGAGTTCTTCTGATCCCACAATATTAAACTTAGGGCATTTTGCATTTCCCCATGTAGGTTCAAATGCTCCCTTATATTGTAATAAGAAGTAAACTGCTGATGAAACATCTTCAGCATGTATATAATGTCTTGAGCCAGGAATTGTTCTGGTATGATCGCTATGAATTGTAACTACCTCCCCATCTCTTGCTTTCTTTATACACATGGGTATAAACTTCTCTGGGTGCTGTCTCTCTCCAAACACATTCATAGTATGTGTAATGTATATTGGAAGTTTATATGTATTCTCATATGCTACTGCTAACTCTTCTGCACCTGCCTTAGTCGCACTGTATGGATTAGTAGAGTTATATCTATCATTCTCCTTATACTTGATACCATCAGGTGCAGGACCAAACACTTCATCTGTGCTAAAATAAACAAATCTTTCAAGATTGTCTTGCTTTCTTGCAAACTCTAAGATATTAGCAGTTCCCACAACATTATCCATGATAAACTCCATAGGATAATCTATACTACGATCTACATGAGATCCTGCTGCTAAATGTAGAATATAATCTACCTGTCCTACTTCGCTACAAACTAAAGGATTAAGTTCTGCCTTTAGATCATGATGTACGATCTTTACACGTTTTCTAACTTCTGGATCAAAAGATAACATAATGTCATGCAGACGATTAAGATTACCACTATAATCTAATCTATCAAGGGTAATGATCTCCCAATCAGTATGTTTTAGTAAATAACTGATTGTGTGGTGTGCAATAAAACCTGCTCCACCTGTAATAAGTGCTTTTGTCATAATTAAATAAAACCTTTGGCCAATGCTTTTTCGTGTATAAAGAATACTATAGTTAGTCTATCAGTTTTTGGACTATTTCCAAAACATCCAGTTAGAGCATGGATGTTATATCCATCGTAAGCTATCAATCTATTATACACGTTTTCTACGTTTGTGAACAGAGTGTTACGACTATCCAGAATTGATGTTCCTGTATTAGGTGGGGGATCTGGATTTAAAAATATTACCCCTGCACATGATAAAGAATCTCTATGAAATCTATCTGTATGAAAATCATTTAACATATCAACTGTATTAGCAGGACTCCTATGAAAATAAGTTGTGATCATGGGATCTACCATAGGTTTATTTGCTACAAGTATCTCCTCCCCATAGAATTCAGAAAGATCTTTTCCCATGTACTCATCCTCATAATGTGGATATTTCCAATCTTTAAGATTTCTCTCTTCCCATACAAAATTAAATATATCTTTCTCTATCTGTAATAATTCTTCGTTACTTCCATAACCTATTTTCTTAAACTTCTCAGATCTTATTCCTCTCCATCCTGGTCCTGAATCAGGTCTATCAGAAATTCTCCATGACCTATTTCTAAAACCAAGTTCTCTTACGTGTTCAACGTCTGAAAAATAATTATCTTTTATTGTGATGTCAAGCATTTAATCTATCAAATTCAAAAGGTCCATAATCAGATCCCCAAACTTTCTCATTTGTAGTTTTGGAGTATCCAATATCAATTGTAGTGTATGTAGTGGTTGTGATTTGAACTCTACTCTGAACGTAAGAATCCCTTACTATGCAATCACATCCATACAAACCACCAGAATATGTATTATAATCTATTTGGGAGAATAATAAATCACAACCATTGTTATGATGTAAATCATTTGTAGTAATCGTATCCAGATTTTTAAATCCAGTAAATCTGTTTTTTTCTTTGATATCATAGTTTTTTACTTTCATTAGTTCCCCATCCATCACAGGTTCAATGATAAATTGTCGGTATGGTCTATCCTCATCATATGTATATGCTTGTTCTCCATATATCAAATTGTTACCAATATCTTTATGTATCAATCTGATATGAGCATAGAATGTAGGATTTTGATATGCCTGTCTTCTATTATCAAATGTACCTATCAGTAACTCTTTGAGTCTTTCGATCATACTGAGTACTTTTCTCTCATTGCTAATAATGTTTCATAGGGAATCCATGCAGGATTCTCTTCTGCGAATTGAACTTCAACCTCAGTAAATATTTTTTGATAGTATCTACTGTAAGTTTCTCTAGTGTTTAAAACATTACAGAAAGGACTCATCATTTTGCACCATGCATACTGTTGACATTATAAAACCCTTAACTAAAAAAGTCAAGGGTTTATACTTTAATTGCAATTTTTATTTAAGGTGGATGCTGATATTTTATCATTTGACTGCTTTAGATAAATGTTTACGTTGAGTTAGAAAACCTCCCTACATACACGTTTACAAACATGGTCTTTGTCATCGCAGTCAATTAAGCATTCGTAGTATTCTGTGATTAAATCCTCATGGGGGTCTTGATGTTCTCCCGCCAATTGATTAAAAGGAATTAAGTTATGCATTAATTGTCTCCAAATATAGTGTGATAATAAAAAAAAGATTTCAGATCATCTGTTTCAACCCTAATTCTACTACTATTTAGTTAGGAGATCAACACAAAATCATTTTTGTTAACAAAAAGAAATGCCTACGTGATTGTACCTACTCGCCCATAATCATCCATTAATCTTACAATATCATCCTCTCTACACTCTCCAGTTTGAGTCTCAACTATAGTCATTCCATCATCCCCTGCCTTCGCTCTATGTGGAGATGTTTCACAAATTACATATATGTCTTCTGGTTTAGCATTGTATTCGCTACCATCTGCAATAACTATTCCACTCCCCTCTGTAACAACCCAGAACTCTTTTCTGTGGTTATGATATTGATAGGAAAAAGAACAGTTAGGATTAAGATGTAATCTTTTTACTTTATAATTTGGTTCATCCAATAAAACTTCATAATGTCCCCATGGTTTAGTCACTCTCTCCATAAATTATCTCCACTTTGATAGTGATTTAGTTTCTACTAATTTTTCAGTTTCAATTATATCACTTTCATCTGCATTTGTGTGATGTGTTACTTCTTTTAAAGTTTTAACATAATCTATAACATGTTGTCTGATCTCCATAAGTTCATCATAACAACCTTGATTATGTGCACAACCACGCAAATTATGATCTGGTTTCCAAAGAGATTCGGTAAAGAGATCTAATGCTCTTTGATATTTTACAGCAGGTGTTTCACCCTTATCTATTGAGTTTTGGTCGTGCATTTTCTTTTCTTATTTTGTTTTTTGTACTGAGCGATAAAAGTTCTTGCAGAATCTTCATTCCTACATTTCCTTAATCTTTCTCCATTATGTATCACGATGACAGCTTTTCCACCGCATGGGATAGCATAAAAACCATCATTTGTTGCAAATCCCATTTTAGCATCTTTATAGAATCTGGCAATAGCCCTTAATTCTTTTTCTTCGGCAGTCATTGCCATGATTACATTACTGCTGTTGTAGAAACAATAGTTGCATTTGGATTTCTTGCAAGAGCAACCTGCTGTGCTTCATGATAGTTTGCAGCATTAACTACTTCATTGAATAGTTTTCCTGCTACCATTAATTGTACTTTAACTTTCATAGGAGTCTCCTTTTAATTATATATCCATTATAATGGATATTTTAATCTATTATGTCCATAATGGACACTTTGTAATCTGTCACTCTTTTCTGTATTAGTTTACCATACTCTTCATTAAGTTCGCAACCTATGTAATCTCTACCTAATTGTTTTGCTACCATTCCAGTAGTACCTGATCCCATGAAAGGATCTAAAATTATATCTCCCTTTTCGCTCCCTGCTTTAATACATGGTTCAATTAATGCAGGTGGAAATACAGCAAAGTGTGCACCTTTATATGGTTTATTTGTTACTGACCAGACAGATCGTTTATTTTTTGTTGGATATGATTTTGTAAGTCCGCTATGTGGTTGGAGTCCTGTTCCTGTGTTATGGTATTTTCCGTTTGTTCTGTCTCTTGTTCCCCAATCTTTTGCGGGTTCTTTGATTGCTTCATTATCGTAGTGGTATTTTCTATTTTTACTAAACAAAAATATATATTCGTGTGCTTTAGTACACCTATCCCTTACACTTTCTGGCATAGGATTAGGTTTATGCCAAATGATATCTTGTCTTAGATACCATCCATCTGCTCTCATTGCGAAGGCAAAGAGCCATGGGATTCCGATGAGGTCTTTTTCTTTAAGTCCATCGATTCTATTTCCTCTACGAGGACACACATCTGGTAAGTCTTGTTTTGAATTTGCAACAGTTTGTTTTGGAAGTCCTTGTCCTTTTCCAGGTCTGTAGTTATAGTAACTATCCCCAAGATTAACCCAACAAGTTCCATCATCTGTAAGCACATTGCGAACCTCCTTAAATACGTTTACTAATTGATCAACATATTCTTCTGGAGTCTCCTCCAATCCGATTTGATCATCTTGTCTTACTGCACCACATTTTGGACACACACTTTTGTATATGTAATCTCCAACACCACCCATGATGTCAGCATTTTTATGACCAGTAATACAATTTGAACCTTGCTTACCTTTTTTTCTATGATCACAATTAGGATCTCCTCCTATCCAAGTAGCAGTTCCATAATCCCTGAGACCATAGTATGGTGGAGATGTTACACACATCCTTGCCTGTTCGTCAAATTGTTTGAGTGTCTCCCGACAATCTCCAAATAAAATTGTGTCTCTCATGATCTGATAACTGATGTTGCTGCTTGTCCTTTGTTGAATACAGTATCAATAACTGCTTCAACCTTTCTTGCGGTTGAAATACCAACCTTAGAGTAAACTGGAACACATACAAGTCCATAAACTTTGTCTTCCGCACCCTTACGGATTACTCTACCAATAGTCTGACTAATACCAATGTAATCCATAGATCTCATAAACAATACTGCCTCAAGACCTTTTACATTGATACCCTCTGAGAGGATGCTGTGATGGAGTACAACAAACTTTGTACCATCTACACCCCACTCGTTAAGTGTATTGAAGAACTCTTCTCTACTAACCTTCTTACCATTAACAAAAGCACCTGTCTTAGAAGTAATAAACATCCAGTTGTATCCACGCACTTGTAAATCCATAACAAAAGGAGTTTGAGATATCAAGTTAGTAATCTGCTTTGTAGACTTAGCACATATCAATACTTTGTTCTTCTGAATATTATCAAGAGCATTGATCATTTGATCGCAATCAGCATCTACAACCAACTCATCCTTCTCTAGTATTCTTGTCTTGTATACTGCAACCTTTGGTGGTAAGATATGTCCTTCCTCCACTAACTTAGGTGCAGGTACTTGGCAAATAACATTACCAAAGATATCAGCATCATTCATACCAACCTTAAGAGGTGTAAGAGAATGCTTTGGTGTAGCAGTAAAGAAGTATGCTCTTGCAGAATACATTGAAAAGTATTCAACTGCTTCAACAAAGTTCTTCTGAACTCCATTGTGTGCTTCATCAAAATAGATTGTATCTACATTAATACCACTCTCTACAATCTTATGTAATGAATGATATGTAGTAAACATAAGAGTATTCTTTCCCTTATTTGCATAGTGAAATAATTTAACATCGTTTACTTGAGTACTGCAGAAATATAGACTCTTACCAGTTAGATCGCCACTGTGAACATGCATTACATCATCAGGATGAATGTCAATCATTTCGCGAAACTCTGAGCATAACTGCTTTGCAAGTAATATACGAGGTGCAACTACTACAATAGTCTTAGGAGCACTCTTGAACTGATATATCGCATCTTCTATCATGCACATTGTTTTACCACCACCAGTCGGAACAATAACTTGTCCCTTAGTGTTAGACTGCATAGCAACTAAAGAATCAATTTGATGTGGACGTAATTGCATTAACTTTGTTTCGTTATACTTATTATAGCAAACACAATGCCATTTTGCAAATCCATGTGCCAGTATCTTAACTGTCTTTGTCCATTTTATCAGAAATTTTTTTGAGTGCTTCTTCCCATCCATCTTTATCTTGAGACCATTTATTTAATGGGCAAGACTCTAATATAACTCTAGCTTTGGCAGGTATGAAACATCCACATTCTGCACACATATCCTTTTTCTTTATCCACATCTCACATGATTTACAAATCTCATGTCTAACCTTATAGGTTTCATCAGATACAACTAAAGACTCAGGTCCATTCTTTTTAATATAGGTAATAATATCCCATGAAAAATTAGCAAAATTTTTCGTCTTCTCAATAAAAGATGGTTCGTCTTTTTCCATACATCTTAGTGTATCATATAATTATGTATTGTCAAGGTGTGGCAGGATAATCTCCCTTAATTGTAGTAGAACTAATAGATCCAGTTACACTGTAACTTGTTCCTGCAATTGCTCTTCCTGCTAATCCACCATCTCCAGTATTATTACTATCTCCACCTGCTAATGCCCATTCTCCACCTGCACCACCACCTTCACCTGGTTGTCCTTGAGAAGAGTTACAACCATTGTCGGGATCAGGTGCACTACCATTATCTCCCTGTAATCCAGCAGATTCATTTCCATGTCCTCTTCCAGTACCACCATCACCACCTTCTCCACCAAGTCCACCTGCTACAGTGTATTCATTAAGGCAGTCGTCATATCTGTACCAAGCAGTTGTTTCAAACCAACAACTTCCCCACCAGTTACAAGGTCTTCGTCTTGCACATCCAGCTCCTGAATAGCATCCACTTGTTGATGTCCATCCTTCTGGGCAATCAGGACAACTACCACAATTCACAACAGTTTCAAAATCTTGGCATAATCCACTAGCACCTTGATCTCCTGTCTTTCCTTTTTCTCCTCCACCACCTCCACCATAAATTCTTGCAGAGGAGTTTACATTTACAACTAAATTTTCTCCACCAGTAGAAATGATAGACAGTGCAGTTCCACCCTGCTGTCCACTGATTGAAACATTACCAGGTTTTCCACCACCTAATCCAGGTCCACCCTTAATTGTGCCAGTGATATCAAATAAAACGTTATATGCAGGAGACTGTTCAAATGAAGCTGCAGCAGAAAGTGCATTGTCAGATCCTATATTACCATCTACAAACATAGTTTTGTTTATAGTTTTTGCTAAATTAGTATTCCAACTTAAAGCATCAATATCAAAATAGATATCAGATCCAGTCTGTGTAATATAATAAAATTTTATACTATTTCTAAATTGCCCCAAAGCAACATCACTAACAGAACCTATTGCAGAATTTTCTGTAGCATCTGGAACTATCGGATTTGCACTTGTAGGACTTGTATCTCTCTTCAACTCTGACATACTAATTGGAGCAAGATCAGAAGCGAATGTTTCAGATCCACCAGAAGTAGTTTTACGAGACTGTGCTCTAAAAGTTCTCCTTAACTCACTAAAAGTTATGGGTCCTGAAGCGAAAAATGGTCCTGCTTTTGATACTGATACAGACATTTATATACTATCTTTTTTATTATTTATATTTATTTTTTAATTATGACTGAACCATTTAAAACAGATCTATGGGGAACAGATCTACTTCTACTCTTTGTACTTTCTTGTAACTCATGATTTTCCTTACATTGTTCTAATATTTTTTTTGATTTGGGTAAATTTTTTATAAATTCATTAACTGAATCTGCATTTATCATTTCTAAACCATTACTAACTTGTATGTAACTATCAATGTGCCATTGAGAATCCTCACTCATAAATCCAGCTGGTATAAATTCAATGGAACATTTTTCTTCATATGCCTTCATCCAATCTGTTTTATTAGCAGTCATATATTTCCAGAAAGGAGAGTCTATTCTATTTGTAGCATAATGTAGACAAATAAAATTAAATATATCCAGATAACTTTTCTCATTAAAATTATTATAATTAATCCTATCAAAATCTAAAAACTTAAGAGTGGTATTATTCTGCACAAAAAATTGTAATTGATTATAAACTATATGAAGTCCTGTAGATTCTAATGGTTCAATAAATCCACTTGCAAGACCAACAGATAAACAATTTCCTATCCAATTTTTCTTATAATATCCTGGTTTGTAATGAATCACTCTAGGATTATCATTTAATTCAACACCATGATTCTTTTTCAACCATTCATTATAATTTTTCTTTGCCTCTTCATCAGTAGTGAACTTAGATGAATATACATATCCAGTTCCATATCTTTTCTTCAATGGAATTTGCCATATCCAACCATCTTTTGTTGCTTCTGCTTGTGTATATGATGGTATTTCTACAAGATTATGAGGTATCTGTTGTGGAATTGCTCTATCTAATGGAAGATAACCTGTAATATCAACCCACTCAGGGTTTAAATGTTTAAATAAGACACTATTAAATCCAGAAGCATCGACATAAAAATCAGCAGTTACTTCTCCTCTATTTTTAAACACAATACTTTGTATACTTTTTCCATCTGAATTTACTCTCTCTACTACATCATCAATACGATCTATTTCATCTTCAATATCATTTAAAATATATTGTGAGACAATTTGTGTATCTATGTGGAAGGCATGATCATAATAAAAATCATGACTGGGAACTGTTGTTGTTGCATTATTATGTAATATCCCTCCATTGTAAGTTCCATTTGGAATTGAGTATAAAGATTCTGGATAATCTTGTCCTGAAGGATCTATATTACACTTATTAAATCCATGAAAATATTCTCTATTTCTTGTCCAATTTTTAAAATTTATTCCCAACTTTACAGTGCTTTCAGTGTCTTTAATAAAATCTGAAATTTGAACATATAGATATCTTTTAAGAAAATCTACAAATGCAGGTGTTGTACTCTCTCCAACACCTATATTTTTTTTCTTACTATCGTAATATATCTCTACTTTAACTCTACCTACATAAAATCTTTTGAGCATAGCAGCAGCAATCAGTCCAGATGAACCAGACCCAATAATAATAATTTTTTTCATAAATTAGATCAGGATAAAGTCAAACTTGTACTTCCAATACCTGCAACTGTAAATGTTAATGTAGATCCTACTACACTTATTTGAACTGGAGTACCAGTTCCACTTGTAAATCCGTTTGCTGCTGTTACAATTCCTGTTTGATTAGCAAATCCTACCCATTCATCATCACAATATGCTTGATGTTCTCCTGCATCTGTGTTATAAATTATGGATCCAGTTTGCGTAGTAACACCAGCTCTCTGAGCAGTTGTTGCTTGAGGAGTTCTCATTGCTCTAGCAGAACTAAGACCTGGACCAGGACCACTTCCTGCTTTGGAGAAATCAACTGCAGCAAGAGGAACGTGCGTACCTACACCTAATAAACTATTTTCATCGCATATTACACCAGAATTATAAACTCTAACCTGTGTATTAAAGAATCCTGCAGCTTCATAGCATGCAAAAGTTTCATTAGTATTCTGTTCATATAAGTATGCTATCGAAGTTGTTCCTACACCAACTGCACCAAAGTTTGCTTGTCCACCAACGACTAAAGCACCACTAACAGCATTGCTAGTGTACTCATTACTTGTATTAATTCCAAGTCTTCCAATTAATCCTGTTTTAGCTTGTGCATCAAGATCAACTATTGGGTCATCAGTTCCTATACCAACACTAGTTCCTGCACCAATACTGGAGTTTACATATATTTTTCCGAAAGTATTAATTCCTGCGTTGTTGATCTTAGAAGCAATAACATTTGGTAAATTAAATGTCCCTGCATCAATTGATCCTCCAATACTAAAGTTACCACCAACAAATGCATTACCTGTAACAGTCGATGAACCAACCACATGTAACTTATGATTTGGATTTACAACTCCTAAACCTAAGTCACCTTGATATGTCAGGGTCATCATATCGCCATTTGATTGACCATTAACAAAGTTAAAGTTACCTGTTGATAATCCTGCAGGACCTCCATGAAGAACTAAGTTAAAGTCTCCTGTATCGTTATTAACAATATCAAGTGTTTTATCAGCAACACCAAACTTCATTGCTGCAGAACTAGCACCAACACCTACTGATTGTCCAATAGAAAGTACAGAACTATCTCCTTCAGAAACTATTTCTATCTTTGCAACACCACTTGGTTTGCGAATCTGAAGATCAGAAGTAGGAATAACAGTTCCTATACCAATGAATTTTCCATTATTTGCAAGAATAGTTCCACCAGTACCAACATGTAATACATCAGTTACTGTGCTTACTCCTATTGTTGAGAAACCTGATTTTATTTCAGATGCATTTAAAATAACTACATTACCAGATCCAAGATTAAATCCTTCTGTTCCCGTTCCAATTCTTGCATCTGCTTCTTTATTAACTAATTCAAACCAATTTCCTGCGTGTGCATATAATGCTTTCCCACTCTCATGAACATGAGCAAATGCACCATGGTATGTTACAGGTGAAGGTAAATCTCCATAAGTTGCATATAAAAATGGAATTACATTACTTACTGCTGCTCCAACGATTCTACCATTGGCATCAATACTTCCATCAACTTTTAGTGCATCAACTCCAGATTGAAGTTGAGTTACTGTTAATAATGGTAATGCTGTACTATCAATAATTGATGTAACACCTGTTATTCTTGCTTCAGGACCTTCAAATGAAAGTTGTCTTGTTGTTATTATACCTGTTGCTTTAATATCTCCTGTTGAATTTATCCCAACACCTGGTGAATACTCATCATCTGCTGTGCCACCAATTTGAAGAGCATTGTATGGAAGTTCAGTTGCTATTCCAACATATCCTGCAGAGTATATACTTGAAAAACCTAATCCAGGATTTACATCAATCCATTGAGATGTTGGTAAGTTAAGTAGATTAGCACCATCTCCAAAGTAAGTAATAACTCCTGATGTGGAAGTTGCAGTGACAATACCTGATGGGAGTATAGATGTTATACCAACTTCTATCTGTCCTATAGTTGCTACTCCTGAAACTATAGCACCTTCTTCTATAAACGTATTTTTTATCGTTGCTATCCCTACAACTTTCGCTGTACCCCTGACATCCAAAAACTCTGTCGGAACGGATGTACCGATTCCAACCAGACCATTAGGATTTACGATGAAATTGTCGTCATCAACTTGGACACCATTACGAAAATTAAACGACTTCTTATAATTAGGCATCTACTTACACTTTTTAGTTATTTAGTCTTTGTTCTAATGAATCAACTTTTGCGTTGAGTTCTTTAATTGCTTCCACAAGTAGTGGAACAACTCTATCATAATCAACAGCAAGATATCCATTCTTACGTGTTGTAACTGCTTCTGGTAAAACTTCTTCAAGTTCCTGTGCAATCACACCAACATCTTTACCAGTCTTTCCAGACTTTTCATTCCAATCATATGTGTTACCACTGATTGATATAACTTTAGCAAGAGGATCATCAATAGGAGTAATGTTATCTTTCAGTCTAGCATCAGATGTGTAGAAAGCAGTAATGTCTCCTTCCACATTCAAGTCTGATGTCATAGTGGTAACAGTGCTTATAGAAACACTACTTCCAATTGCAGCACTTATAACAAGATCTCCACCTCTAGTGTCAATGGTTGTAGTACCACCAACACCAAGTCTAATTCCATCAATGTATGCTGATTCAAATGCTTGATCTTCCTTACCAACGTATGCTCCTTTATCAACATCAGGAATAATTCCTGTCTCAACAATAATTTCATCGCCAAATGTTGCTTTACCAGAAATACCAACTCCACCTGCAACAACTAGAGCACCAGTTGTTTTACTTGTTGATGGTGTAGTATCATCTAATTTAAGAACTCCAGTGATTGTTCCTGTATTTCTAAGTCTAACTTCTTTATTGAATGTTACAGGACCATCAAACTGAGATAGTACCGTTCCAGACTTACCACCCTCAACTCTTAATCTTTCTTTGATTAATACTTCATCAAATACAACACTTAATCTACCAACTTCTTGTCCTGTTACAGTAGGAGATGGAACATCAAATGTTCTTTCTTGTCCAGTTGCAGAACTGGATTTCTTATTACCTATGAAGAAATCTCCTTCGCTGTTCATACCAGTATAAACAACAACACCTGCAGATTTCTTCTGAGATTGTGCTAAGAAGGACTCTACCTCTGTTAGAGTTCTTACTTGTACTTGAGGTAAACCTGTGGAATAGTTACCTGGACCAAAACCAAGATATTCAAATGTATGTGCAGAAGCACGAATAATAGAAGGTCTTCTAAGTTCAATTGCTTTTGGTTTTATTTTCTTAGCAATTGATCCTGAAGCATGATTTTCTTTTGGAGTTCCAAATACACCACGAATAACATTTAATTCATTAGTATTAGTTCCACTAAATGAGGAATTAGAAATCCTCATTATTTCATTATCAATCTGAATATATGAACCAACAGGGAATTGATTTAGAGTTGCAATACCACAAAGAGTTGAATCAGAAACAGCAACAGTATCTCCGTCTGAAATTGGTACATGAAGGAAGAACTTATCTAAGTCGTATGTTGGTATGCCTCTGGTTCCTAAATTCTCTGTTGTACTATCAGAAGCAGCATTATTTGCATCAAAACCATGAGGTAACAAGTATGAGGTAGATGATAAAGTATCTGATGTTTTAACTGTGAATGTAGTAACACCAACTTTTTCATTAACAACAAAGACTCCTAATTTATTATTACTTGAATCTTTAAATTCAACTTTAGATCCTGCAGTTAAAGCATGTGCAAAATCAGTAGTAAAGGTTGTAATACCTAAAACTGGTCCTGCAACTGTGTTTACATGAACAGAAGGTCCTAAGTTTAGTAAATACTGTCCTGAATGAATTTCTATATCACCTGCAGTTAGAGCAATTGAAACTTGATTCTTAGCAGGTATTGAAGCAATCTTATAATATCCTTCTCCAGTTGTTCCAATTCCTGTTATTTGAACAGTATCTCCTATGTTTGTAGAGATACCAGAAGAAGATATTGTAACTCCTGCACCTGTACCAGAACCTAAAACTGATGTATCAAAGTCTAATTCTTCAGCATCAGTATATCCAGATCCTCTAGAGATGAAATCTACATCTGTTATAGTACCACCTGTACCGACTGTAACTTTTGCAGTCGCACCATCCCAAGTTGTGGTTCCATTATTAAGTAACTTAACATTATAATGTACACCCTCGTTATAACCACTACCACCTGCAAATGAACTATAAGTAGTTACACCTGAGAATCCATGTTCTCTATCAAGAGTAACAGTTGCAACTCCCGCATTTACACTAGTGAAGACTGTTGTTACACCAGTTATTTTTTTACCAATACCAAAATCTTCTACAAATGAATCTAAGGTTTCTCTTGTTATACTCTTAGTAAGATCGTTAGATACAACTTCTCCAATTGGAGCTCTTTTTGCAAAGGACTTCATTGGACCAGGATTATCATTTACATTATCCTTATCTAATTCTGGATAAAGATTAGTAACATTTTGACTGTATTTGAAATCTGTAAATTCTTCAGTTAATGCATTATCAGAATTTAAAACATAACCATGATAAACACCATCTTGAACGTCCTTAATATAATCTGCAATTACCTCTGAACGATAAACATAATAATTTCTCTTAGTATCGTTCTTTTGGAATCTTGGTAAGTTTAAGTTTCTTGATGAAGTATCGCTGTTAAACACTCCTGGTGTATGAACAATACTATCAACATCGGTACTTGAATATGTAAATTCATGATCATTTACAATACCAGTTACAGTAAATCTTCCGTTATATCCTAAATTATTTGCACCACCAGTATTAGTTGTACTTCTTACATTTACAATATTAACTAAGTTACCTGTATTCAACTGGTGTGGAATTTCTGAAGTTACGGTTACAACACCTGCACTTCCTGAAATACATGTACTGATGAATCTTGTATTTCTATCAAAGTCATAATCTGTAGAACCAATACTTACTCTTGATGAATCAGCATCATTTCTATATCCAGTAGAGCTAGACTCTTGGATAATAAAGGTTTCAGATGGTTGTTTAGCATTCTCAGCATCTTTTGGAACAACAATTCTAACTTTATATAATTTTTCATCTAAACTTCTTGAATCATCTGTTCTTACAACAAAACTGTTATCAGTTGTTTGTGAAAGGGTAGAAACTCCATTTGTATTTAATGCACTGTAAATACTATTACCATGTGTACTATGGATATACCAGTTACTAACATTAGAGTCAAACTGAACTGGATGTCCAACATCTCCTGCACTCTTATCAGAAACTCTACTGGTTATTGTTAAATTACTTCCACCATATACTGTAACTGCTGAATTACTATCTGCAGCTGCTTTAGATGATGCTAATTTAATTGTAGTAGAACTTTCTTTAATTGCGTAATAAAGTCTATTAGGGACTAAGTTTTCTGGTAGATCACCATTGCTACTCTTAATAACAACACTTTCTCCAGTTAAAAGATTATGGGTTCCAATAGTGAATATATTACTAACAGGTCCAGAGATTACAGGAAACTCTTTAAATGCTATACTAATACCAAGGGAAGTTGTTCCTCCACTAACAGTATTATCTAACATACAAATGTCAGAAGTAAATGTACCAATACCAGCACCTAGGTTAACAGAAAGAGAATCATTTACTTTTGCACCAACTCTATAACCCTGTGTTAATACTGGAGGAGCATCATCAAAGTTATTAAAACCAAAGAGATATAATTGACTTGAAATACCAACTGCTGTGGTAAGACCAACATCTAAAGACTGCCAATCTACATTTGTTTCAGATTCGCTTATTGACCTTGGTGTTATAATAGATGTTATGTAAGATTTGTTATCTTTGTCAAACGCAGCTTTCCTAAATCCATCTGAAGCAAGTGAGAACTGTCCAAAGTTGGAGTTAGAGTTAGTAACGGAAGCATCACCACCACTCGAAGTTTCAAAATGCTTATTGAATCCAATCGCAAACACAGAAACAATCTGCATGACAGCATCATTGGATATTTTAATATGAGTGGTATCAAATCCTTTTCTATAGACTGCATCAGAATCTAAATGATATACCTTTGCTTTATCTAATGAAGATGCACCAGATGATAGTTCTGCACCTGTTTTCTTACTTATAGATCTTCCTTCGTAACTTCTTGTTGCTTCATTATATTTTACAAATGCACGATCATCCTTTTGTAGTGATATGCCAGTAAACTGGGCAACAACCATTGAACGGAAACCAGATGCTTTTGATCCGTCTGCATGCATACCTTGCATACCAAATACAGATCTCAATGAAATATTAAAGATATAAGGAGAAGCACCAGAAACTGTATCAGTTTCAATTGTTACTACTGCACCACTAACATCGGGTATAGTTAAGAGGTTAGGTTGAACGTATGGTAAAAGATATGTAAAAGTTTTACTGTTAACTATACTTTGAACTTTAGTTGATATATTATAATCGTTTACGTTATCTGGAACTCCAACTCCATCAATCTTAACGGGAGTACCTTCATTAAATCCATGATCCAATACAGTAGTAACTGTTATAACAGGTCCTGCTGTTCCACCACTACCAGATTCAATTCTAGCAATTGATAGAGGATCTGCAGCAAATGCACCTACAATTTCCCATTCTGGTCTTTGTTTCGCAAATGCATCTGGATCATCAGGATACTTCTCTGGAATATTTCTTATAGAACTGAATGCGTTTGACAGTTTACTATAATACATGTCAAGGTCAGTTATATCATAACCAGAAACCTTATTAACACCATCAGCATATTCAAAACAAGTTAGTTTATGGTGAGAGAAACTTGGTTTTGAACGGTTAGTTGTTGAAAAATCAATTGGATCGGTATATACAGTTCCTAATTCATTACCATCAAATATTGAGAACTGCCAGAAATAAGATGTACCAGTTATTCTAAAAATAGCAGATGCAGCAACATTTGTATCTGTTGGGTTTGGAATATACTTCGGTCTTATCTTTGTTTTTCTTAAATCTAATCCAACAAGTGATGTACCACGAGGAACAATTACACCACCATTTACACTATTAAACTTATATAATTGGTTTTCTACCTGATTTAAATCGAAGTTTGAATCTAAATTTAAAGCAATTTCTTCAGAAGGTGGAGAGTTTGTACCAGATGGAGAAGTAACTCTTACACCCAAACTTGCATCGTTAAAGATTGCAAAACCAGGTCTATTATCTATAACATGCTCTCCTGGAAAAAGCAATATTGTAGTTTGTTCTATTTTATCGTTATTATTTCCTTTAAGATATGAAAATCTAGCAGACTCTATTAATGCCCTTTGTATAGTTTTAAAAGGTTTAGCAAGAGAATTTCCTTGGTTTTCAATACTATCGGTGGCTTCAAGATCATTTGGATTGACATAAAGTGTCCTTCCATCGGTGTTCTTGATAAAATTATCTAATTTATTAAGTGGCATTGTCGTTCACGACCATGAGATTTCTATATTTTATTTATGGTAGTAGAAGTTACCCTACTTTCATAATATACTATAAAACCAGTATCAAAGGTCTGAATGGGTTTGCATTTCAAACCACTCTTCTTCGGTTTCGGCTTGTTTCACTAATACTGATGCTTTACCAGCACTATCTAAAATTCCAATAAGTTCACCATCTTTAGCTCTGGCGATCATTTCATCTTGGTTTTCTTCAAATTCTTGAGTTGTTAGGATTTCCATTTTACTGATTACTCAACGATAGGTCTGCATATTCAATTTGATCTGTGGGTAAGTATTCTTTACAGACTTTCAATACCCCCAAAAATTCATCCGTATTGTCGCATTGTATTAATTTTTCATCAGACTCGCTACCAAGTAACAAAAATGTCTTAGCGCAAAGGTCTATGATCACACGATCAACGAATTCATTAGGATCTTTCATCCATGTTTTCTAAAGTACTACCAGTATATAGCACTAGGAGTATTATGTCAACAGTAATTATAACCCTAAAAGAGTTCTTAATTCTGCAGTTGTAAGTCCAACATTTTCAAGTTTTTGTGCTGCGGTTAGAGTAGATGCAGTAGAAACAATACTCCATGCATTGGTAAGTCCTATTCCCGCATCAGCACCTCCAGTTGCTGTGTCCCATGATAATGCAGTTTGACGCAGTATTACAGGTGGAGTAAATGTGGTTACTCCTGCAGGAACAGGTCCCCATGGACTTGTAACAACTACAACTGATCCTATTGTTGCAGCATCAACAGAATAATAATTTCCACTGAGATCATCAATTTGACTCCAAGTTTGAGCACCTTCATCAAATACTCTAATTTTATTAAGTTCTGCTTCAGGTGGTGTTACTGGAGTAGTAAATGCAGGTGCATTATAATATGTGGGATTATCTGGTGCAGATGCTTTTTCTAATACACCAATAAGCTCCTTGTTAGTCTCACCGTAACTATACAGTGGGCAAGTGTTTTCAGCATCTACGGTAATAGTGCGTTCTACACCATCATAAGTTTTACAGGTTACGGTTGCCATATCCTTTTATAACAATTATCTAGAAGTTTGATTACACCTATTTATGTTTTTATAATAGGCAAGAAATTAATATTTCGTGGTCTGGTCTCTGAACCATTGTTTCCACCATTTGTAGCGTTAGGTGTACCACCTTCAACATTTCTGATGAAACTAGAATCATCTGCAGCTGGTCTATCATTAACACCACCACTCCAATCACTATTTCCAAGAGCATGAATTGGTATATCATGAGTATGAGTTTGGAATTGATGTTGCTGACTTGATGCAAAAGCTCTACCACTATCTACACCTTTACTATCATCATATCCTCTAATAAATTCTCCACGAAGATCGGGAACATTAAAGTTCTGTCCACTTCCACCATATTGAAATCCAATAACATTATATAAGTCTTGATATTGTCCAGATGCAGGGAAATTACTTACATTACCATATGAAGAACCATCACAATATAAGAATCCAGAAGGAGGAGTTGGATAATTTCCACCACCTTTATCCGCAGCATACCATACAATACTACCTGTGACAACACCACCAACTGCACCAGTACCCTGAATACCTTGTACTCCCTGAATACCTTGAATACCCTGTCCACCAACAACACCACTAATACCCTGATTACCCTGTAATCCTTGAATACCTTGAGATCCTGTAATTCCTTGGATACCTTGATTACCTGCACCAGTATCTCCTTGAACACCTTGACGACCCTGTATACCCTGAAGACCCTGAATACCTTGAACACCTTGAGTTCCATCTGGTCCTTGAATACCTAAAAGACCTTGTATACCTTGTATACCTTGAGAACCTACACCATTATCTCCCTGTATTCCCTGTCCACCCTGTATACCCTGTATACCCTGAATACCTTGAGCACCATCAGCACCATTGTTACCTTGAATACCTTGAATACCTTGGATACCCTGCTCTCCTTGAATACCTTGAATACCTTGAATACCCTGATAACCTTGAATACCTTGTCTACCTTGAACACCTTGTTGTCCTTGAGGACCTTCTCCACCCTGAACACCCTGAACACCTTGAGCACCAACACCCTGAATTCCTTGAATACCTTGAATACCTTGGTCACCTTGTGCACCAGTTGTTCCTTGCAGACCCTGAAGACCTTGATTACCTTGAATACCCTGAACACCCTGAATACCTTGATAACCCTGTCTACCTTGTAAACCTTGTGTACCTTGTCTACCCTGAATACCTTGGATACCCTGAATACCTTGAGATGCTTGGTTTCCCTGTGCACCAGAAATACCTTGGATACCTTGGTTTCCTGTAGTTCCTTGAGTACCTTGTCTACCCTGTCTACCTTGATTACCTTGCCTACCTTGTGTTCCTTGAACACCTTGAATACCCTGAATACCTTGTTGTCCCTGAACACCCTGAACACCTGCAGCACCTATACCTTGTAATCCCTGTATTCCTTGTGCACCTCTTATACCTTGTTGACCAGTTGTTCCCTGTGCAGCTTGAGTTCCTTGTAAACCTTGAGTTCCTTGTTGTCCCTGAATACCCTGAAGACCTTGGAAAGTAGCATCTTCAATAGATATCTTTCTAACATTATCATTACCTGCATCATATAATAATAGTAAATCATTTTGACCATCTGCACTTGTAGTTAATACTTGTTCTGTTATTGCCTTCTTACTTACTTTACCATCAAAGATAGATGCAGTAGACATTCCTGAAACAAATGATCCACCATCTACAGTTAAATCCGAAGTAGAGACTGCAGCACCAATTACAATTTGATCACTAAAAGTTGATACTCCTACAAAACTTGAAACACCTGTTACTACTAAATTTTTTGTTTCAGTAGTTTCAGAGAACTTTGAACTACCAACGACTTCAAATATAACTTCTGGAAACTGAGTTCCTATTCCTATTCTATCGTTTGTATAATCATACCAAAAAACATCAGCACCACCAACAGTTCCTGATGCACTATGATATTGAATTTGAGATATTGTTCCACCTGCACCAGAGGTAACTGCGTTTGCAGTCTGCCATTGCATTCCACCTGCAGCAGTTTTGACTAGAAGTTCTCCCGTACTTCCTGTCCCGTCTGCAGCATCAACGATAGTTCCACTAATTTTTACATTTCCTACAATATCTAAATCATACTTTGGTATAGCACTTCCGATACCAATATTACCATTAGTCTTAGAAGATAATATTGTTCCACCAACACCAATTTGAAAAACATCTGTTGCAGTTACTATTCCTGAGTTATTAACTAAAAGATATGGAGATCCTGCAAAACTACCATCATCATTAAATATAATTTGACTCGCACTACCTGGTGGAGATATAGTAATTGTAGATATTGATCCAAAATTATTTGCAGTTACATTTACAATATTACCAACAAAATCAAGTTTACTAATACTATTACCAGTACCAACTATTCCACCTTCATCAAAAATAGTTAGACCAGTAGTTAATATACCTGAAGGAGCAACCTGCCAATAACGATCATATTGCCCACCATTTTCAACAGTAACTAACTGATAATATTCATCTCTTATAGGAAGTGTTTTTTCTCCAACAAAACCTAAATTAGGTTCTGTTTCTTCAGGAGACAAATAAACATGACGATCTGTACCTAAACCAGTTAATGGTGTAAGTTTCCTTCTGCCACTTAAAAACCTCTCCTTATTCGCCATATTATGTTGTACTGTTCTCTAGTATACTTGCAAGAAATTCCATTTGTAATGGTGCAACTAATCCACCAGCCTGAGCACCAATTTGAAGTGTTACTGTATTTAAAGTCGTAGCACCTACAGCAACTGAAGTATTATATGCAGGATCTTTATTTTCTCTTGGATAGAATTTAGTTACTGTATTGTCATCTTTATCGCAAGTAAATCCAATAGATCCAGTTGCTATCTTAACATTTTTTCCAACCATTAATTTATGAGATCCAATAGTTACCACTAAATCTCCATTTGCAGGATTATATGTTGCATCTGTTGGTGTGTGATATACAAGACTTGAGATACCAACATTAACTGTTATACTATCCGATGTTGTTGATACAATAGGAATAGAAGTATTATAATATGGATCTGTTGTTCTTGGATAAGAGTGCTCTGAAGCATGATTATCCATGTCACAAGTAAATGTTAGAGAATTTGTAGCAATTTTAATTGATTCTCCACCTTTCTTCATATCTCCTACAGCATTAACAAAAGTATGAATACCAGTACTTGTAGAAGGATATCCATTAGGTCCTAATACTTGAACTTCAAAAGTGTTAGTAGTTACATTTGATATAGGCAACCATTTATTGTTAGCATAATCATTTACTCTTGGATATGCTTTGATATCAGGACCAGTAGTACAACTGAACCTTAAAGACTCTGTATTAAATTTTATTCTCTCTCCCGCAGAATACTCATGATTAGCAATAGTAACTGTCATGATTCCTGTAATAGGACTATATTCCGCACCTTGTACCGTAGTAGTTACTCCACTCTTCAAACTATGATTTCCAATATTAAGAGTTAATTGTCCTGTTGTTGGTGCATAAGATGCATTTGAAACATTATAATTGACAATACTTGATATTCCTACGTTTACAGTGAATGTATTAGTTGTAAATGTTGTAATTCCTAAATTAAAAGCATTATAATTCGGATCACTTCTTCTTGGATATGCATGATCTGTTGCATTTCCATCCATTGTACATTTAAAAGTAATACCATCAGTAATAATTCCGACTGTATTTGTATCAGTCAATCCATGAGAGTTTGCTGTAATTACTAATAATCCAGTTGCTCCATCATAAGTAGCACCTGTAGGAGTAACGTTGCCAGCACCAGTAACTTTTACTGCTCCTGTTTTTGCACTAACAAATGTATGTGAATAGTCGCCACCCTGTATGACTGCACCAGCTGTTGCACGTACAAACTTATGATTATATGCACCACCAGCTATTATTGAGCTGGTTGCTGCACTAACAAATGTATGAACAGAATTACCAACGTAAGTATGTGGATATCCAATAGCACCACCAATATTAGCAGAGAATGTTTTTGATATACCTACCTCATTAACAATCGTATCAACAACATATGATTGTTGTGGATCTGGGAAGAAGTTAGTGGTAATACCTGTACCACTAGGACATTTAAATTCTAATCCAGCTAAAGTTATTTCTTGTCCGACACCAAAATTATGTGGTGTTAAAGTTGTAACTGTTACGATACCACTTGGTTCATCATATACCGCACCTGTAACTGATACTATACCACTTTGTTTTGCATCAACATATATTTCATCTACTTTTATTGCATCCTTCTCCAATACCAAACGACCATCAATAAGAACAACTGCATCATTTGGTGGAACTTGTATATCTCTTATAACACGAGTATCTCTAAAATTACCTGTACTTCTTGAAGTTCTTCTATGCCAGAATGTTACTGCAGGATAAGATGCTCCAATACCAACATTTGATACTTGAGCAAACAGAAGAATTGAGGATACTCCCGTAGGAACCTCATAGAGTTTCTGCGGACCTGGTGCTACAGGAACTGCAACTGTTAAAAACTTATTGACTGGTGCGACTGCCATATTATTATCTGAGTGCTAAAATGAGGGGAGTAACTTCTGCTTGGATTGCCCGACTGAAATCTCTACCTCTAATCGTTGAAGTTGTTTGATCAATTGTGATACCTTCACCTATTTTGAAGTTACCAGCTTGGTCGGTACTTGTAAATGGTATTTGAGCACCATTAGTAGCAACGACCTCGTTTTCAGGAATAGGAACTCCACCCTGAAAGGGGTTCGCTCTATTTATGTTTACACCTGTACCGACATATTCAAAGGAGTGTGAGCTGGTTAATATTCTACTAATTCTAAACATTTCAGCAGTTACACCAACTCCAATACTATAAGGTATAAACTGATCAAGAGTTACTGTCGTAATACCAACAGTTGGTGTAGGTTCAGTTGCTTCGCTAACAGTAAAGTATATTGGTTCAGTTACAGCAGTTGCTATTCCTCCTCCACCACCACCGATTGAAATTACTAATTCTTCATTAGGTAAGTAGTTTCTGCCTTCGTTAGTAACATCAATTGAAGTAATAGTTCCAGCAGTACTAACATTTACACTAGCTTCAGCAGAAATTCCTTCAGGACCACCTGGTGATGAAATTGTAACTGCAGGAGGTGCTGCTTGACTGTATCCACTACCACCATTCAGTATATCAATTTTTCTTAAAGAACGCAACGGTGCAGTTATAATTCCTGTAGCAGTTGTATCATCATAATCATCAAGATTAATCTTAAAGTATAATGCTTGTCCGTTATAAGGTCTTCTATAATTACCTATAGTATCTGCAACTCCTGTTAAAGTTGTTACATCAGAATCACCACCAACTGTTGCTACTGTTGTTATACCTGTAAAGTCAATTCTACCGACACCATCAGCAACTAATCCAAAGTTACCAAAGGAGGAGTTTGAGTTTGTTAGATCACATGATCCACCAGTATTACAGAATATAGCAATATCACTATTAATAGTGAATATGGAAACTAACTGTGCATAAGCATTATTGGTAATAGAAACTCCAATACCATTTTCATTATATTGTGTAAATGAATCGCAAACCATAGATTTTAAATCTTGTCCTGGATTTACTGCCCCAGTAAATGCTGAACCTACATGATTTCCATCAATCTTCATACCAATACTATCAGTAATAAAGTTTGTACAGTTTCTAATGTAAGGAGATCTCCATCTACCACTAGGACCTTCATTAGCAGGACCAATATCTAAACATCCTGATCTTGCACTACCAACTCCTGCAGGAGGAGGGAATGCTACACAACCACCTCTGATTGTTATTGGTGCTAAGTTATCTAATGGATCTTGACTGTAAGCAAAGTTTAAGTTTTCAACAAGACATCCTCTTCTAACATAGAAAATATCATCATCATTCTGTGGATATATTGTAACTAAACGAAGATCCTGTCCAGTTATACTAACATCTGTTCTCAAACCGACTGGGTTATTTTCTGAATATACACCAGATCTTACATATATTGTGTCGCCTGGTTGTGCAACAGCAGCTGCACCACCGATAGTTAACTTTGCATCTCCTTCTGTTCTACCACTGTTAGCATCATTTCCAAACTTGGAGACATAAATTATATTTTTAGAATCTCCACCTCTTGGTGCCCAAACTACTTTACTATCTGGATAAGTTATTGTTGGTGCACCCGTAGTACCTAATCCAACAATTGTACTGGTAATACCAACAAGAGTATTAATTGCAGAATATACATTTGCACATCCTTCTGGATCATGATTACTATTTCTGGCAGAGTCTGGTAGTACTGCTTGATCAATTACTTGTGCAGAGAATAATGAATATGAATCTGTTCTAGTGTCTGGTAATCTTGTAAGACCAACTCCAACAGTTACGATTCCAACTAACGATGTTACTGAAGCAACTTGAGCTACACGGGATGCAGCAGATCCTATAGTTATTTGAGTAAATGTATTTAATGTACTGGATACTTTTGCTACTGTATTATTTCTTATAACATCATTTACAATCGCAAGCATTTGAGTATAACCATATAATACTTCTGCTTCTTCTCCCGCTACAAATCTTCCATCAACATAATATTTGGTAGCATCATAAACTCTATCATTACCACTAAATGATAGATTATACATTACAGAATCTAATACCTGTTTAACATCATCAACACAAGCTTGAGATCCACCAGTAATATTATGGGATGGGTATGTTGCTAATATTCTATCTACTGTCTCTGTAGCAATAAAATCTTTATTAACTTCAATCAATCTTGAAGATGCAGCATAATCACTATCAATTGCATCTATCTGATATGATCTTGGATATGGAGAATTGTTGATAACATATTTTGCAACCTTAGAAGCATAATCAACTGCTGTTACGGTTGCATCTTTAATAGAATAACCACTGTCATCTGTACCAGTAATATGTAATAAAGTATTTCCATTATAATATGATAATCCAGCACCAACACTTTGTGAGTTTCCTCCTCTTGTTATATCATTTGCAACAGAATATAAAATTGATTTGATATCATCTCTACAATTTCTATAGTTAGATGTTGTTAAAGAGAAACTAGGATTTAGATAATCAGTGCTTGTAATAAATCCGACTGATTCTGCAGCAATGAAATCAGCATTTTGTCTGAGTAATGCAGCAGCATCAAAAAATCTAGGTGCTATTAATCCAGTTGTACCAACACCTACTGAAGCAAAAACTGATTTAGGAACTCTTACATCTTCAGAGGTTGTAGTCGAATTAAATCCTACATTATTATCAGAATCATATACTGCACCTTGATTAAAGAAAACATCTTTATTGTTTATTTCAATATCTCTTGATGGTTGATTAGTTCCAAAACCAACCGATCCTATACCAGTTGTTGTAATTACTGTTCCGTTAGGACCTACTTTTAATGTTCCTTCAAGAGTTGAATCTCCATCTACATTTAATGCAGAATCAAAATCAACATCATTAATAACATTCAATTGGTTTTGAAGAGTTGTATTGTTCGCAACTGTTAAAGTATTTGAAAGAGTAGTTGCACCTGCAACATCAAGTAATTTTTCAAACTTTACGTCATCTTCTACTGTCAACTTATCTTTGAAAGTTCCAGCAGCACCAACTTCAAATGTTCCAAATATAGTTGCTGAAGTTCCAACTTGTATATTTTCGGTAATTGATGCACCTTTACCAACAACAATATTTTGTTCAAATGTAGATATACCTGAAACTATTACATTTCCAATAAAAGTAGATGCAGCTCCTACAAATAAAGTATCATCAAGTTGAGTAGCACGTTCAACTGTTAATGAATTTTCAAATAATCCTTGACCATTTCCCCCAACTGTAAAATCATCAAGTATTGAAGTTATTCCAGTTACTTTTAATGGAGCATCTATTGTAGAACCCGCACCTGTTGCATTAAATCCTTGAGTAAATTCCGACCTCTGGAAGAAACTGGAAATACCTAATACAATTATATCTCCTTGGAATCTTGAAGTACCTTTAACATGAAGATGATTTTGTGGAAGTGTAAGACCAATGCCAATATATGAGTTAGTTACAAGTCCCGCAGGTCTCTTTTCCCAAAAAGTTCTAATCGCAATATCTGCGATATTTACATTATTTGGGTTTACAGAACCTTCTACTAATTCTTTTAGAGATCCACCACCACTGGTAATCAAGTTTATACCACGGAATGATGAAGTACCTACAAGAGTTTCTTCATTATAAACAAAGATACCTTCACTGAATGAAGGTTCAAATTCTACCCATTTTATACCTTGAGAATCTTTTGTTAAAAATGCTCCTAAAACACCAGGATTATTAGTTGAGTCATATAAGTTGGCACTCAATCTCATGTCGCCAACAACATCCAATCTTCTTGTTGGATCTAAAGTTCCTAAGCCTAATCTACCATCACTCTCTTTTATTATTAAACTCGCACCTTCTGGATTTCCATCTGCACCACCAACTCTAAAAGTATCAGTAACAGTTAATATTCCTACTTGTAATTCTTTTAATTCGTTATCAAAATTTACTGCACCTTTAAACGTACTAATGCCATTGAAGATAGCATTGCCTAATACATTAAGATCCCCAAATTGATTATCGTCCCCATCAAAATCATAATATAATTTACCAAAAACATAAACGTCTTTGTAAAACTTTGCATCCTCATTCTGGACGGTTGGTTTTCCAATAATAGTTAGATCCTTACCTTCCTCTTCCACTTATCCAAAACCTCCTAATAGATTCTTTATCTGACTAGAATCAAGTTGACCCTTAAGTTGATCTTGAAGAGCACCTGTATCAATCTTATCTAAGTTACCTGCTATATCAAGATCTGCTACTTGAGATTGAAGTTTACCAGCAAAGGTATTTCCTACATTAGCAAGTTCTGGTAATGCTCCACCTAACTTATCTGCTAAGAAGTCACCACCAACAAAACTACCTTCAAAGGCATTTTTAGCAAAGTCTATACCCATTGTTCGAGGAAGATTACCTAACTTAGCAGATACAGTAGCCTTCAATCCACCTATATCTACCTTTCCACCTCTTGCCTCTAAGTTTATATTTTTTCCTTTAATATCAACATCGTTATCTGCATCTATAAGAATATTAGGTGCTTTAATTTTAACCTGTCCATTACCGTTTGCTATGATAGTAATTCCACCTTTTAATGAAGTTATAGTTATGTCTTGATCTTTTTCATTTGAATTATTAGCACCAGCAGCAATTTCTATTTTTCTATCGCTATGAATACTTAGTGTTCCATCATTACATTGGAACATACTTGACTTGTCTCCATCATCATTTGCACCGTACATCAACCACGATAAGTTTCCATTATTTCCCATCTTAGGATTATTAGCATCTATCCTAAAATCTGGACCTAAAGATATAAACCTTCGTCTATCCCAATTTTGCGACTCAACTGGTCTTTCAGACATTAGTATCCTCCTCCATATCCACTCCCACCTGATCCCGAAGACCCGCTACCACCAGAATCGTTATTATTAGAAGGAGGGTCACTCTGTCCAGTCGTTTGCTGACTTGTGTTGTTAGTTGTGTTAGTTTGAGTAGTGCTACTTGTAGTAGTCTCGGTTGTGGTGTTGGAAACATTTGTCTGTGGGGATGGAGATACTGTCATTGTAGACGCAACACTAACTGCTGTTCCAAAACTTTGTTCTGGAGTATCATATATTATTTGATGAGGTGAAGTTGTGTGTGCGATACCAACCATCTTTACACCCCTTGTTGGATGAATATGATAAGCACCGTAATATGGTTGTCCTTTTACATAACCAACCAAATTATTCTCTTCAGGATCAATACAATCAATAACTTGTTTTATTTCTGCTGATGGTTCAGGAGGTCCTAAAACTGGTCTGATTAAAGCACCTCTTCCAGTATCACTTTGAATTGTAATTTGCGGTAGAAGAGTAGTTATATTGATATTTAGTGGTTTAACAGAAACAATACTTCCCTTATCAACAACAAGTTGATATTGGTTTCCAAACTGATCAATTGCTGTGTCATTTTCTGAATATCCTAGACCTGAATTATCCACTACTGTATCAACAACACCAAAGTCTTCCAATTCTCCTGGTGGATATCCTTCTCCCTCAGACACAACATAAAGACCTACAACTTCACCATTTTTGATTAATGCTCTACCAATTGCACCATATCCATCATCACAATCGTCTACAATTTCAACAAAAGGAGGAAACTCATATTTAACGCCAGGACTAGTAACTCTTAGACCAATAAGACTAGCAGTAGTGTCTGGAAGACCTAATTCTCCACTTAAGTTTCCCATTATAGCTTCTCCTGCAGCTCCAAATCCATTACCACCAAATATTCTAACCTTTGGTTTACCACAACCTGTTCTCTTTCCTCCAAAACATTCTCCAAGAGGATCACTAAAAGACTTATTGAAATTTGGAATATCTAAACCCAAATCTAATGAACTTTCAAGTCCCTCTGCTGTTTGTACAAAACTGTTTGCAGCACCTAATACATCATCTAAACCACTTAATGCAGAATTAGCAATACCTCCACCTATCTTAAATGCTCCACTTATACCAGTACACTTATCAATACTTGCACCACAATCAAACAATGAACCTACACCACTAATCATATCTACTTTACTTCTAATCTGTGAAGAAATATCAAATCCACTAGACAATACTTTACTTATACTTCCAAGAGGACCTGCTAAAGTGTCGCCAATACTATCAACTATATTATTTAAAAGTGCTCCTGTGAATTGATCTGCCATACATTGTGGAACCCCAAGAACATCATCAAATGAATCCATCATGGATCTTAACATCTTTTCAGTTGTTGCTGCTAAACCACCTGCAACATTACCTACCATACATTCAAGATCTTTTTGAATAGCACCAACAGGACCTACCATAGCTTTCTGTGCTGCTACACCTGCTAAATGTGCTGCTACAGGATTTTGAGTCAATGCTAATACATTATTAAAAACACCTTTATATAATACTTGTAAACCTTGCTGTACCTGTCCTGTTAACTCTCCAACAACATTCTGACTAATATCTCCAACTAAACCATTAACTCCCGTTGTTATGTTTTTACTTGTATCTTTTATTAATTGATCTATCTTTCCAATTTGTCCCTCACCCATACTTGAAAGACGTTTAAAATCACTTACAAAATTATTAACAGTTGCTGTTACTTTAGTTGTACTTGAATCTTTACAGGCACTAGGAACAGTAACCTCTTTACCAATATTATTACTTACGGTTACAGTGTCTCTTTTTTCTGCATTCTCAGCATTTGTATTAACTGGACTTACTTGACTATCAATTGTTTCTTGATGCGATTCATCTACTTTAATAGCTTTATTTTGTTCATATTTCTCTTTTGGTATCTCACTAGTATATCCTGTAAATGGTTTGAATGCACCACTATAAGCTGCAAATGCATCACTGGATGCTTTTGTTCTACCAAAACTTGCAATAATTGCTGGAACTTGAGCATCATCTCCATCTAAGAAAAATCCTAATACAATTTCTCCAGGTTCAATGTAAATTGACTGTGCTTGATTCTTTGCTCCAGTTCCTGCAGTTGGGGGTAGTAATACAATTGCTAAAGGTAAATCTTTATCGGGTAACTTTTTCTCATCAGGATGATAACCCATGATCCTGACTCTTCTTTTAAGACCCCAGTTTTTATTTACATTCCAATTTACTTTATGGTTAGGAGCTGGAGGAACTTGTCCTATCCACCATCTAAAACCATCTTTTCCAAGAAAATTAGTTTTTATATTACTTGTATCATCCATCATTATTCTACATCCTCCTGCTGCTCTTCTTTTCTATCAGGATTATCTCCAGCAAAATCTTTCAGAACTTTCATAGATGTGTATGATTTTTCTATATCGTAATGATGACATAATTCTTTGATTATGTATACACCAGATTGTTTACTATCTATAGCATCCCCTGTAGTTGCTGATGTAGACATTGGAGGAAATTCACATTCAATACACATACCTGCTTCTAAATTTGAATTAAGAGGTATTGTCATATCCAAAACATTTGTGAATAATGTATTATATCTTGTGACAGACTGCATTTGGTATTTTAAAGGATCAGATTTCTTAAGATGATTTGTATCTCCTCTTGCTAATACACCTATATCAAGAATCCCAGTAAGTGATCTAGAAGCAGTATCTTCAAGAGTATCTCCAGAACCTGTTTTATTATCAGGATCAAGTTTTAATGGATACTTTGTAGGATCTTCAGAACCCATTAAAGACATATTATCTTTTGTTATCTCATCTTTTCTTTTATACTGTAGTGCTTCAAATTCAAAGTTATATGGATTAAAATACATACCACTACTTGAATAAGTTCCTAATTTTAAATTTTTAACAATATCATTATTTTGTTGTATCGAAAATTTTAATATTTTGAAATCAGTATTTGCAGGTCTATCTTCAGAATCAAATCCTTGTGTTGCTTCCCCATAATAAAATGGTGGTGCTTTTAGTTTTTCATCAGCATCATTGGTAATTTTATAAGTTTCTTGTCTCATTAAAGTATCAACAGATCTAAACTTATATCCAGACTTAGTTTGATAAAATAAAAATCCCGCACTTTTAGCACCTTTAGTTTTAGTAACAGATTTCTTTGCTAACCATACTAATGTAGGGAATGGTTTTTTTAAATTTCCAATAAATCCATATGCATTTGATGTTAATTCAACTTTAAAACGATCTTTTTCTATACCAAGAGTATCGGTTAAAATATTTTCAACAGTAGCACCGATGTTCTGATCTGGAGAATATTTTTTATAACATCTTACTGTTTCATTAACTATTGCTTCTCTAGAAGTTAAATTTATGGTAAACATTTCTCTCTTAGCATCTCTAACAACATTAGTAATACCAGTTACATAGAGATAATCTTGTGTTTTTTCTGAAAAATCTAATGGGATATTAGTCTCAACATTCGCTCCTATCTTAATTCTGCATATCTCTCCACCTCTAAGAGGTAAACCTTGATAGAGTGCTTTTAGTTTATCATCTGTACTTTCTGTATCTTCTTCGTCCTCTGTAACAACTTGTGCTTCGTTAACTACCAATACTTTTAAAGTTATGCATGGAGAGAATATATCTTCAAAATAATCAACAGAAGCAATATACGGAGTCAAATCAAAAGGTTTTTCGCCCTCCTTTCGTCTGTCCGAATGTATTAAAAACTCTTCTATTACACATTGATTAGTTGCTGACATTGTACTTAACCTATAGCCTCCAATGCTCGTTTGCTTTCAAGTCTATTTAAGTCATCACCACCACTGATATTAATCGTGGTAAAACCACTATCTCTACCAGAGTTACCGTTTCCTTGGTTTTGATTTGGTGCAACAACAGTAATTATTTCTGG